TTACAATGTTGCTCACAAAATGTATTTTCGTCCGGTATATGTATCAAGCCATTTTTTAAGGTTTTCCTGTGTTACATAGATGCGATTGTTGATTGTAATAGACGGGAAACCAGCCGAATGCATGAGCGCATATGCTTGATTCTTACCTATACTAAATATACACTGAATATCTTTCGGTGTCAATAGCTTCTGGAATTCCACTTTAACCTCCTAACGCAAAATAGGGCGAGTCTGCACCCGCCCCAATTTTTTTACTGCTTGCCGGTGCTACCAAAGCCACCACGATCAATATCCTTCAGATGGTCAACAGTCGCAAAGGTCAGATCCTGGGGCTGTTTCTTATCGATTCTGAACTGACAAATACGGTCATTCTTGTGGATGACGGTATCTCTGTGGGCAATCGCATGGAACTTCCACTGGTCGTTGTTGCCGCAGTAGGACTCGTCGATAATGCCCATGTGGTTTGCCTGGGTGATACCGAAATTCTTGAATGTGCTGCTACGGGGAACGACATGAGCCTCATAGCCTTCTGGTAGGATCATACCAACACCGAGATTAATCAGCTTGGACTCACCTTTCTTCAGTTCAACGGTCTCAGCCGCTCTCAGATCAATCCAGTCACCCTTGTCGATCTTCTGTAGCTTGTCAATTTCATTGTCAAAATACTTAACCTTGATTTCCATGTTTCTCTCCATTATGTAGGATAATTCTGTTGTTTGATAATGATGCTCCGCTGTCGATAACTCTCTGGTTAGTGCTTCCTGCGAAAACGATATTATCATTGTACAGATCTTGCTTGTCTAATTGGAACTTGCCATCAACTACAATATCAGCAAAAACGATTGCACCATATCGGTACAGATTGCTCAAGTAGTCTCCATTCTCGACTCGTATTGCGTGGCTTTCTTTGACAATCTTTTCCCACTCATAGCCAGTATAGAGCCAGACCTTCTTTTCTGGATATCTGCCTTTCAACTGTGCAATCAGATTATACACATCTCTGACATTTTCATCTGCTAGTGGTTCGCCACCAAGAATTGAGATTCTTTTGATATATGGTTTGTTAGCAAGTTGAATGAATTGTTCTTCAATTTCAGGTGTCCACTCTTTGCCGCCATTGAAATCCCATGTCTCTTGATTGAAACATCCTTTGCAATGGAAGTGGCAACCCTGAACGAAAAGTGAAATACCAACGCCTTCTCCGTTGGATACATCCATTTTTCTTATTCTTGCGTATCGCATTACTTTCCTCCGACGAGAACTTCGTGTACGCTGACATAATACTTATCAGGTAAATAATCTGCGTATGCTACCGTTCTCATTTGATGATAGATTTTAATGTCGCTATCATCATTGATTGTCAACCAATGATATTTGACGTTCTTACTGTATCTTTCATCATCGATTCTGTATTCCTGACCGGGCTTGACGATAAAGGAATATGGAGAGGTTGAAAACTCTATAAACGCTCCATAGTCTCCAATTACGATGCGATCATAACCGTCGCAAATAGGAGATCCATTTATGGTAAATAAAGTATCAACCCCTCCATCCACATTTAGCTCTGTCGGAATATTGTCAAGATAGAATTTGCGATATTTTTCAGATAAGTCACGTTTGAGCGGCCTATACTTGTATTTCTTCGCAAGTGCTGCTTCTATCTTGAGTGTGTTCATTCAAAGTCCTTATCGTCAATGTGCATGACTCGTTCTTTGATTTCCTGGGTTCTGCCCTGATTCCAGAAATTAGTACCGATGTAGCCGCAAGTACGTCTTGCAACACTCATCTTGTTCTGATCTCTGTTACCGCACTTAGGACATTCCCAAGCGAACTTGCCAGTCTTTTCGTCGGTGATGATCTGAATTTCCTTATCATAACCACAAACCATGCAGTAGTCTGACTTGGTGTTCAACTCAGCATACATGATGTTGTCATAGATAAACTGGATCAACTGAACAACAACGTCCAGATTATCTGTCATATTAGGAATCTCAACATAGCTGATAGCGCCGCCAGGAGACAGCTTCTGGAATCGTGCTTCGAGTTCCAGCTTATCAAATGCATTGATTTCCTCAAAAACAGGAACATGATAGGAATTGGTGATGTAATCACGATCAGTGATACCCTCAACAACACCAAAGCGCTTTTTAAGACACTTTGCAAACTTGTAGGTAGTACTCTCAATGGGGCTACCATACAGGCTGTAGTCGATGTGTTCCGCATCTTTCCACTGCTTGCACTTGTCATTCAGTGCTTGCATGACCTTCAGACCAAAAGGCTCACCGGCTTCGCTGTCAGTATGACTGACACCAGTCATGTACTTGGCGCACTCATAGAGACCAGCGTAACCAAGAGAGATAGTGGAATAACCATCATGGAGAAGATCATCAATCAGCTCATCTTTACCCAGTCTTGCCAGAGCGCCATGCTGCCACAGGATAGGGGCAACATCAGATGGAGTACCCTCAAGTCTCTGGTGACGCAGCTGAAGTGCCTTGTGGCACAGTTCAGTTCTTGCCTCAAACAGAGTCCAGAAAGTATCCAGATCTCCGCCGGAAGACAGTGCGATATCAACCAGATTGATGGTGACAACACCCTGATTGAATCTGCCGTAGTACTTTGGCTGATTGGTTTCAGGATCGACATAGGGAGTCAGGAAAGATCTGCAACCCATACAGGGATAGCAGTTGCCATTTCCGTTCTTGTCGATCTTGTATTCCAGCATCTTCTTTTCGGAGATGTAGTCGGGAACCATGCGCTTTGCGGAGCATTCAGCGGCGAGTCTGGTCAGATAGAAGTACTTGCTATCCTCATGGATATTGTCTTCCTCCAGCACGTATAGAAGCTTGGGGAAAGCGGGAGTAACCCACACACCCTTTTCATTCTTAACACCCTGAATTCTCTGCTTCAGAACCTCTTCGATAATCAGAGCCAAGTCAGCCTTGGTCTGTTCATCCTTTGCCTCACCCAGATACATATTGACGGACAGGAAAGGAGCCTGACCGTTAGTGGTCATCAGAGTGACAACCTGATACTGGATTGTCTGAACGCCCTTGTTGATCTCGTCACGCAGACGCATTTCAACAACCTTGTTGATGGTTTCTTCGCTGGGAGTAATGCCATAAATAGCAAGCTCCTTGTTAACCTTGTTACGAATGCTTTCTCTGCTGACCTGAACAAAGGGAGCCAGATGAGTCAGAGAAATAGACTGACCACCGTACTGGCTACTTGCAACCTGGGCAATAATCTGAGTTGCGATATTGCAAGCGGTAGAGAAGCTATGAGGCTTCTCGATCATGGTATTGCTAATAACGGTTCCGTTCTGCAACATGTCTTCCAGATTCACCAGATCACAGTTGTGCAGAGCATTCTGACCGAAATAGTCAATATCATGGAAGTGGATAATACCGTCTTCATGAGCCTGGATAATATCAGGAGTCAGCAGCATGCGCTTACTGATATCTTCACTCTGAATACCGGCCATGTAGTCACGCTGGGTGGTTGCCAGCATAGCATTCTTGTTTGAATTCTCATTATTCCAGTAGTCGCTCTTGCCGGACAGAAGCTCCATGATGGATTCATCGGTGGAGTTCTTGGTATCACGCTGGAATTCACGAACGCTGCGATAGCCCTCATAAGCCTTGGCAGTAAGGGTCTGACCCTTGCCGATCAGCTTTTCAAAGACCATTGATTCAACACGATGGATATCCAGATCTGCGATGTACTTGGCTTCAGCTTCGATCTCATTTGCGATTTCTCTTGCGATCTCAGGCTTGATGATGCCGCTGCCATATGTCATTGCTTTCATAATGGCTTCGTAGATCTTCTCTTTGTTGAATTCAACTTCGGAGCAATCTCTTTTAATAATCTGCATCGAATAACTCCTTTATGTATGATGTCAAACTAACAGGTAGTTGACGATATAATCAGCTGCATCGTCGTAATCAGCCTCACGTCTGTGCAGAGTATCTTCGATCCAAGGATGAAGAACTTTGTTCTCTCCCCCGATACCGATTACGAAAATGTGCTTATTACCAAAAGAATTGACCGCATCTACCATGCCGAGTTCATAGTGTGTTCCCGTGCTGGTTTCTACGGTATCCAGGTCAACAATGACAATATCACTGTTTCTGACCTGATTCAGATCCCAGTCCTTTACTTCTCTTTCAGACTGGAAATACGTTTTGCCATACTGATAGAACATTGGCGGATGAATAAACTTGATCTCTGACTGACTAATGCCAACAATATCTGCGGCACGTCTTACACTGATTTCGATTCTCTTCCGCCATTCCATCTGGTCGTATGAGCTTAGGCCAGCCATCTTGCCAGCCGTGTAAATTCTGTAACTCATATTACTTCACCTTAGTAATATCTTAGAATTGAGCCGGAAACGAAATCGTTCACAAATGATTGTGCCTTTTTTCTGAATGCATCAATGTCACCATCATTGTCGATGATGATATCATACGCATAGTTGAACACTCTGCCGTCAGCCATATTTGATGTAATATGCTTAACGGCATCTCTTTTCACCAGCACTGTCATTGCGCCGAATTCATTCTTAGCTCTTTCGATTTCTTCTGGTTCTCTGATATGTAAGAATAGCATCAATGCGTCATTATTGTGGAACATATTTACTGTGCTATCCATACTTTTGAATGGCATATCATTGTACTCAGAACACAGCAGTTTCAAATCAGACAGAAATTTTCTGTCCTTTTCTGTTTTGCCGCCATCCCAACCGATCATCCTTGCAATCTCCTTGACCTTATCCACAGAAGAGAAATTCATGATGGAAAAGCCAGAGCATTCCGCAATCAGCTCAATCAATGTATCCTTGCCAACTCCACCAGAACCATTGATGATAAATACTTGCTTTTTCATGTATGACCTCAATCAATCGAATTGTAATCTATCTGCAACACTTCTGCCTTTTCTTTGACAGACAGATCTCCGAAAGATTCTGCAAGATATTCTTTTGCACAGTCTTCACAAAGCGCCCTACCATCAAGGAAACAATTGGCTTGATTGTCGCATTCGTCACAAAACTCTACGTAGGTTTTGCGGTTAGGACAGGAGCTGCCCATACAGGGCAACCCCAAATCCGTACATCCCACGCAGTTGTCAACCAGCTTACGCATTGGCTTTCTTCAGAGCTTCCAGCTGTACCTTCAGCTCGTCTCTGGTGGGATATGCACCACAACCAGCCTTCTTCTCAGGACACCACAGCAGATGCTGGCACTGAGGAACAAGTTCCTTTGCGAACTCAGCATTGTACTTCTCGATTTCACTCTTCATGAGTAGAGCAAGCTCACGTACAAACTCCTGAGAACGAACACACTGTCTCTTATGAGAGAAGTGAATCAGCGCTTCGGGAGTGAAGCCGATCACAAACTCAGTCTCAGTGGCTCTGGGAAGAACGAAGTTTGCGTCCTGGGTAGCACGCTTGGGCTTGATACCAAATTCCTCCAGAGCGGCCTTGATCTTGCGGCGATAGTCATTAATGAGACCCATCAGCTCGTCATACAGTTCCTTTGCCTTGGGACAGTTCATAATGGTCTTAGGAGTAGACCACTTGAAGCCATCCTTGTCAATGTACCGGAAAGAAGCCATGTTCTTCACGATCTGATCGGGGCTTACATCCTTAACCAACTCTGAATACTCAGAGAAAGTGTAATTGTCCTGCATGTCATGGGGAATTGCGGTGCCGATCTCATGGCGCAGACACTGTTCGGAAGTACCTCTATCCAAGCCGGAGACCTTGAACTTAATGTACTCACATCTGCTGCCGCTCATATGACCGTCTTCTTCGCAGCTCTTACCAACCTTGTCCGCATACTTGTCAGGAGTGTCATAGCAAACACAGGCGAAAGTGCCATGATTGCGGTACAGGTTTTCTACTACTTCGGGATTGATAATTTCTACTTTCATTGGCTCTCCATATCGACGTAGGCGCTATTTTTGACAACAATGCTATTTTCACGCCGGATCATCTTCTTATCGAAAGGATCCCAAATGTCAATAGGACGGCTCATCTTTACCATGACAGGGTTTGGATCGTGATAAGCCTGTTCCATTAAGGACATGAATTGCTGTTCAAGAACTACTCGTGGAGCTTGCACGGTTTGTCTCTGAATAACGCCATTTGCATTAATCTCAAATGAACATACGAAGATGTCCATCTGACTTCTTATGTGTTCATACATCTTCTTTCACCTATCATGATGAAATGGTAATTTTATTGCAATTTAACCTTCGAAACTTTCGGGGCTTGCGGCTGACGTTATTCGTACTTTGTTGGGTCAACTTAATTGTATCACAACAAAGCACGAAAGTCAACAACTTTATTGCGTTTACTATTCAATTTTTAAGTTCGATCAGGTACTTGATTGTACACTGATCTTCTTTGTAGACGATAATCTCGTCATTGCGCAGCATACTTCCCTCATGAGCATGCATACAATTTGCGCCAGGGCAAGCTCTCTGTAGTGCCTCATAATTGAAGTTGTAATACTTGCTGTCAAACGAGTGGACATCATACGGTTTACCATACGCAACGTCCATCAGCGCCATAAAGCCAGAGTTAGAGCTGCCTCTTGCCCAATAACTTCCGGACAAACTCGTATAGCCTAGGGATTTCTGTGCCTTTGGAGCATAGTAAATACCATAGCCGAACATCTTGCCAGTGATAACAGCATTTGTGGGCTTCAGCACCAGGCCGGTATTGATGATTGACCACCAGTTCTCATTTCTGGAACCGTGGAATAGCAACTTGGTATTCCGGATGTTGTTTGCGCCGACAAACTCATCAAATCGTTTCTGAGTCTTGAGATTTGTGACTTTCCATGCTTTATGGAATTTGTCTACACATGATCCAAGAGCCATCTTGATTCTTGCGATATCGTCTGCGGTGCATTCTTCGAATACGAGTCCAAGCTGTTCCAGAATAGTGTTTTCACTCTTCTGCGTATCGCCTACAGCTTCTTCTGTGACTTGTCTCTGGACAACCTGACCGCTCATAACGTCAAGAAGATCCTGTTCTCTCTTGATGATTTCTGCGGCATTGTCCATCGTCTTAGCCAGATAGAACTGCACATTTCCCATCTTTCGGGGGATTGTTGTAAATAGTTTCAACAGGACTTCATTGAACTCATCCAGATCTTTGATGTTCAATAGGCTGGTTAGAATACTCTGAGCCTCGTCAACCATTGCCTGAGTAACCCTATTTGCGGAGATTGTATAGTTCTCGCTAATAGCCTTTTTAGCCATAGCTTGCAGACGATCAACAATCTCAGCAATAGCCTTATTCTCGATATCTCTGTATTCTGAGGACTTGGGCTTTTCAACCTGAATCAAATCCTCAACGAGATCAGTCTGGTCAACGTAACCTTTTCGGATCTTCTCATTATACTTTGATTCCCATTGATGAATGGAGTATTGACGGCGCTGAACGCCACCGCCAACTCTGCCATATTCGGCAGTCCATGTATCGCCATGTGGAATCATTTTGTAGAACTTGTTATTGTTCGCAGAAGCCGTAACCATTACCAAATAACGTGGTCTGATTTCTGGCATATTGACTCCTTACAGCTTGCAGATCAGAATTTCAATGTCTTCGCCAGAGAAAACATCGTCAATCAGATCCATAACCTGATCCCATTCCAGCTTATCCAGGCCGCAGCCGATCAGGGGCATTGCCAGCTTGGTAATACTCAGATCGATACACTGATCGTGCATGTCACACAGGGTCTCATACAGATCAGAGTATGTAGGCTTGTGGAAGTATCTGGGCTTGGAAACAAGATTGAACACATTGTCAACAAGCAGTGCCTTGCCAACATTTGCATACTTGCAACCATCGGGGATGGGATGGAACTTATGCAGCTTAAAGCGCATATTGTAGATCTCGTTAAAGGTCTTTGCAATGCCAGCGCCCAGTGCATAGTCGCCACTGATGCAGTGTGCCAGGTAATAACCCTGTGGAACCTCAAAGAGATTACCATTGATTTCAGTGATAGTCATAATGACCTCCAAATTATTCTGTTTTGACACCTATATATTCCAATACTTCTTTCATTCCCAGTCCACCGCTTTCCCACGGTTTCATACAGTAATTCCAAAGTTTTGGATGGGTGACTTTTAATTGTTGAAAACGATTTGGTTCTTTCTCAAGATGACATCCGAATCCACAAAATACACATCCTGTGCGATGGCATCCGGTTGTCTTAAATTTACCATTCTTATCCCGAACAATGTCTCCATATACAGATGCATATGGAATATTGAATCTTTTTAAGTATTCAAGGATATCTTGCTCTTTCCAAAAGGATAGAGGCTGAGAATACTGTTCCTTGCCCTTGAAGACGTTGCAACCGTTATTAAGCCATTTTTGTTTTCTATTCTGGCTTTCGCTTGCCATTGTTCCGAAAATTGGTTTTAGACCAGTTTCTTTCGCAAACTTTTGATTTGGCTCCTTCTTCATCTTATGACAGCAGTAGTCAGAAGTTTTGAATGGAGCATCGATCAGAAATGCCCATTTGCCATTTCCACCAAACATTGTATTCTGGACTTCTCCACGAATATATTTAGCTCGCATGCAATTAGGATTTCTTTTTGCGCTTGAAATATATCCAGCAATTCTCTTGCTAACTATTGGGTATCCGAACGTCTCAATGACTTTTCTAAAGTTCATACTCGGTTTAAGCCATATTACGTTGTCAATTGTTTTCACAAACTCTCGCAATTCGGGATATTCCAATCCTGTATCAATGAACACAGCAGGAACGTCTGGATATATTCTACGAACCAGGTCTAAGAGGACTGTAGAATCCTTCCCCCTGAGAAAGACACATAAACCTTGCCTTGGTTCTTTATATACCATTCCATGATTCTTGTCTGCGTAACTTGAATTTTGCGCTCAAGGCTCCAGGATTGCATTATCCGCAAATCTTCATTTGTGTATTTCATTTCTCTCATCTATGTGTCCTTTTACAAATTGATCTGCAAATAACAGGTATACCATTAAAGGTTATCGATTTTCATGTATTTCGTTAGCCACAGCTCGTCAACACCGGGAACCGGCTCGTAGTCACCGCTCTCAGTTCTTCTTAGCTTTGGCTTTTTGGTTTGAGAATAGATTCTAACAAGGTCTCCCTCAGCCAATCTATTCTTACTGAAGGTGCGCTTATCCACCTTGCATTCAACAATTGTACCGTTTTTCAGAGAATGCAGTTTCAGCTTTGGAGCATACTTCGTATCCACTGCCAATACAGCTGCCATGCCAGCATATTGCTTCTCGGCAATATCAACATATCCAAGATTCTCGACTTGTGCAGCGATTCTTTCTTTCAGAGTTCTTGGATGATATCTCAGTCCATTTGCGATTGAGATCAGCATTTCTCTCATGTTCATTTTGAACATCTTCTCTGTCTCGGTGAATGCGAACGGTCTCACATCTTCTTCTGTAAGGCCAACCTTTGCCAGACTGTCCTTTTTCAGCTGTACCTTATCTCCAAGAGTGTCATACAGCTCATACTGCCGGAGCAGTAGATTTGCGTCGCCAAATTCAGAGAAGAAGTCAAGATCGATCAGAATCTTCATCTGTCTGGAATTGATCTTTGTTTTCTCTTTCAGATCATAAACCAATTCCATAAATGACTTATACTTGTTGTTTCTCAGAGCATAAATCTCATCAGCAACAGCTGCATTCATATTTTTGATAGACTGGATTCCTTTATAGATACTGTTATCTTCTCTGGAAATTGAATAGTCGCTCTTTGAATACCGGAATTTGATAGATTTCAGTGAAATACCAAAGTACTTCAGCTCATTGGTCAACTTGAGCGTTCTTTCACTGTCACCAACATAATAGTTAAGTGCAACGGTGTAATACTCAAGAGGATAATGAGACTTCAGATATGCACCATACAAGCTGTCATATGCGTATGACAGGGAGTGCGAAGCATTAAAGGAATACTTTGCGGCCTGTTCAACGACAGTCCATGTCTCAATGAAACCATCTGGTCTTTTGACCTTATCTTCCCAGCCTTTCTGAAGTTTACCTTTCAATTCAGCCAACTCAGCGTCTTTGAATTTCTTTTTTGCAATCTTCTTGATGATGTCGTATGATCCTGTTTCTGGGATTCCCAGCCAGATCAAATACTTCATAATCAATTCCTGATAAATCATTCGATGGTTGCCTTCTACAAGCAACTCGTCAAGTTCTGTGACTCCGGTTGTATACGGCTTTCGGTTGATGAAGTCTTGCAACAAACTTGCACATCCTGGGCGGATGATTGCAACGAATGCGGACATTTCTGAAACACTCTTCGGTTGATATGTTTTAACAAGTCCGGTTGCAAAATCACTATCAGCCTGATTGATCGTACATGTCAGACCGTTTTTGTAGATATCGAATGTCTTTTCATCAAATAGACCATCGATCTCTCTAATTGTTGGAATTGGAATTCCTGCAAGATTACAAACATCTCGGATGATTGCCCAGACCGTAACAGTCAGATAGTCATTCTTCAGATATTTGTACTTATCGCAGTTGTATCCATCCAGAAGACAACACATCTTACCTTTACTGGTTCTGACAAGTCCAAGCTCTCTTCGAACCGGCTTGTCATACAGCAACATGGAACAAGGAGACTCTGAAACACTTTCAACAACACCGATAAAGCGTTTACTTTCTTCAATGATTGACTTCCATTTCTTATCTTCTCTGTAACTATCAAGATCTTTTGCAATATCGTCGTACTCAGAGATATGCTTGCCTATACCTTTGCAATACAGGCGGAATGCAGAAGCGTCTTGCAGTGGTTTCCATGCGACCATCCATGCGCAGTTTTCTTTGCCAAGTAGGTCTTCCGTGGCCTTGATAAAAGGTTCTCTCGCAGTTGTGTTCAGATCGATATCAGGTAGAGATCTTGCGCCAAGAATTCTCTCAACAGACATAAATCTGGTTGGGAACAGTGTGATTGGTGCGGCAATTCTGTCAATATCCGTTAGGCCAAGCATCTTAGTGACATAGAAACTTGGCGCAGATCCTCTGCCAGTATTTGTGAGTCTGCCGTCATACTTCTCCTGACCATCCTTAGTAACCTTGTAATCGATCAAGAAGTAGTTCTCCATATGAGTCTTCTCGATGATATCTACTTCATACCGGATAGCATCTAGGTATTCTTGATGGCGTTCTTTGGGAATGTTCTTGCGCTCAACTAACCACTGGGAGTTGATGATATTTCTCAGCTCTTGCTGCGGATTATCAGACACGGACGGTAGCTTAATGTCATCATTGATAACAGTAATCTCTTCGCATTCATCGAAGATCAGGGTACTTTCAAGTGCTTGTTGCACCTGGGCGCTTGTCAGAATGCCCTGTTTTTTGTATCTCCTAAAAATCTCATCTGAGTCCGGATAATCAAGTAGCATTTCACCTTCATCTTCGTAGAACATGCCCTTTCCTCTGAGGAAAATGTCTCTGTACTGGGCATCTCCTGGATAGATGTAGTGGCTATCATTTGCATGGATAATTGGAATTCCTGCATCTTCACTGAACTGAAGTAACTGCCGATTCACTTCCTTTTGTATATCTATATTGTGATCCTGAACTTCAAGGAAAAAGTTACCTCTGAAGCGGTTATTCAGTGCAAGCATAAGCTCTGGGTTGTTCCAAATACCAGCGACGCATGCTGTTGTGATGACAAAATTGCCGGGAGTCAGCGACATCAATGACTTCTTATCAATTCGTGGCTTATAGTAGAAGCCATTTTCATGAGCCTCCGTCATGATGTCATTCAGCTGCATGACACCCTCATTGTTCTTTGCGATGATTACAAGGTGTCGATTTGATCTGTCTTTTTCTTGGATATCGTCAACGTAATATGCCTCTGCGCCGTAGCACATCTTCAGGCCGTATTTCTTTGACACATCCATCCAATCGAAGATATTTCCGGTAACACCATGATTAGTCGTAAAGACTGTGGTGTGTCCAAGTTCGATTGCACGCTTGCAATATTCTTCTGGTTTTACAATAACGTCAGTAGTCCAAGGGTTTCCCCAATGATCGTGTTTATGGTAGTTGTGGTAAATCATAGGCAAGATCACTTCCAATCTGCCGTCGCACAATACTCACAACTAGCTCTAAAATTGCAAAGATTCTTACAGAAGAAATAATCAAGAGTAGGATCGAAACTTTCTTCAGACTCAATAATGTGGATTGTATCTTCAAGCCATTTCATCGTATCGTCATATTCGCTCTTCTTGAACGGAATGGTGGCAAATCTGCCCATATCCTTGAAGTGGTTCCATGTAATTTCTTTTGGGAACTCTCCATATTTCTGATAGATGGCATAGCAGTAAATGTACATTTGCTTCTTGTAGTGATTAAAACTCTTCTCTGAGTTTTTCTTCACTTCTCCGTTCTTCTTGAACGGATATGGTGCGCTCTTATGATCCAGAACGACTATTCTGCCGTCTTTCTTGTCTCTTAGCAGCAGATCAATATAGCAGACGAATTTGTATCCATTGATCTCAAATTCGATTTCTTGCTCTACTCCAAGAACCTCATAGTTATCAATCCAGGAGAAGTCTCCACTTCCCAGATAATCGGCGCACAACTCGTATGTTTTCTCCCTTGTCGATGGTTTGACTTCGTAGAAAACATTCTCGTCAAAATTCTCTATGTAGTATTGCAATGCATCAACCGGACTCATAGATCCGCTGAAGATCATTGCCAGAATTTCGTGCATGAATGATCCTGTTTCTGCATAGAAATTACCTTCAGACAAATACTCTTCGTCATTGTTGATGATATAGTTCAAGTAGAAACCATATTTGCACGTGTCAAAATTGCTTAGTCTTGAGTAAGACCATCGCATTTTGTCAATTTGCTCTTTATATTCGCTCAAATAAATCCTCCCTATTCACCCTATACCACCTTTCTTTTCTGGCTGTATAATGTCTCCCAAATCTCTTCTCCGCAGTCTACCGGGGCATTCTTTGTCTCTTTGCCGCCCAAAAGCTTCTTTCTATCTTCTATGACAAAAACATTAGTAACTCGCTTGAGCTTATCAATGTCTTGCCGGACATCACTACTCCTGTAATCAACATCGCAATCATATGCGAACACGATATTTACCCTGAGCTTAACCAAAAGATCAATCTGTTCTTTTGTGAGCGTGTGTTTTTCGGCTGAAGCACAGTTTTTATAGCCCCAACCATAGGCTTTCATAACGGACTTTACTGACTCAAAAATGATGATCTCATTTGCATCCAGAACATATTTCAGAGTCGTGTTCAATCCCTGAAAGTAATCCATAACTCCAACCTGGAAGTAATTGATATACTTCGGGATCTTCATCTGTTTGTAATTCTTATATCTTGTTCTTGCTTTGATATTGATTAGATTGCCGCAAATGTCATATACGGGATAAATAATTCTGTTCTGCCATGTATCAACTCGGACACCGAATAAGTCCATAACGTCTTGTTCAATGCCTTCGTCTAACCACTCTTTGACTGGTTCAATTTGATACTTATCAAGCTCAGAATCATCTAGTATGCGATGTTCATATGCGCTCTTTGGTTTCATAGCCAGCGCACGCAGCTTCTTTAGAAACGTGATGGTTTTTGAGTGGCACATTTTGCTAAGATCTAAGTTTGCAAGCTTTGCGGCCTTTTCAACCGCATCCTCAAACTTCATTTTCTCAAAATCGATCAGATAACCGATTATGCCGCCAGACTTACCACAGGAAAAGCAGTAGTATGAGTTCTTAGCCGGAGTAAAAGAAAGCGATGGAGTCAGATCGGTATGTAGTGGACAGTGTGCCCAATAGTCATTTCCTTTTTTCTCCAACTCCATCGTTTGGCTAACGTAGCCAAATAAGTCGGCATTCTCGTTGATTTGCTGTAACATTTCGTCATCGTAATTGGTATTCAACGATTTTGCCTCCTTTGCTTAATTAAAAGTCGCTTCTGCGCTCGTGCGGCTGCGCTTCCACAATACTCATTCGATCACCGTCGAACACAAAGTCGATGTAATCACTATCGTCATCTTCCTGCATCTGCTTTCCTAGTCGGTTGACGTAGATTTTCGCAAATGCATTTCCGCACTGGATTCCATCTCGTGCAATCATTTCTTGAGTCTTATATTCCCACTTGATGCCAACGGAGAGGTATCTGTTGATTTTGATACTGTCGGCAACTTCACCGTTTCTGTTAAGCTGGCATGCAGCCAAAACAGCTAGATCAAGCTCTCCGGCAATATTGTTCTTCAGGAAGTCACACTTTGCGCCCAGAACGTTGTAGTTGTCGCTCGTTGAAGTTTCATTACTCTTTAGATAATCGAACACAACAAAGACAAGACCCATCTTTCTTTGAAGCATCTTACAAACTGAATACAGCTTTTCGTTTGTAATGTTTGGATCGTAGATATGGACAAATGACTGTTCCTTCAGCCAAGCAATCCAATATTTGATCTTTTCAGCCTCTTCATCTGAGTAGTTGCCGTTCTTAATGCGCTTCATTTCAATTCCTGTTAGGTGAGAAATCAGGCGCTCGGTATATAGTCTGGTTGGCATCTCGCTGTCAACAACCAGAGTTGGGACACCATTCTTTAGCTTATGTACAACCTCATTCATCAGAAAAACAGACTTACCTTGCTTGTACTTGGCCTGAATAACGACCAATTCGCCAGGTTCATAAGTGTAGTAATCGATGAAAGAGCTGTACTTTGATGGAATACCATACATGCCATCTGAAGTTCTACGGTTTACAATTTCACCCCAAATGTCATCAATGTCATTGCCTAAAGTATGAATCTCATTGGATGTGATATACTTTTGGGTCAATGCATCCAATTCGCTGTAGACATTGTTGTTCAACTTTTCAAGGTCAAACTCAGGATTGAAACAGTTTGCGGACAACTGGTTTAATGTCTTTACGAGATCTCGCTTGAATGCCAGAGTAACAACATTATCTGCAAGCATCTTGTACTCTTCGATAGTGTGCCGTGCTGTCTCTTTGTACAGCTCCATAAACTCTTGAACAGATGGAAGATTGTACTTGTCAATCGTTCTCTGTACACCGTTGTGGCTCTGGATTTTGCTTGAAATGTTGTATGCATCAATATTGGTGATTCCACTCTTGTACAGATCTTGGATCGCCCAGTAGATACAACCATTCTCTACTCCATAGAAGTATCCAGGGAGCAGATAATCAGTGTGCAAAATGAACTCAGGATGGTAGATCAGAGTGCCGATAATACCGCTTTCTGACTGAATATCTGAAAGTTCTGCAATATCCATTTTCGCCCTCCTTATCTCTTTCCGCCCAGAATGCTATTGAATCCGCTGGGTTTCTTGTTGATGGAGAACTTAGGCGCAGTATCTTCAGCCTCTTTAACTGTAAAATCTGCCGTCTCAACCACTTTCTTGACCTTGGCTTTTTCGTATGCAGTTTTGATTTCTGGATAATCAAGGTAATACCGAAACCCAGACGGATAACTCAAATTCTTCTTGTGATCGATCACATACTGAAGTGTAAACAGCATGTAATCAGAGGAAACGCCGTTTGAGATTAACTGGGAGAGCATCTTATTGAGCTGAGAATGCACAACGGTTGCGCTGATCTTCTGTACCCAAATATTTCGGAATAGCTGCAAATCCGACTTCTCCTGATGGCAGTCCTTGTGGAAGTAGTTATTGCCTTCCTTGACAAATTCATCTGAATTAATGTCAATAGATCCATCGTGTTTACACTTGCTATACTTGCACTTCTTAATACCAGTATCTCTAGCCATGCTTCATTCCTCTTCTTCCAATAGGTATGTGGCCTCCATATCGGCCTGATGAACAGCTAGAATAACCGGGTACTTCTTGATCGCAGTAGTCAGCGTGTTCCAATATTCTTTAGGCTCAGTAAAGCCCATGTGCCATCTGATTGCATAGCGCTCGATAGGCTTCAGCTTGATGAATTCCTCGATCATCATCACGGACTTTTCGCCATGACCATAAGGAATCTTGTCATCGGTGCTGTAACCCTTGACGGCTTGCCAATCGAATCTGCCGCCCTCGTCTTTCTTAGTGCCAGTGTCGCTGTACACCTTTTTGTTTTTGAACTCAGGAACGTACAGATATGACTTGCACAGATCGTGCAGTAGAGCAATCAGAATCAGGCTTTCATCATCGACTTCTCTCAGAACCTCTGCCCAAATGGGATTCTGCTTCTTGCTCAGAAGACATTCATAAAGGTTCATAGAGTGTTCCAGCAGACCACCATCGTGGCATGAATGGAATCTGGTGCTGGCTGGCGCACGGTAGAAGTCAGACTTCCGGATGTACGCCAGCAGCTTATCAATTCCGTCACGTTTCACGCTGGTCAGCAACTGCTCAAACTTTTCAATCAGCTCTTGAATGTTCAGTTCTGCCATTGTGTTGCCCTCCGATTAGAAGGGCAGCTGAACATCATCGTCATCCAGCATTGCCACGTCGGATGCAGGAGCTTTCTTCTTACCCTTGGCAGGAGCAGGAGTTGCGGCGGCGGAATTACCGCCATTACCGTTGAAGCTTGCGTCTTCCAGGGCGAACACGGCACAGTTCCAGTAGGTAACTTTCTTGTCGCCGTCGTACTTGTTGGTGGTTGCGCAGTTGCCGATCTTCACGGATGCACCGTTCTTGGGAATCTCGCCCAGACCCTTGACGAACTCATAAGCTTGACCAACAGCACTGACGAACTTGTGCTGGAAGTCGGTCTCATAAACGCCGGTGTCCTTGTTCTTTCTGGAGGTACTCAGGTTGATGATGCCGTAAGTACCCTTGTCGGTGAACTCCCAAATCTTTGCGAATGCGCCATTCTGAAATGCCATATGTAATTACCTCTTACTTTCTAACAGCCAACAGCTGCTTCTTCAAATTGCCCAGGATATCGGAATCGTTGATGTTCTTGGGGTTGCCCAGAATCAGGTCTTCAGCCATATCGGGATTGGCCTGTCTCTCAGCAGCCTTGCACAGTTCCTGAACCTTGGCCTTTGCCTTTTCGGACAGAGAACACTTCTTAGTGACCAGCGCCATAACTTCGTCCAGCAGCTCGTTCACCTTGGAAGTCTCTTCGGGAAGATCTTCACCCTCGTAGATGTATAGACCCAGACCGTGCATAGCGATAGCCTTAACCAGACAACGCTTCATGGCCTTGTTTGCATCGACGGAAGTGATCTGATCGGCTGGCATAGACTTGTTCTTGAAGTCCATAATCGCCAGAACCTCAATGACCTCATTACCGTTGACGGTGACACCGACCTCAACCCAACCAGTCTTACCATCATCATGCCAGAACCGGGTGTTGCCGCCCTCGTCCATGATCTGAGGATAAATCTTGAAACTTGCGTCGGGATCAACCTTCTTGACCTCTGCCCATGCGGAGATCCAAGACAGATACTTCAGGCCATTCTTGGTCTTGACCTTGTTTGATACGTCTACTGCATTCAACGTATCGAAAACGCTCTTTACAGGTTCGTTCATATATGCGTCCTTTCGTACTTTGTTGCGTTGCCTATTCCGGTTAAAAAATAGACAACATCTATATCATCACTCTATAGAGTGTTATTGTTATTTGCATGAATCACCATTGGAGATTGACACTTCTGTATGTTTCCAATCATCAGTGATCCATTTTTGAATAAGGCTTTCGGCCTTTTGCTTGTGTTGCTGTTTTGCTTCTCTGTCAGAAATGATTCTTGACACAATTGATTGTACGTATTTATCCATGTTATTCTTCCAGTTTTGATTCAAAGCCTTATCAAATAGTTCAGCTCTTGTTTCTATGCTGAGGCTATGCATAACGCAGATATAACTGTGATAAATACTTGGGCAACTTAATGCAGCAAAAGCATCCAGACTTTCTTGCCAACATGTCCAAGACCTGTCTCCATTTTTCCTGAATTTTATATACAAAATAGGAAAGTCACTAGAAAACATATTCAGCTTGCATTTGTATTCAATTTCGTAAATCAAAATTGACACCTCTTAGTGTGCAGCTAAGTCTGCCGCATGGAGTTTCATGATATCATCGAACATTTCCTGACCGATTGCCTTTACAGCCTTTCGTCTGGATTTCTCTGATTTGTCCCACGACATAAAAGGATGCATGTGGAAATAAATCAGATTGGAAATGTAGATCGCATCTCCATCAGATACTCCCATAGCATCTGCATACAGCAGGAAGTCATATGCTCCAACACAGTGGTGCTGGTAGTAATGGCACTGACCATCCTCTACACCACGAGTATTGAATCTGGTTTTGGTGAAAACCTTACCGTTATCATGGAACAATGCTGCAAGCTGTAGCCGCTTATCATCCGGATACTTCTGTTTAATGAAGTCTTCAGCTGCTCTGCAATGTGCGCCAAGAGTCAGTCTATGATGACTATTCTCCTGGGACATGAGATCAATTCCATGAGCTTCATCAAACAGATATGTGTATGTATACTTCATACGGTTAACCTCATCACCGTAATTGTATACAAAACCAATTTCATCGAAGCCTTCAGCATAATCGGGCGGACACCAGTTCATGTACATGCGCTTAATCACATCGACAGGAACCTTGCGATCTCGGCCTGAATTGAATTCAACACATGTTTCAAACGGTGTTATAAAAACAACACACTTTTTATAACAAGGAATGTTGCTCAACTCTGCCAGAAATGCAGTTCTTCTCTTCTTGTTTATGTTGGTTGCATCATAAATGACATTCTTGCCGTCAATCAGATCTGCCTTAATTCTACTGTGCAGAACCGCAAACAGATCTGTATTGTTGTCCTGGCAGTTTTCATCTCCATACAGCTCTTCACGAAGAGCATCTGATGAGTGAATCACATAATTTTTCTGTGTTTTACTGTATGTACTCTTGCCAGAACCCGGCAAACCTACAAGAATTTCAATTATAGGCTTATCTGCTGATAAAATTGGTTTTTTATCATCAAATTTGTCTTCGCAAGCATCGAAACTTTCGAAGGTTGCAATTTTCAGTTCTTCCATATTTCAAGCCTTACCGTGAATTGCATCGTTTTTCTTGAGAAGATTATTCAAAACATTGCTTGCAATCTTCATATCGACGTTTTGCTTCTTCAGCACGGGCATAACCAGCTTCATGATCCAGTTTTTCTGTCCGCTCGTGGCGATCATACCATTGCATGCACAGATGTAGTTAATCATCTTCTCAATTTCGGACTCGTCAGTGATGAGCTGCGGAGCGTATTCTTTAACAATAGACAATTGCTTCTGATACTCCTCCAGCTTGTCTGTACGATCCGGGGGACAATCATTTACCATTTCCTGAAGATTCTTCTGTTGTTTCTTCAGAACCTCGTTCACCAGATCTTCAGTAATGTTGTCCTTACATTTCTTGTCGATGGCTGCATTCAGAACAGCTTCGACCATACTGGACAGGACTTGCTTGCGGAACTTATCTCCGCTCTTCAAGGCCATGACCATATCATTTCTCAGTTTCTCAATCGTCATTTTCTATTTCCTCTATTCCAAGTTCTTCCATGAAATAACGAATTAATTGAAATGACCCAGCACGCAGAGAATAAAGATGATCCTTTGCAAGATCAGTTCCGGTATATTTGTCATACCACTTGTCTTCGTTTTTCTTCACAAAATCATAGATCTTGCTAAGTTTCTCAACAAGTTTCTTTTTATCTGCAACTGCTTTTGCAAATTCGCATGTGGTATCGCATTCTTCGTTATAGTTCTTTCCAGACCTGAGATAGCAATGCTCATAGCATGGGTTAAACATTGTTTGATTCTCCTGAAAGATCAAAATACTGTTGTGCGATATCCGGGAACAGTGCTTCAACACGTTCCATTTCTCGCCAATCGGATCCTTTGATGCCGATATCTTTCAAATAACCATCAATGTCTCTCTTGTACTTTGTGTATCCATTGCGGCGCATTCCCTTGCATTTGCAGAACAATCTGAAGGAGAATGTCTTAAACATGTGCGGCTGATTGCACCAGCTTGCCACGGAAGAATAGAACGTCGAGAACTCTGAATCATAGACTTTCTCAAAGCGCATAATGTATGGCTTTGCATCAAATCTACTCAGAATTGAAATTCTCTCAAAGAGATTTCGAATATCGTTTTCCCAGAATTCCATGTCATATTTGCCGTTCTTATCGCAGCCGCAGAATACATAGAACTTCAGCTGACGTTTCCATTCCGGAACTGTTTCTCGGATTAATTGCAATTTAGATGTAATCAGCTCTTTGTCTTCAATGTTATCGAATGCAAAGATAACTTCACCGTCATACTTCCAACTTGCAATTTCAAGAATCTTTTCCTTTGTCAACAGTCTTTCATCAAGACCTTGCTTGAAGTGGAATCGTCTTCCGGTATCTATGACCGGCTGAATTAATTCTCGCCACTTTGGGTATCCAAGGAAGTTATCATCCAGGAAGCAGATCTTTGGCCTTGTTGGGTCATAGAACTCTGCCAATGGACTTGCTGGTTCCACTTTCTTGTAATTCCTGTTTACGCAGTAATAACAACCACGGAAGCATTTCCTTGTTAAGTAACCAATTGAGTAATCAAGATAGTATTTGAAGTTGTTCCGATTCTCCCCCCTAGCGAAAATCGCTTCATTAACCCAATCATCATATAGGTGATAATCCGGCATAATGTGTTCGATCTCTGGTGGGAGAGGTGGAGCATTATCGTAAAAGAATCCTGTGCCGCCATACGTGACATTTGGCATCGCAAGTACATCTTCAGGCACATGCGTCTTCGTGAAAACCTTTGAGATGTAAACTTTGTCAAACGCTTGCAGACCTTCGTAGTCAGTCTTCAACTGGACACTATCTCCGTTCTGCTTGTGATATGCGGCAATTTTCATTGAACACAGATTAGGGAATCTGTGTTTGTTTTTGCCGATAATCTCGGCATCGATAATTGCTACATTCATCGTTGTTTCCTAATTCATTTTCAACATCAGATATTTCTAATATCAGATTGTCTTTTTGAACCGTTGTCAGTGCATTGACTAAACCATCGAATCTAGGTTCAAGTTGTTGCTTTGTAGGTTTCTCCCCCCGGCCACGCATGGCTACGGTTAAACAATTTCGCATTGTCAATTCACTTTCCATTATTGATTTCTTCAAAAATGATCTGCTTCGGGAGAAATTTACTGCAAATATACACGCTGCTAAAAGGTGGGTTTAGAGATGGTTTTTGTTCTTCATAACTCCTGAAGTATGCAATGCGTTTATTCATATACATAATTTCAAAGTCATTGTTTTTGAAGAGATCGAATCTGTGTCTACTCTCAAACAGGCCAACAACGCCTACCAGCATAGCAAACGGTTTTCCAATCTCGAACAGCCTCTCCAATACCTTGCCTTTAACTGAGTATGGTGGATTACTGATTATGTAATCGCATTTAGGCGGATCCATTTCAAAGAAATCCTGACCATTAGCAATGTGCGTCGCAATTACCGTAAATCCAGCCTCCCGGAACAGCTTTACGAATAAGCTTTCTTCTGTGTCAAAAGGACACCAGATCGTGCCGGGGGTGTAATATATTTCATCACTGGTTCAATTGCATAACCAGGAGTATAGAACTCATCGTTACCGCTTCCGGCAACTTTGTCCATTTTCATACTGTACCCTCTTTACACTAAGCCCCATTCTGCGAATTTCTCAAATCCGCCCATAGAGCCGATATAGTTTCTAGCAATCTCCACGATCTTATCGTAAGGGATGCCATTTACGTATTCATCTCCAATTGCGCAAAACAATTCTACTGGCTTTCTTGTTCTCTGAGCCTCAAGCCATGCATAAATGTTGACACTAACATCTGCTTTGCTGAGATCTTTACCATGCAAACCGCCGCCAGTAACGGAGTCAGCCATATCACTGCCAAGCTTCCGATTCGTTGCGCCACTATCGACATCCGTTCCGCCAGTCCAATCGCCAAGAGGATTGACAATTGCGTTTGGATATTTGGCCTTCAGATCATCGCTATCTGCGTTGCTCTGGCATATAATGAGTTGGCTTCCGTTCATGATGTACTTGCCATCATACGGATAGTCAGCATAAATTGCTTTTGCAATATTGGACATGTTGTTTTGTTCAACGGTAACTGGCATACCTTTGAAAATGCCATTATCACCGCAACGAATGCATTTTTCCTGATTTCTTGCAAGATGTACATCCTGCGGAATGATCCGAAGATCTACTGCTATATTTCCTGCGATACGAGTAATAGCTGCAATTACATAGTCATGGTCTAAGTCCACAGACGTTTCAGCAATGACATGGCATACACCATGACCGATAAGCACTTCTACTGCAATCTTAGGATTGTCTTGAGCCTTATAAGCAAGATCAACTATTGCACCAGCAATACGATCTGCAATTTTGTCCGGATGAGACGGATTTACTTTTTCAAACATGGTTTGTTTCCTTATCTTTCGATTAGCTTAAAGGCACTTCGTATTGAACTTGCACCAATATTGGTTGTGAGTGTTCCAATTGTTTCTTGATCTGCTCTAACTCTACTATTGTAGTCATCGTAGATAATTACATCACGATTTGACCGGGGGTAAATTCAGTCTCAGTACCATCATTTTCGTTCTGGTTTATATCTTCATAGAGTCTGTCAAGCGCCTTTTCGATTGCGCCAATTCCTGAGAAGTAGCTGCCAACCTTGAGATCTTCAAACAGATACGGCATTGCTTTATACAGTTCTTTGAAGATGAAATACGGAACAGAAACAACGATGCTGTTACCGGCTTGCTTGTATAACTGACTATTGCTAATTCCAGCAGCTTGAGCCTTATCGAAATCTTCATCTGTGAAATCCATCAAACGCCAACATTCTCTTGGTGTCAGCTTTCTAATACGATAACCAGCTGAAGAAGTGTTATTTTCAATCACTCGCTTGTCACCCCCGCATCGATGGTTCGGATTGCTCCTACGTAATCTCCTGAGAATACTCGCAATCCTTCATCGCATCTGCGTTCACATATTGCTTTCATCTAATTCCTCATTCTTACTTTTGTTTTGGAATTGATCTGCTATCAAAATCCAATACTTAACACCTAAACCAGCCGTTAATGTTGGAGATACCCCCCCGGTCGAATAGACGGTATTGGATTGATGCTTACCAGTTCCTTTTTCCAGATAGCCTAATTCTTCAATCTTCATCTTTCTTAATCGGTTCAATAACCAAAATCATAGAGTTTTCAGCCATTAAAGTAGGACAAATTTGCCCCCGGCCTGAACTCGACCTCTACGGGTTTTTGATTTCGGAAAGCTGAAATCTGCAACTCCTGGTATTTCACATTCAATGTAACCTTGCTTAGTTGCCTGTTTAATTCTTATTGTCTCCGCCATGCTTAACCTCCACTAGAGTTTTCGGGGGTCTTTATGGCTGGTTGCAGAGATAGTACAAGAAATACCATCAAGTGAATAAACACGTTCTCTTTGATGTTCTTTCCCGGTATTTGAGATTAAACAGCCAACAACGATAATTTCATTCATTGCTTTCTATAACCCCATTCATAGGTTGATTCCCAAATCCTTTGTAATCTCTGGCAAGTAAGGTATTTGCAACATCAATTTCTCTTTCAAATTTACCGCATTGGTTCGAAAACAAACCAGCGGTTAACTCTCTTGAATGAGATCCCATTGATGTTTGTCTACACTGCATCTGCCCCCGTGCGAATTGCATTTGAGACAGTCTTGTTTAGCTTGCCACTTACAATCAGATCTTCTACAAGTTCTTTTGCCTTCGGAGTATTGATATAGAATGACTCATCTACATCATCTTCCAGAACATCTCTTAGGCGCTTGCCATTGTCGAATGGCTCTGGGAATGTAAATTTACCATTGTCAAAACTCTGCAAGATGATAATCAGATATACTCGTTCTCTGTTTTGTGGAACACCGTAATCTTTTGCATTGAGAACTTTGTAGTATGTGTTGTAGCCGTATTCATGTAGTTCATCAATGAACATATCGAAAGTTTCTTTGAATGACTTGCCGACAATATTCTTGACATTCTCATAAATACCCCACACGGGTTTGTTTGCACGAATGATCCGAAGCCACTCTACTAGCAGTGAGCTTCTTGTCTTGTCAAGATTCTCACTATTGCAATTAGGACACTTGTGCCGCTCTGACCAATGGACAGTTAGCGGATTATACTCATGACCACAATCCTTGCACTTCCACTTGCTGCCAGCCTGTTTGCCAGCAACACTGAAGTCCTGGCATGGGCTGCCGCCGCAGATCATATTGAATGGGTTTAGTTTGGTCTCATCTACTTTTGTGATGTCGCCAAGATTTAGGCTTTTGTCAACGCCATGCACTGCGCAGTAGCTCGTCTCAGCAAATCTATCAAATTCGCAGAAGTTTACGAGTTCATAGCCGCTATGGGTTGAAGTATTGTTTTTATCAGTATTTGACATTACTTTCCTACCATTTTCCTGCGGTTTTATATCGATTTTCACCCATTTTCAAGAGAAAAGCATTTAGTTCATCGAATTCCAAACATCGAAACTATCGCATGTTCCTCTCGTAAAAAACAGATAAAAACAATATTTGATTTCACTTATCTACTTCGTTTCCAAAGGCATCCCAACCAGATCGAGAACGTCTAGAATACATTTCTAGTCGCTTCACCCCCGGATATAGCGATTCCATAATTTCGTATGAAATCTCCGGCTTCTGGCTATGTGCCTTTACTTTCTCTGTGAATACGGTATGAATCTTGCCTCTCATGTCTGTTGCGACAGGCAGAAGCTTGCCCTTGTACATGTAAAGCAAATACTCGTGACCATACCTGACCGTGAACGCCGCCGGAATCCCGGTGACTTTGTTCCAGATCATTCTTGCATGCAGCTTGTACCCAAGCTTCTCAGCAATCTCCTGAGCCTCGAACAAGTACTTATCAATCGTCCATAGAAATAAGATACTGTTATCTTTCGTGTGTTCAGTTGCGACTCTGAGATGTTCTTCAATCACATCTAAGCTGCATGTTTGGTAGTCTAGAGGCGTTCCGCTGCTATTCTTACGAACAGACTTCTTTCCGCCCTTAGACTGTTTCCAAGGCGGATCAGCACAAATCAAATCGTACTGATCGCCAATATCGTGGATATTTTCAAAGATCATTCTGAATCCTCTGAAATCAGAGACTCTGCCTCTTCCATGTCGGGTGCATCAGAGTTGTCCTTGATAATTCCCTCCAGAACCTTGAAGCAGAAGCCCTTTGCCTTGAAAGCAGTGAACTTGCTCCGGTTATCGATTCTGACAACTACACCTTCAGCGATGTGGGTTCCGTTTGCCAGAGGTTCAGGGATATCCAGCCACTTCTCGACACGCTCATTCAGGTCTTCCCAAGTGGTGTACAGGAATTTATCAACCAGAGGAACATACTCACATCCGAGCCGTTCACACCACTTCATAGTCTCTTCAGTGGGCAGCTCAACGGTAATACCGTCCTCATTAGTCATAGTGATCCGGTACAGATAGCACTTGTTCTCGCCAGGAGCGCAGCCATATGTAAACACGGTTTCAGAACCGTACTGCTTGCTGAAAGCTTTGTCCTTCAGCTTGGAATTACTGCATCTGGGCATGATCGGGGTGGACTCATTGACCCAGCCAACAATCTCGCCGTATACAGTCATTCCCTTTGGTAGCTTTCCAATGAAGAAGTCATTGTACTTCTTGCGGAATTCGTTGGAGCCGTAGAAACCTCCATCAAAGGATCTCAGGACAACTCTTCGAGTACCGCTTACAATCTCATACTTCTTGGAAACTCTGTCAGGAACATGGAATACTTTCTTGATGAACCAGTGCGGCTTTTTGGTAGTAACCTCAAGGCAGTTGGATACACGGAAAGACGTTCCATGAAGCTTACGGGTCAGATAGATGATATCACCCTCTCTGAATTCCCTCTGGTTATATGCAAGCTGTTCGGTGTCGATATGTTCTGTAAAGAACGGATAGGCAATCTTCTGATTCTCTTCCTTCTTGTTCTTGGATGGCTTTACACTGGTATTGGTTCTTCTCTGCGTAGTACGAGGAATGTACTTTTTGCAGATTTCATGACCATCTAGTTCTGTAATCTGTTCACCATCTCTAAGCTGGTCAACATCTGTGTACTTGGAAAGAACTGCGATTGGCAGAACCAGGCCGTCAGACTTCTCTCCACGAAGCATGAGTGCCTTAATGTTTCTCTTATCGGGATCAAGATAACCACCGACGTTATTACCATTCTCGTCCTTTTTACGAACCAGATTGTTGTCATTTGCAAATTCAACGCTCAACTGACCATCCACAGGGAAATAGATTACTCGATCCCCCGCAGCGTAGGACATGTCAACGATTACATTGCTTCCAAAAATGGTTGCACACTGAAGGCGATCAGCATTGCTATGCTTGCGAAGTTCTTTGATTGTAGTGATATATGCGCAATACATTATCTCTTCTTTGCCTTCTTTCTCTTAGGGTGGTTCACCTTTGGCTTGGGAACCGCCGCTTTCTTTGGTTTTACTTGTTCTTTTCTACTTTGTTGCGTCGTCTTTTCGTCTTCAAAATAAAGAGGGGCAGGACGTGTTTCATGATAACACTTCGGGCATCTACGCAGCCGGAATGCCTTGCCATCCTCAAATCTCATGACGTATCTCATCAACACTCTGCAATTACTGCAAATCATATCAGATACTCCTTTATGGATTTTGCAACTTGTATTAACTTGTCACGGTCATTCGGTACTGTCTGCCTCATAACCATATCCAAAAGCGTATTGAGTACATTCCCAATTTCTTTTCCGTTATATCCGAGCGAAATAAGATCATTGCCTTTAACCTGAAGATCAGCCAGCCGGTACGGGATTTCACAGCGAATTGTCTTCAAGAACAATGCTCTTAGTATATCCTGGTTGTCATTATCGTCTTTATCAAAGAAAGAATAGGTATAGAGAATTGACCATGTTGACAGCTTATGCCCAATGTCGTGGAGCAATCTCACTTCATAATAGTCCGTTTTATCGTACTCATTACAAGATATACTTTCCTTGACGATTTCCAACTGATTCCGATCATTCATTATACGGCGACCATATTTGACGATTGTTGTAACTGATTTGAAGAGATAGTTTGAGAAGCGCAGCCTATACAGCACATTCTCAATATCATTATCATCAAAATCAAACAACAGCGCCAATCGCACTTCAATATCACTGATAGATCTGAGCAACCGAACACTAATTTTCTGAATGTCGCAGCCGCCGAATTCGGGAACTACTTCAGTCAGCAATGTCATCATATCAACCAAAAGGCCGACATTGGTTTCAAACGTTATATGCTGTAACGTTTTTGTAAGCTCAGAATTGATTCTTTCGGCAGAGATATTGCGAAGCAATGACTGGTGAGTGAACAAAGATTTTCGTGTTTCCTGTTCAATCTCGAAACCAAATCTTGTTGCAAATCTGATCGCACGCATAATACGAAGTGCATCTTCAGAAAACCGATCATTCGGATTCCCAACACATCGAATTACTTTGTTATGTATGTCCTCGACACCGTTGAAGTAGTCAATGATTCCCGACTTGTGATTGTATGCCAAGGCATTGATCGTAAAATCTCGCCGCATCAGATCAAGTTTCAGGTCTTTAACAAACTCAACTGCTTCTGGATGACGATTGTCAGAATATTCGCCATCGATCCTATACGTAGTGATTTCGTATTCATCACCGTAAAGGACTACGGTCACTGTACCATGTTTCAGGCCAGTAGGTATCACCTTCAGGTCTGAAAACACTTCAATAATCTGTTCCGGAAGAGCCGATGTGCAAATATCCCAGTCGTGCGGCGGTATGCCCATGATGCTATCACGGACACAACCACCAACGACGTAGGCTTCAAAGCCACGTTCCTCTAACCGACTGATTATCAGCTCGGCAGCATTTGGTATTGTTATTCTTTCCACGGGTTTTCAATCGCCTCCAGGTAAGTAGCAAGCTTACCATCATGGAAGAAAACAAGATCATCCTTGGTAACTGGTTCGCCAAAGTAGTACTTGATAACCTGATGAATCGTATCTCCATCCAGACACTTGAACTCAATGTTGTCATCGTAATGATGCTTCATCCAACCCTGAGTGCCGGAAATCTTTGACAGATTGAACATCTCAACTCTAACCAGATTGCCAATATAATCGGGGCAGTTCTTGACGATTTCTTTCAGCTCATTCAGTGAGAAACCACTGTTGGGTTCAACCGCAAGCAGTATCTCATCTTCACCAAGACTGAACACGGATATGCCGGAGCAGTTGGCTACAACATGATTGATTAGCTGTGCCATCAGGTAGCGCTCATACTGGATATGACGGTTCGGGTTACATGCACCCAGAACAACTTGTCTTATGTATTTGCTTTCAATGATGTGCTGGCTGTCTGTAAACTGACCAACAAACTCTTCCCAGGTATCGCAGAAATCGAAGATCTCAGGATCATAGAACCGGAGTGCGGAGAAGTTTGCCTTTTTCATATCGATAGAGATAAATGCCTTGCCATCGTTATCCTCGATGTAAAGATTTCTCTTACTGTATGGAGTAACAGTCTTGAATGTTTCTGCATTGAATCTTTGGTAGGCCGCATTGCCCTTAATTGCATCAATGATCTGATCCTTGACTGCATTGTAGTGGCTCAGGTATTCCTGCTCGTTTGCACACTGTTCCATTTCGTCACAAAATGCCTCGAACTTCTTGATTCCATGATAGATGGGATCTAGGGCGCAAAGCCGCTGGTAGAAATATGGATTATCGAAAACGGAAATAGGAATTCTGCAATCTTTGCAAAATCGCTTTTTCAGAATGATGGATTGTAAAATTTTTTCCCTGTTCATCTCAAACACCTCTTAACTCTGCATGCTTTACGCTGCACATACTCCGCTGTTTACATACATTCTGAAGTCATTAACTTCATCCATGTTGACGTTATCTGGCAGATTTGTCTTTTGTGCCAAATAAATCAAGTGGTTTTCAAGTCGTTCAACAATTTCATAGAACTCAGGGATAGGCTGTTTGTTTTCGTCTAGGTATTTGCCAAAACGAATATCCATCAAGAACTCATGATCTTTCTCACGATATGTAACGATTTCGCCATATTCGAGAATATCAAAACACATGAGATACAGTCTGACCAGATGAGCCATATGCTTGCCCAACTTGTCGTGAGCAACCGCCTTTGCGTTTCGCCCACCAAATTTGTTGTATGCCTTAACGATAGCATTCATTTCATTCCAAAGACTGCGATAGTCTCTCAGTGGATAATGCGAAAGCGAAATATCCATGAAGATCTCACTATCCAAATCAGGATTGAAGGCTTCGTCTACATACAATTTGATTGAATCTTCCGGGAAATAGAAGTACTTTGCCTTGAAGTCAACCGATGCATGATCGATGCTTCTCAGGATGTTCTCTTCCATTTTTGTCTGACTAACGCACCTGGCAGCTTTATTCTCCATGCGTCGAAGCTGGGAATTCGCATAGCCGCCGAATGAGTGAATGGCACGTTTAGAAAGAAACATGTGTCGATTTTCTACAAGCGCTCTGCCTTCGGGGGAAAGATACAAATAATGTTCTGGTTTCAGTCCTAGCATCTCAATAGTGTTTGGGTTGCAGGAACACAAAAGATTAATGATCTTGTCAAAGGAGTAGATTGTAGTGTCAGTGTTTACTTCAACTACTTGCTCGAAGTCCTGCCCGATCAGGATGTTTCTCTTGGAATTGGTTGCAATTCCTCGCACATCTAGATCACTGGTTTCGGTGTTCATGCCGTATGCATGGCTACCACCTAGGCCAAGCAAGATGATATTTGAGCCTAAGTTCTTGTCCGTTCGTAGAAAATCATATTCCTCAGTCAGAAGTTTTTCTCTAATTTCTGGAAGCTCCATAAGATCACCTCCAAATATTTAGATGCAAACCTTGACAATTCGGAAAATTTGACCTATAATACTTTTGCAAGTGGTCATATTTTCTTTACGTTCATTATCTTAGCAGATTATTTGACCGTTGTCAAGCTTAATTTCGGAATATTTTACCGTTAAGAGGTGCGCATTATGGCTAACACTTTATATGAGAGAATCAAATCTTTGTGTTACAGAAAGGGGGTTACTATATCTCAGTTAGAGTCTGAACTGGGATTTGGCAGCTCTTCCATCAAAAAGTGGGAGAAGACCAGCTCTCCGTCTGTAGATAAGATCGTCAAAGTGGCTAGTTACTTTGATGTTTCACTAGACTACCTTATGGGGCGCACCGATATTGAAAGTTCGGTATCTGAGATTTTAGGTGATGATGACGTTATCTCTTTCCAAAGAGCCAGAAGAAAAATGACTCCAAAAGATAGGGATAAGTCTATGCAAATGCTGAAACTCGGATTCGAATATGCATTTGCTGACGAGGATGGTGATGATGATTGATTAGACGTGCTTATATCAACCACCAGGTATTAAGCATCTATAACAACCTTGAGTCTCTGGTTTTCCCTCTTGATCCAAAAGAAGTAATTAGGCTCATGCCTGATTGCAGATATATGTCTTATCAAAAAATGGCGAAGATCAGCAACTCTTCCGTAGAAGATGTCATTGAGTTGTGTGAAAGCAAGTCTGGATGTACACATTATGATATATCGAATAAACGATATCTCATCCTTTGTAACCAGTCTTACGATGAAAACAACAATGCTGGGCGGCAACGTTGGACATGCAGCCACGAGATAGGCCACATCATATGTAACCATCACGTTTTGTCTGCATATGATAAGCTTGCCGAAAACAGCTTATTGCAGATCTCGAATCCGGAGTATGAGGCGGAAGCAGATTTCTTCGCCGGTTCTCTGCTTGCCCCATTCCCATTGTTCGATCAACTCCATATCGCATCTCCGATTGACGTACAGAATACTTTCGGCCTGTCCAGCGAGGCTTCACTTTATCGCTTCAAGCAATATTTGAGATGGAAGTCCACTAGAGTTAAGACGGCCTGGGAGAATGATATGATTCGGGTCTTCAAACAAAAGAACATTTCAGCTTAATACATAATCATCTCACGGGAATACTACCCGTGGGGTGATTTTTTATGACCAAACAAGAGTATATTCATATCAGAAATCTCGCATGGGATCTTTTGATAGATGCGAAGATCTCTTCTCTTCCGGTCAATGTGGATAGAATAGAGGCTGTGTATTCATTGCCACATAGAACTGATTGCGCCACACGATATGATCGTATGTTGATTGCGGCAGATCAGATATTAACCATATATGGCCTGAATAATAAACCTGACAACGCAAAGCATCTTGCGGTAAGGGTTCTTGCTCCGATGATCGTTATAGATCATATTGGAATAAGCTCTTATGATGAACTTATGTATTACACCGATCTTCCTGTTTATCTTGCTAGGCAGCGCTTTAACCGTCTAATCGAGTTGAGGCAAAGAGGGAAGTTCGAGGAATCGTATTTAGAAACCCAAGTGCTGAAACAGTTTTCTATCTGGATCAATCATATTCGTCACTAGCTTTGTTGCGTCGTTTTTCTTATATTACCACATAATTCTATATTTGTCAAGCACTTTGTTGCGTTTACTTTAGATCTTTTTGTATACGATCTCAAGTAACTCTCTTGGAAGATACTTCTCCAACAGCACCCGATCATCTAAGCCGGTTCCGCCAAACAACTCTTCAGCTACACTTCCGCCGATTGCGCACAGAGTATCCATGTCGCAGTCCAGGCTGAACACATTTCTAATGAAGCCAATATAACTGTCGGCCTCATATACGCAACGCATGGCTACAGGAACGCTATCCTGGCAAGTGCCGCTCCATGTGTAAGTGTCACGGATATCGTCAAGAGATCGCTCAGAGCTGAAGGTATACTCACTTCTCGGATACATGGTATTGACGAATGCAAGCATATTATCCTTGTTCCATCCATGCTTTACCATGAATGCGCAGACTGCGGTGACTACGGCTCCTTTGATTCCCTCTGGATCATTGTGGCTACAAGCTGCGGACATCTTTGCATATAGCTTAACATCTTCGATGTTGTCAAAATGATCTGCAACATATGACACTCTCATTGCGGAGCCATTGCCAAAACTGCCATAAGGCTGAGGATCTTCGTCGAAAATCCATCCATAGAACAGTCCACCATATCCTGCATCTGGGTATTCTCTTCCGAATTTCTGATACATTTCAGTAAATGACTTACCATCAATGAGTGCAGCTTTGGTTGCGATTGTCATTACGGTATCATCTGTGTATCTCGAATGTTCGGTGAACAGCTCCATAGTAGCTGGATCACGATCAGGAGACATGCCAAATTCATATTGGGATCCGGCAATATCGCCTAGGATTGCACCGATGATAGACATTACTCTTCACCGACCTTTGCCAGCATGGTCTGAAAATACTTGAGACCAGCCCGGTAGAAGGCACGCTGATTATTCATATCTTCTTCAGTGATATCGGACAGCTGCCCAAGCTGTGCTTTGAATAGCTGATCTTGTCTACGCAGCTGAATCGTGTTCTGAATCAAGCGAATAACCTGAGTTAAAATCAGAACAGTGATACAAATAGCCAAATATGTATCCATGTTTATCCTCCAATTGCTTCTCTGACCTGTCGATCAGAATAGTTTCTCATAGCAAGTGCCATATGGCATTTCACATAATCCATGACGAATACCAAGTGATAATAGTCTGGACATCTACTATCCTTTTCACCACTATGGTATAATTCCATGCACTTAGAAAATGACTCACATTTGGCACATCTTCCTTCATTCATCATAGCGCTTACTTTTGTTTATGAGGTCTCGCTTTTTTGGAATGCGAGTCTTTCCCTCTTCTCGATTTGCCTTACACTGATTGCAGTTTCTTCTGCTTTTACAGAACCAGCACCCATCTCTATCGAGATAAATCCAATGCGGCATAGCTGGGCGTGGTTTACGTTTTCCTTTGCTCAATTGGCGCTCTCCAACCTTCGAAAGTTTCGATGTTTACATTTCAATAAAACACCGTTTTTATAACCATTCAGGCTTTTGGAATCGCTCTGTGTATCGAATTTCCGATCTTTCCTCGGAATCAATGTCATAAGCATCGTTCCAGTACTTGAATAGGTCTTCGCCCTTGGGCAAGTAGCATACGATGATAGCATAACTGTCGTCCATTGCATATCCGGTACACCACCAGGGCATCTGAATCGACTTCATATCGATCAATGGTCTGCAATCATCGACTGCTTTTGTTTTGAATCTATACCAGATCAAATCCATCTGTTTACCTCATTTATGACATTTTGCACTTTACGTGGAACTCAAATGCCTGATCTGGTTCTGACAAAACAACATGACATGTTTCTCCACGGTAGATCTGGCCTTTTGTATGATCGCAATCAAATCCACCATATTCCTCTTCGCAGATAGAGCAATAGGATTTACGCATTGAAAGGCCAACATGTACTTCTGTCTTAATGCCGAATGAAACCAGTTTCAAAACCTCTTCTGTTACGCTATTGCGATAGACAAAGATGTATGCCCTCACTTTTGCTACACCGTCTTTGATAACAGTCTCTGCATCAAAAATGGCTGCATTCGTCCCGGTACACAACTCTTTATTGCCGACAATGCCCTTAACTCCGATGAACTTTTCTGCGATTTCCGGCAGACTATCTCTGTCAAATCGCTCAAAATCAGAGTCAACCTGATCGTTGCACAGTTCGGCTTGCAGCACAAACACATCTGACGGTTTTGCGTTGCTGCCTAGACTTGCCATCTTTTTAATCATTTCCCACTGCGCAGGAGTAGGATTATAGTCAAGCGTCTTCATACCGGAAGCAGATCCGATCTTTACAGCTTCTCCGTTTCGTTTATCCTTTAGCAGAATATTGCCATTGAACACAGAAACCTCAAGATCGCCCTTATTGATTAGAGTTTTTACCTCAATAATGTCGATCATTTCGATTCCTCCTGTTTGATAGGCGGCTCAGGCATTGGTTTCCAATGTGTGACACAGCAACTACCGATCTTTGACCAGTACCAGCCGTAGTCATCGCCGCCGTATTTTCGCTGTCTAAACTGAGAAACCAGCTTACCATTCTTATATGGTGGGTGCGCCACAATGCAATTAATTACTTTCTTGCCCTTGTTTTCAGGCATGTCCTCCGGTAACATCTCAGATATCGGAATCCACCGCTCAATGGTTACGCCTTTTGAAATAAGGTGGTCGGCAACTTCTTCATTCCACACTTCATCGTCAAGCCGTATCCCATGTCGCTCATGCTCTGTATATCCAGCGCCGTGTCTTTGAACATCGTTCAAAATTTCAATTAGTTGTTCTCTTATTTTATCCATTGTTCCTCGGATGGTTTTTCAAGAGGACGATAGTATGTACCAACAGTACCATCCCATGCAGACCATATTACTTCCATTGTTGGGCTACCGGATTTCTGACCATACAGAAAATCAGGTCTCCATGTAAGCGGTAACACATAGGACGGTGCATCATTTCGGAACATATTGATTCTGGATTTTGCATGCCAGAATTGGGATTTCAGCAGGAATGCGCAATTTGTGTTGAGATCACGTGCATGCTGAATAAACTCCGCCGCCTTTGAAAACGGAGGATTAGTAATGATCCAGTCACAATCTCTTTGAGATTCAAGAAAATCTACACCAGATTCACCATAACCAAAGTCATTGAGATCTGTACAGATTACTTCATAACCTCGTCTCTTCAGCACTTCTGCAAGCTTGCCAGCTCCGCATGCAGGTTCCCATACCTTTGCTCCCGGATGTAGTGAACCATTCGCCTCTAGAAAATCAATTAATGCTACAGTCGCCAGGGGGGGTGTCTCATAGAAATCCACCTGGTTACGATCCTTGGCTGATCTGTTAGCCAAAATATTGCCGTTCATCTTCTTTTGTCCTCTAACCATTTGTTATCGATGTAGTAGAATCCAGCCACCAAGCAGCCGGTAAAGAACACCCAGAACACCCAGAAGATAGCGACAGAACCATCGGTCAATTTAGACTCAAGTGTTTCTGCAATCGTCATATAATCATACATGTTTGTCGCAGTAATAGTATTGTCTCCTAGCTTCGTATAAATCGTGCCAACGCTATAGGTTGGCGCTCCGTTATACACATATCTGACCTTACTGGATTCTTTGATTGTCGCAATATGGCTCTTATACGGAAAATCGATCATGCCATAGTCGAACTCAACGTCCAAGAAAGTAATTTTCTCAGAATGCTTCTTCCACGAATCGGCATAATCCCAAGAGTAATATACTTCCTCTTCTGTGTATGTTACGGTTTTACCGTCTACAGTTTTTGTCTTTGTAACAGTTCTGGTGTGCCTCGTATACTTTTCTTTGATTTTCTCGACATACGAATACTCTCCGCCGATTTCATCAAATGTAACAGTATCGACTGCCTTCAACTCACCGTATACGAAAGCATTACCAACATTCGTTTTCATACCGTATTCAAACAGATCTTTGTCATTATCAATCTTGACTGCGGTATTAAACTCTTGTTGCCGTTCCATAACTGTATCATTGATCCCGTCTGCAATGATTACTCCAAACAGGATCATGACACATACAATGACAATACTGACCAAAACTTCCCGTTTGGTGATTGTCATATCATACATCGCTTAGTCCTCGAAGAGATTCGTTGGAGCATCCTGATATTCGTCACCAAATTCAAGATACTCAAAGTCCACAACTTCATAGCCCAGGCTCTCAAGGATGGCTGCATTAGGGAACTTTCTAACGTACTGCTTGTACTTTTTGACCCAAGTATTATAGTTTCCTCTGTGATCTGCGATCAGGTTCTCAGTGATTGCAAGCTCCTTCATGAGTTCCTTATAGTTCTCATCACTCTTCAGCTCAGGATAAGCTTCTGCAACCGCATTAATCATAGTCTGGATTTCGCCGGAAACAGCGTCGGAAGAACTGCCTCTGGCCTCAATGACTGCCATCAGAGTATTGTACTCGTGTTCGTCATAAGCCTTCACGCAGTCAACCAGATTAGGAATAAGATCTGCTCTCCGCTTTTCCTGAACGCTAATATCAGACTTAGCCGTTCCGATCTGCTCTTCCAGAGAAATAGCCTTATTCTGTACCCCCTGAACGATAAAAGTCCAGAGCAGTGCAACTGCGAGAATGATTGCAACGACGATCAGGATAAGCTTGATACTTACTTTGTTCATTTCATTCACTCTCCACAAATTTCAGATAGATTGGTTTTGGGTTCAACATTGCCCCTGTTTCAGTTTCATACTGAATGATCTTTGGTGCGATTTCAGCGTCTAACTCTTTTCTGCTCATTCTCTGATCGACAATAATAACGTGCGATTCTTTGCCCTTGGGTCTGTCTGCAATGAATTCAAACACGCTACCATTGTTGAAAAGGAACTTCAGACTTGTCTCTGCATTAACCCATTCCGCAAGAATAAGATAGCTTTGCAGTTCATCAATGGAATTGCGAACAGCTTCGCAGCTCTTTTTATCTTTGAGGTACACCGTGACGATGTACCCCGGAAGATTAATGCATCGCTTCAGAAAACGTGAAATCTTGCTGCTGGTTTCTTCGTTCATCAGCACAGGCTGTCGAATGAGGCGACATCAACAACACCGCTGGCCTTGTAGTCAGAGGTGATCTTAGACATAGTGGAATACACGGAACCGATGCCTCTGGAATTTGCGCTGTAGGACTTTGCATAATCCAGGTTGATGCCGATGCCACCGGCAACTTCCTCAACGTCGATATTTGCGCCCAGGAAGATAAACTGCCAGCTGTACTTGTTGGTCTGATGCTCGATCATTTCCTTTACCTTGCGCTGGCTGTACTCTCGGCTGGCGTTCTCCATGCCATCAGTGGTAATGACAAAAATGATCTTGGAAGGTCTTTCATCTTCAGCAGTGTTGCTCAGTCTATGACCAACATCATTGATGGTCTTGCCGATTGCGTCATACAGTGCGGTGCAACCACGAGGCCAATAGTCCTTGGTGGTCATGGGAGCAACATCATGAACGTTCACGCCATTGTGCAGGATCTCGTATTCATGGTCAAACAGAACAGTGGTCAGTTTGGTCTCGCCAGGATCCTTTTTCTGTTCCTCGATGAAGGCATTGTAACCGCCGATAGTATCGTTGGTCAGACCAGCCATAGAGCCGCTTCTGTCGAGAATGAAAATGACTTCGCTTAGATTGGGATTCATTATCTTATTTCCTTTCTTCATATCTCACTTTGTTGGGTTGCTTTTATACTGTTTAATAAATGGGAGATTACAGATACCGTCCATCCATTTCCGAGCATCTTATATGCTTGTGTGTCTGAGACAGGGAACTCGTACCATTCAGGGACAGTCTGGAGGCGCATGCACTCGCTGACAGTCAGCTTTCGGATGATATAGTGTCCATCTTCCAACTTAATGGGATACTGCTTATTATTAATGGTGATTTCACCATCTTTGACTTTGTAAACGGAGTATGCCTTTCCGTCAGTATCGCATACCGAATCGGCTGGAACTCCGTCTGTAAATTCTACCGGGACAGCATAGAGACCAGTTTTAGCACCCATGCCACCACCGTTGCCGCAAAGAGTGTCACGCTTTGCGGCAACGGAATAGATTCTGTATTGCTGCGAATCGTGCGCCTGATTTTTCGCCTTGTTAGGCCAAGTGCCTACTCGCACAGGTTCTGCAACTCCGCTTTGAGGGTAATGGCCTCCGCCATTCACAAAATTCGCAAATGCAGACTTATAATAATTTGCTTTGATCGCAAAACTCTTATCTCCGTCTACAACATTTACGGGAGCTGCCGCCATTGTTCTATTCGATCTCGCATGTCCCTTTTCCAGAAATGTTTCCGGTGATCCTGGCGTCTTCCAGTAATTTGCGTCCAAACAATAACTTTTGTCTTCAGCTGTATTACTGTAGCCGAATGCGCTGTCAAGCACATCTTGAAGTAGGATACCACGATCATTTGGTAATTGAACATCTACTTTGCTATACGTTCCATCTTCGTTGCGCTTTCCAACCCAGTACAATCTCTGTCTGTGCTGTGCGGAAACCAAAGAGGAATTTATACAAATAGGTTCGAAACCAAAGGTTTGATTAATACTCCCCCGGATAGCTCTGGACATAGATTTGTTATTTTCATAGATGAAGTACTTAGGCTGCGCTTCATCTAATGCCTTCACATAGCGGCAGAACAGTTCCCAGCCCATGCCACTTGCTTCGGTCTCTCTGTTGCTCTTCTGAGCAATAGACCAGTATGTACAAGGAGATCCGCCCATCAGAATATCGAATCCTTTATACTGTGCAAAGTCAGCTTCGAACACATCTCCCATATGCTCGATGAACGGGAAGTTGTGGGAAGTAGTCTGCACAGCATATTTATCGATCTCATATGCGACGTATCTGCCTACTTTGATCCCAGCCTCGATCAGTGCCAGCATTGCACAGGCCATACCGTCAAAGAGGCTGAGGATCTTTAAGCCGTCCGGAGTTAAAAGAACTTTTTTATTGCTGTTGCAATTCATGTATCTCTTACTTCTCCTTAATTATAGCACACATTAGCTGTTTTGTCAACAACTATTTTGTTGCGATTTCTTTTGGGTTAAACAAAGTGCAATAAAGTCACTCTCAGACAAGATCTGAGTGCCATACTTCATTGCTTTCTGATTCTTACTGCTGCCGGAGTCCTTATCATTGGTAATAAGGTAGCTCGTTTTAGCTGTCACGCTGGACACGATCTTGCCGCCATACTTCTCGATCTCCGCCACCAGCTCTCCACGGTTAGCGAATACTTCCAGCTTGCCAGTGATACAGAATGACTTACCACCGAAAATATTGTTCAGCACTGCGGATTCGTCATGCTCAATGTTCAGGACATTGCACAAAGGCTTGATTTCATAAACATGATCCTGGATATACTTGTTGATTCCGGCGCTTGTAGTCTCACCAAAGTCCTCCAGACAAGTCCAGTCATAGTTGTTCATGCCATAGTAGATCAGCAGTTCCAGAAGATTCTCACCGTTGACAGCCTTTGACTCGCAGTGTCGTGCGATGGTTTTTGCGCTGGATTTACCGATGCCTGGAATGCCAATAGCGACAATGACATTTTCAAGCTTTCTGTTCTTGCTCTGCTCAATAGATTCAAGCAACTTTGCAACTCTGACCTTGCCGAAACCACTGGACTGCTCAAGGTTGTCCTTAAACAAACGAATATCATAGATATCCTTGAAGTCACGGATATAGCCAACAGTCACAAGATTGTCAACAGTTTCGCTTGACAGGCCGACAATATCCATTCCAGTCTTGCCGCAGAAGTTGACTAACTTATCAACAATCCGTTCATGGCACTGATCGTTGGTGCAGTATAGCATCTCTCGTCCATTGTCATTCTTGATCGTAACGGGAGAACCGCAACACGGACATGCGGTTGGAATGTCGTATGTATCACTCTTTGTCAGGTTTGCTGTGATCTGTGGAATGATCTGATTGGCTTTAATCAAGGTCACAGTGTCGCCAATACCAAGCTTCAGCTCACGGATGACGCTAACATTACTAAGAGTAGCACGAGCTACAGTAGTACCGTCAATCTCAACGGGATCCAAGATAGCAACAGGGTTTACCAGTCCAGTTCTGCTAACAGACCATTCAATATCCAGCAGCGTAGTCTCATTCGGTTCCTGATAAAATTTGAACGCCAGTGAATGTTTTGGATGATGGCTCGTAGAACCAAGGCTCTGACCATAAGTTACATCATCAAAAGAACCAACCAAACCGTCAATAGGCCAGCCAACAGTTGCGCAGTAATCCTTGATCGTGTCAAAGAATCCATAGCAGTTCATTGGGTCTTCAATGTGATATGGCACAATAGTAAAGCCGAGCGCCCAGAGAAAATCAAAGCTTTGATGGAATGTGTATCCACTGTGGCGCAAACCGTCCTTGCCAATAGCTGAATGCAACTTCCAGGCAACAAATTTCACGTTTCTCTGTGCTGCAATCTCGCTGTTCAGCTGACGCATAGTGCCGCTTGCAAGATTTCTGGGATTTGCGTAAGAATGCTCACGCACATAATCCTTGAACTCCTTACCCTCAAGACCTTTTTCCTTTGCTTCTCTTTCAGCCTTTTCGATCAGAGGCTTGTTGATAGCATCGAAAGTTTCGGAGTCAATGATGCATTCACCGTCGATAATTAATTCACCGTCAAAAGGAATAACCTTCGGCAGATTGGAGATAACCAACGCATTGTGGGTGATATCTTCTCCAACGTCGCCGTTGCCACGGCTCTCTGCAAGAACCAGTCTACCATTCCGGTATGTAATGGAGCAAGTCAGACCGTCCATCTTCGCCATCAGAACAATCTTCTTACCACCAAAATAGTTGATAAACTCGTCTGGATCTGTTGTCTTACCGAGTGATAGCAACTGATGGTTGTGTTTCACCTTTTTCAGCTTGCTAATGACTTCATAGCCAACAGTCTGCGTGGGAGAATTGGGGTAGATAATACCAGTCTGATCCTCCAGCAATCGCAGCCGGTCAAACAATGTGTCATATTCCTTGTCTGAAACAAGGCTCCTATTATCATTGTAATAGGCGTTTCTGTATCTGTTGAGTTCTTCAACAAGATTTTTCATCTCAAGCATAAAGCAGTTCCTTGTATCCTTTATATCCTTCCAGAATATCTTTTGCAGTTCTGGGTGTATAACACATGTATGGCATCATGCAACCGACATTAATCATGTCGCACTGTTTACCGTACAGAGTAGTCATCTCATACTGCATGCGCTCCATCATGTTCCACTCGAAACTGACATGTACATGACCATAGAAATGAATCCAGCCATAGAAGTGGTCTCTGTAACAAGGAATCGGATAGTGGCACAAAACAATGTTATAGCCATCAATCTGAAGTTCCTTGTAATCGCAGACTTCGTTGAACAAGCTGCGGACACGCTTATCTCTCAGCAACTTATGATCGTGGTTGCCAATGCAGAGGTTCTTCTTACCGTTCAAACGGCTGAAAATCTCAATCGTCTTTGTGGATCCATACCAACTGAAATCGCCCAGGATCCAAACTTCATCATCCTCACCGACAACTGAATTCCAGTTATTGATAAGTGCCTCGTCATGTTCTTCGATAGTTCTAAACGGACGATTATCAAATGTTAGAATATTTCTGTGTCCAAAATGAGGATCGGAAATGAAAAATGTCTTTCTCATATTTGATTCGTTTACCTTTTACTCATAATCCACCAGAGATCAGATTTGTGGAAATCTCTACCATACCAATAGATAAACGCATGACCATCTTTCTTGAAAGAAATATACAGCCGATCTGTCATATCCACGTCATATGTAAGAATCTCTTCCATGTTCTCAATGGAGATCTTATCGACTTCTTCCTGGTTCATGCCCCATATACCTTTGGCAAACGGGTCAATCCAGTTATTAAATTCAATTCTTCTTGGTTCATACTCTTCAACAAGCTTCTTCCAGACTTCTTTGAATTCAGGATCGTCCCATTCATCTCCGTCTTGATCCCACTCATCTGGTACATCCGGTTCATCATCATAGAAATGAATAGAAAACTCTTCTGTTTTGTATTTTGCAAACAGCCAATCGATAAACCGCTGGCTAAGTGCAAATTTCTTGAATGTCAATCCATTTGTGCATCCACTTTGAAGCTGCTTTTCAATCAGATCAACTCTAATGTTAATCAAGATCATCAACTTCTTTTGATAGGGATTGACCACAATTTGTGCAATACTTCGCACTCTTTGTGATACGTCTTTCACAGTTCGGACAATGCAAAATATTGTGCCACAGAATTTTCTTTTTCTGAACATCTCTTGATCTTTCTTCGGAAACCAGTCTTCTAGTTGGTCTAACTAGAATTCTACCATTGTCCCAGTCAAATCCGGAGAAAACAGATTCAATACCGGCGCTTGCATGTGCGCCGATACTCTTATCTGCCAAGACAATAACAACCTCATCATTTGCATGCCCAAGTTTACAAAGTGTATCTAATTTGTATTTCAGATCTTTGCACGTCATATAGATTGCTCCTTCAGAACATCTGTATATGTGGCGCATTTCACATCACAATGCAAATACTCGTTCAATGCTGCGCCAAGAATGCTCTCCACTTCGTCGATAAGCACAGTGTCATACAGACGCATGCCTCTGCATTTCCAGTTCCGTAGCTCATAGAATGTTACAGGAGTTGGAATAGTGCATCCCATCTCTGCGGCTTTGTCTTTGATTGACTTTGCCATGCATTCATTCGCCGTTGCGATAGGATATCCGGTTGCTTCGCTTGCATATATCAGGCCAGTTGTTTTACCAGACTGACGTTTCTTAATCAGTAGCCGCATCTTGTACCTCCTTACCGATCATATCGGACTTTGCAGATTCAATCATACGCCGAAGATTATCGATACGTCGCTGAACAAGATCGTTGTACATTTCGACTGCCTCTTCATATGTATCCGCATACATTCTTGAATCTCTTCTGACGGAACCAGATCCACGCTTTACTTTTGTTCCTTTCTTATACGGAACAAAGTGTAATGAATTATATCTCAATCCATTATTAACGATCTCGCCCAATACTGGTTCGCATTTCAGATCGTGCCGTTCGGTATCATCATTGATATCATAGGCCAATCCCCAAATTGGTTTGCCAATTGGAGCTTTACTTCTATCACCGTAGTAGTATTTCATTTTTCAAACCAATGCTTTCCTTTGAATTTGTAATCCTTACAAGTATCTGCTGTTTTGTCTGGATGCCGCTCTTTCTGATCGCAATCCAAAGAACCATGAATTATACATGAATGCGAAATATATCCGCAAAAATGGTCTTCCATACAATTCTCGCAGTCATAACACCATCTTTTGCCTTTCTCGGCAGCATTTCGTAAACGCTGAAGAAAATCCAAATATGGTTTATCATGATCTTCATCATAGATCTCTTCAACAACATAGCACATTGGGACTTCCTCAATGCACCATACATCATTATCTGAACAACCAAATACGTATCCAGTCTCACACATATCATGCGCAGAGACCTTCAATACAACAGGAGTCTTGTTCCAGCGCTTCGCAGACTTCCATGCCATAGACTCATCTGCCGTCAGATGCACAGCATGGCGGCTCATTTTGCTGATATGACCACTCTTCTGAATCTTTCTATATGCCTCCAGAGTAGTTCCGTGATACAGGAAATCAGGCGGAGTCCGATAATCAAGCTCAGGCTCAACCCAGGGGATAGAGTGGCCTTGACATGCCTTAATCCTGGAACCGTCTGTATTGAACCGATATCTGCCCTTGTTATCGTTTGCTACTATGTCCTTCAGCTGGCTCAATGTGACAGAATAGCTACTGTTTGAATTAATCTTATCAATCAGCTGCGCAACATCCACCCAACCATGTTTATCCATAGACAAGCCAATATCATCCGGTTTGTGCCGGAGAATGTATGACAGATAGATTGAAATGTCTTTCTTCTTTGCCATGTTATACACCTCTTGGTATATGTATCTTATAATTTCTTGGATGGTAATGAGGATAACGGCTGGCGTTGCGCCACATCCATTCATGCGCTGATCTTGAATACAGAGTTTCTTCATCGTACTTCAAGTATTTTTCACCATCACAATATTGCTCATATACCGTCCTGGCATCTTTGAACCGTTCTCGCAATGGATCTGAATCGCTTATTTCTGATATCACAAATTTGTGGTCTTCACCAATAATAAACGCAAATGGATCATCAAAATCTCTGCGAACAAGATTAATCACCTTCATGGTGTGTACCTCTTCGCAAATTTGTCGAACCAGTCATCACAGTACCATTTCTCAAGAGAATCCTTATCTTTGATAACTTTATCTTTTACATGGTACGGCGGAACAGGATTCTCAGCATCAACCAGTTCATATCTGGATTCATCTCTGTATCCGACTCTACCGCAGATCACGCAAACCTTAGTTGCAGACACATTGTAACTTTTGGTTTTGCTGTCAAATAAGCTTCCAAAGTTCCGGTGCAAAAGAACGGTTTCATATTCATGCTTATGATCGGCACGAGGCTGACCCTTCTTCTTTGATTTCTTTCTGTGTTTCGGTTCCTCTTTTTCAAGAGGAAAACGTCTTTCGTTCATAATTCCTACGTCCTCGCAAACTCAGTTATTACCATATAACTGGCTATAACTTTTCAGTTCCTCACAAGAAATAATCTGAAAATTAGAATATCCATTGTTTTGAAACTGTTTAATAGCGTACTCTCTTGCCATTTCTTTTGTGTTAGCTTTGACAAGAGTTTTCATTCTTTTCTTATATGTTCTGTCTTTGCACGTTACAACCCAGGATTTGACCATAAACAAATATCTCCGATTCCGGCAATAAACATTGGCATGATAATAGTTCTGAACCACTCGCTATCACAAACTTCTTTTGTTGTGTAAACATAGTTCAAACGCCAACCAAGAAAATTCACAGCTCCTGTCTTTATCCAGTCAATGCGCAAAACATTTGTCTCAACAGAATATTCACCAATACCACACTTTATTTTCAAAGCATCAGGAGCTAACTTACTTATGAAATCTTGCGCTTCTTGCAATGTGTCACAGATAACAGCAACCCGAATTTTCTGTATCACTTTGTAGCTTCCTTTTTCTTGTCTTCTCCGAAGATCCATCTCCATTTTCTATTGTGCATTTCCGTCAACAGTAATAGTAATTGGGCAAATGGCGGAATCTTTTTGTATCCCATTTTTATCACGTCTTTCTTCAAGTAACTTGATCCGACAATCAATTATATGTCTAAGTTCTTCTTCAGTAGATTCAGCCGTACAGGACATATGCACAATGAATTCTCCGTCTTTAGTAATGATTATGTGGTAGCAATATGGATCCATAACAGCGGTATATCCTCTGTGATTAACTACCAAAGATGGTTTATAGAGTCTGTCATCCTCTACGCCAAATCCATGAAATTTTTCAAATTCACTGCCTTCAATACACTCCCAACACGGGATGTTATTGCCAATTGCATAGTTGTATGAACAATCGCAACACAACTTTTTTCGCCAAGTGAGTTTCCAAATAACCTTTTTAATACCATCAATTATTTTCATTGTTCCACCATTGTTGCCCTGGATGTTGACCGATCATTCTTGCACCGCAGCTTGAGCAATAATGAAGCCCAAGATCATCGATTGGATCATAGTCGTCACAGCATTCAGCGTGACCGCAAGCTCCACATTTCCATTCGTCTGAATCATCGGTCTGATACCATTCAGCTTCAATTAGCGGAACAAGCTTTGTATTTGCTGCTTTATTGAGCATATCTTCAAAAGAATACTCATTGCCATTATGTAGAAACGCAAGTCGATCTTTATAGATAATCAGCGCATTCTTATCGTCACCAATAACAAATGCGTCTCTTTCTTCATCGACACAGATATTGCCGATTCTCATATCAGATGATACCCTCTCTTTTCATAAGATTCTCTTGGGCGGACAACACATTGCGCAAAGCTTCATGTATCAGATCGACGGTTCCATCGTCCTCTTCATACCTGAAATTATTGCACATGTCACTGAATACTCTTGACAACACTTCATGCGCAACTTTGACCCTTACCAATCGTTCTGCATTATTCACCTGAGCGCCCTCTTGATTCTTTCGAGTAACCGGTACTCAAACTTCTTGCAAGGGCATCCACCACCTAAATTCCTCATAGATCCATCCAGGGAGCAGATTACCTTATCTGAAAATTGGGTACATTTGCTGTAGTATTTGCATTTATCGGGGTCTGGATAGTAAACTCTTCGTACACTCTTACCCATAAAATTCCTCTTTCTTTATTCGAACAGATCTTCCGATTCACGATAAAATCATTCTTTCATTCTCGTTGTCTGATTCTCAAGAATTAATTTCTTCTTTGTGCCATCGTTGTAACAGACAAAGATTTGAGTATCCGGATCATCGAGATATACATTGAACAGATAATAGACATCATCTTTATCCTGGGTATCCACCTCGATAATTCGTTTTGGTGAATTTGTTCCATGATAGTTTTCTGGAACATGCAACTCATAGTGCGTTCTAACTCTCATTGCATCCTCCCGAAAAATCCCACTCATAGCTTCCGCATATATCTGCCATGCAGCCATCTTGAATGATGTTACAAAGTGTTCTAACCGAGCATTGCTTCTCATTGACATATGAGAATACATCTGGATTCTTCTTACACACATTTGTGTTTAGAAGTCTTGATTTGATAGAATCAAATTCAGATACAAAACGCTCATAGTTTACCTTGATTCTATAGTGATTATTGATACAATAGCATCCGGCAACAGTAGGGATCCTTTGTACTTCCTTTTCAATTACCAGGCCGCAAGTATCTTCCAATATTTTCTTGAATGGCTTCTTAGACTGAAACCATTCCCAGTCATACGTAGGTTTCTTCATAACTCACCCATAGAAATTACATTTGCCTTTGTCTCCGCCACATGAACATAATTCTCGTTCTTTGGTTCCATAGCAAACGGTCTTTCCATATTCCTCATGAAAACAGTCGCATTTCTTATTAACCGGGGACACAATAGCCAACGCTACCTCCAGAATCTCCGGTTCCAGATCTGCATACTGTTCGACGATTTCCTGTGCAAATTTCAGCGAATGATAGATCTTCGCTTTACGCAGCTGTTTATCAAAATACTTGTAACCACACCAGAACAAACCGTTACTGGTTCTGATTACGTACATTTTCTTATCAGCCATTTTCACACTTCCTTACAATCCTGGGCAAAGCAACAAATGATGCAATCACATCAGACAGCTTATAGTCCATCGTATCGATCTGAAGGATTTCAAAACCGACTGTGTTCATAAGCTCTTTGATGTTTTCTTCGTATCTGTCTTTTGCGTTCATCATTGCCTTGTAGTCTTTTACCAGCCCGGTATCCTGATAGCGCTTTTCCAGCTTTTCAATCCACTGATCCTTCAGCCTAGGACTAGGGCAAACGATCACTAATCTGGCCTGATCTGCATGGAAAGACAGATAGTTTCTTACACACTCATGTGATGACACAAACACGGTGTAGCCCTGTTCAGACAAATTCATTGCGATATTGCAATAGGGAATATACCAATCATTCTGGCGAACACCATTGACAAAGAAATTACTGCTTTCCAGATCAATGAATCCGTTTCCGTTCTTTGCCAGAGTAGACTTACCGATTCCCTGGTAGCCAACAATAATCATTGTTATACCTCTCAATCAACTTGGCAAAAGCATGTATCAAAGTCGCCAGCATCATCTCTAAGCTTTTCAATGGCGACGATCAACATGGTATCCATTCCTGCATTGCCGGAATCAAGAACCTCATCTCTTGCTGCTTTGAATCTTTCTTCCCCAAGCGCCTTCTTAATACCCTCATATAAGTGAGTATAGTAGCCCTGATAGTTCACCGACGTTTCAATGAACTTAATTGCTGCTTCAAACGGCTTTCTGCATGCTTCCCACTGCCCAGTTGACAGCATTGAAGTCATAATTTTTGAAGCATCCTTCAACATAGTTTCGTTATGTATCATTTGAATCTTTTTCCTCTATGTAAAAGATATTTGCATCTTCACGATTACAAATTAAGAACAAGATCATGCTCTCAAGATCTCCATCTGGATCGCCCCAATCAAAACAACCATCATGTTCTTTAACAAAATCGATCATATCCTCAACAAGACCAGAGAAATGTTCGCACTCTTCTGCACCAGTTGCTTGCGATACCCACAAATCATAACTGTGTGCTTCCTGTCTTAGTCTCGGTTCCAACTCTGTACGAATACGGAAATCAAGGGATGAATTTTCGTCCTTCGCCTTGTCTAGCTGTAATTCCAGGTTTGCACAACGCATACGAGATTGTTCAAGTTTCCACTTTAGATCTTCTATGTAGCTTTCATCAACTTCAATCATTCTTCCCGCGGTTGCATCATCCTCGTTCCGTTTTCTCTTACTTTCTTGTGAAAGATAATCATGTCCGCAAGCTTGATTGCAGTCTGAATAGCCTTTCTTTGGTTTTCGTTTTTTGCCATACTCAGGAGATGACTATCTGGATCAAACATCCATAATGCCGTATTTTTGTCTTGATTCTTCATGTAGTAACATTGCGGCTTCCAGTTGGTCTTTTGTGACCAGATTCTCTAGCGGTATACTATTGAACTTATCGATAGCTCTTTCCATCCAATCGTGTTCACAGTCTATCTCTTTGATAAACATCTTATATGCAGCCAACATATCATCGGCGCAGATCATCCAATTCCAACCATTATACTCAGCGCAAAAACTGAAACCATTGTGCTTTCTCTTCAAGTTATTCTCTCTAAGCTCTTTCTTAGAGAAAACCATCTTCTCTTCTCTTAGGATAGCTCCACGGCGCAATACCTCTCTGCGCCATCTCATTGCAATTTTCTTTCTCATTTTCAATCCCTATACCACAAACCGTCAAATGAATCATCGACACACTGTTTCTTCAGGCAACAAGGACAAATCAAGTAATCGACTGCCCTTCGCTTCCTGCCAGTCCTGACCATGATTCCGCCGGAAGTCACATATTCTTCTTCTGTGAACCAGACAGGTTCATATTCGACTCCACATTCGTCGCATATGCCATAGTCATTCGATTTCATCAACATAACTCACCCGGAAACAAATCCCTGATATCGATCTCTTCTCTTGCCAAGCAAGTGTCCTTGATAAAGACAGTCTCGTTTTCGTATTCCGTGTACTCTGTTGCCAGATACCGGGTGAACACAAAACCATTGTTGACCAAATCAATAGCATCCTTTACAGAATACCAGTGCATCAGGTCTTCCTTATGGGAGCAAGAGCTGAACCAATTTCTGCCGCCAGCATGATATCTGGGATCATAATCCATAGGAAGATCTTTGGTCTCACACTCAGGCAGCTTGCCGATTCCCCAAACCAGCTTATTGTCTGCGTTATACCACAGGCCATTGTCCGGAGACTTGCTTTCCAGTCTGTACAGCCACTTTAGTGTACGATTCACATCGAACTCAACACGGCTAAATACTTCACCCATCTCTTCATGGAATACCAAACTTGCATAGCTATCCATAGAAGTCGTATCTCTGTTCACAATGACGAGTTTTCTGGGTGGAACATAGCTAATCATTCCGGCGGCAGGCCATACACTTAATGAAGTGCCGCACACAATTACCAGATCCGCATTGCGCAGATGATCGGTTGCATTGTTCCATGCTTGCCAGGGAAGATTTTCTCCATAAAGAGTAACGTCAGGACGAATCTTGCCGCCACATTCACAACGAGGAATAGATTCACCGGATTCAAAGATATGATTTGAATCGTATTCTTTCATGCAGTCTTCACAATAATTCTTCCTTGTGGTTCCATGAATTTCATCAACGACTGTACTTCCGGCCTTTCCATGCAGATCATCAATATTCTGCGTGACAACTGAAACGACCTTGCCGTGCCGTTCCAACTCTGCCATCAGATAATGTGCAATGTTGGGATTAACAGTGCGACAATCCAACTTCTGCCGATAGAATTCATAAAATACGTTTGGATTATTTTGCAGACATTCTCTGCTCAAAAGATACTCAGGAGAAAATGCTTCAAACTGGATATCATTCTGATTGTATAGGCCGTCTTTGCTGCGGAAATCAGGAATGCCACTTTCGGTTGACACACCGGCTCCGCTGAAGAACACAATCCTTTTGCTGGCAGCTACCAGCTTATTCAGTTCTTCGATTCTCTTTTCAAATGATTCTCGATTCATAATCAAACAATCCTCACAATACTTTCGTACAGAATATTGAACTTGCCCATAATCTGCGTGTTTAAGTGGTAATGTCCACAATACCACTTTGTAAACTTCAAACCATTGCGCAACAGTGTATTGAAGAATAACGTGATCGTGTCTGGTTCCCTGAAACCAAGCATAGAGCATACTTCCTGCGGAAGACAATGAGTGATTACATAGTCAACTTTGTACCCACGTTCACTCAAGGTCTTCAACCCGAAGTCCATCTCTTCTTGACTAGGTAGTTCTTCCTTCCACCAGGAAATGTGGTTGATCCTGAACATTCGCCGCCACCACTGATAGATCTTTATGATCTTCTTGAACTCTTTGTCGGTCTGATAGTCGTCACGATCCAGAATACCATCTTTGATATCGTGACAACTTGCGCCCCCGAAAGCAAAGAACTTCTTACCTTCGAAATTGAATACATAGCCACGCATAAGATGGTAGATATTGTCTCTGATCTTGTGTGCCTTGCCACCGTGGAAGTCAACAATCTCAAACTCGTTATAGAGTCTATCGAAGTTTTCGTGATTGCCATCCACAAAACAGATCGTGAAGCTCTTCTGTGATAGCCAGTTCAGCCAATACCGTTCTTCTTCAGTATCAGCCCAAACTCCGCCGAAGTCTCCGCAAATGATAACTATGTCATCTCTGGTTAGTTTCTTTTGAAGAGGAAACCGTTTTCTATTGAAACGGTGAAAGTCTGCATGGCAATCGCCTGTAACGAACACCATAGTCATACACCTACTTTCTTACCAGTTCAGCCGGACAGAAGATGACTTCTTTGCCGATAGACTTCGCATACTGAATTGTCTTATAGACTCCTCCAGCGTTGATTCCATCGAAGATTGCAATCAGCTTGTCGCAATTGTCAACCATGTATCTATCACGATCATCGTCGCACGTAGAACACCAGTTCTCATGCATGAAGATTCTTTCATCAGATGCATCGATGATTTCTCTTCTCCATAACAAATAACGTTTGTCTTTTGATTTGCTACCATATCCGTTGCACGGGAAAACAAGGCGCAAATCCATATTGATGCCGCTTTCTTTGATCTCTTTGACAGCCAGAGCAAACAGCATATCACTTCCGCTTGCCATTCCGGAATAGGCAACTGTGCAGCCATTTTGCACCAGAGTGGTCTTAATCCACTCAGAGATCTTCTGCCATTTACCATTCTTTAGATTGTTGCCAAATAGTCTTTGCGGTCTATGTCCAGTTAGTGCAATTTTCATAACTTTCCCATCATAACTGCGTATGCCATTGCAAGTTTCATCCTGCGCAGATCCACATCTTCTGGATCACTCATGAACACTTGGGATGTACCCATATCAATGGTCATATAGCATACTTCGTTTTCACCAAGCAACTTGGCGACTCGCAGCTTTTCACCGTAGTCGGTATATTTCAGATCCCAAAGACAGCCTTCCTGCTTAGGAGGGCTATTTTGATTCAATTCAACAGCTAGAATCTTCGCAAGATTATTCATTTGCTCTAATACAGCCTCTTCGGAATCCGCATCCATCATTCCCAAGATTGCTTCCAACTTCTTATCTTTCATTGATTACCTCTAACACAAAAATAGGGAGTAGTTTCCCACTCCCTATCGTGTAAACATATTAGCCTACCGCTTCATCGGAAGTTCCGTTGATATTGCTGAATGCACGCTGGATAGCGGCAGATAGGATGTTGATCTGATCTTCACGCTTTGCGGCAGCACGCTTGGCGCTCTTCTCACGCTTCTTTGCAAGCTTGCGCTCACGTCTTGCTTTCTCTTCCGCTGCTTCACGAGCCTTAGTCTCTTCAGCCTTGATACGGTTCTTATAGACCTTCAGGCCACGATCAATGACCTTGTTGTACAGAGAGCTGCCGTGTCCGGTTCCGTGATCCAGCAGATGCTTAGTAACGCAGACGGAAATACCCTGTTCCAGAGAGAATTCATCGTTGTCGCACAGGACTGCTTTCTGCGTAGAACCGTCTCCAAATGTAACGACAACAACCTTTTTCTCGCCGCCGTTCTCAATGACGGAAACATCTACGATATCGTTCATCAGGAACTTGACTTCTCCGACATAACCCTTGCCATCTGCAATATCGGCATACAGATTGATTTTGCCGCCAATTCCAGTAGATGATCTTACAACGGTCTTTGCCTTGCGTGGCATTTCTCTCTTTTCCCGCTGACCAAAAACCATAGGGAAAATGCCATTTGATCTCAGCGCATCCAGATCAATTTCTGCTCCGCTGGCGAAATGAAGTACTTCTCCGACTGGCGCAGGGCAACCATAAGCCTTATTCTCGCCGGAAACAACGTCTGCCTTAACAGAAAAAGTTTCGCTCATTTTGATTTACCTCGTATGTAGCTTTTATATATCATCAAGATATGCATTCGGCGGATCCCTTAGCTGTGACCGTTTGCATATCTTGTTGTTTTTGGTACTGGCGATGGGACTTGAACCCATAATGTGCTAACACCAGTGGTACTTGAGGCCACCGTGTATACCAATTCCACCACGCCAGCATATTTGTTTATTCGTTCTTATTGGTAGGACATTCATTCCTGCCAATGGTTTCATCGTCAGTAGAAACCGTATGAGTCGGCAAGTCGATTTCACCACGCTCATAAGCTAATGCTTCTTCTAACGCTTGTTTTAGTTCATCAAAGAATTTACTCATACTTTTGATTCATGAAATAGTTGTTTTATTGCACCTCTGTGCAAGAGATCGGACGCACATTAAAGTAACCATCATCACTCAGCTGGCGAATTGCTCCACGGATTGCATTGCCAGACTTGTTAGATTCGATAATCACTTCTCTGATCTCTTCCGCACGCATATTAACTTCGCAGTGAACTCTGAATAGTTTTCTCATAGTTGCCTCCGATCTTTGTTTGAAACAACCTCTACTCCAAACCAGTAGCAATCAACTCTACTCTATACCTGACACCGTTGGTTGGTCATCATAGCCACTCCGCATCCTTTTTCCCTCGAATGAGAACCCTTAGCCGAAGTAGAGGTTGCCGTACACGCATTTCCGATATTCACCTTGTAGCTTGCTCACTGACGCACAATGTCAGCTACCGGATCAGCTAATGTACTATCTTTGTTCAACATGCCACAATCTTCTATTCCGCCCACCATTGTGCTTACATCCGATTTAACGTATCGGTAGGGCTATAACGCTGTATGAACATCTGATACGTATCAGCACGGGCAGCGGATATATCATTTCACCGATTGCCAGGTTTGGCTTCCCTTATTCATACAGAGCATTGTAAGAAACCTTCAGCCATAGGAGCAGTTTCCGTGTGTCGGACTAACGACATGTGTCCTTGTTGGTTCGCCGCCTATATTCACATCTACAACACTTCATGGAGTGGCATACGAGACTCGAACTCGCAACATCCAGAGTGGAGGTCTGGCGCTCTACCATTGAACTAATGCCACGTATTGCCCGACCAGTTTGGGCTGGACGCATAAGCGTTGCACATTACGGGCTGTGCGTTAAAAAGGAGCAAACAAAATGAAAATTCCCAAGCGGGTGGTCTGAGTAGCCGGACTTGAACCGGCAGCCTCATGAACCCAAATCATGCCGTCTACCAATTGACCTATACCCAGATGAAATGGGGATATGTTTCAATCCCCAATATTCATTTGTTTTAGTCCAGGCTGTTGCGCATTGCCAGCAGCTCTTCGACGCTCATGTTCTGAAGCGCCTCATCCTGCTTTGCGGCGATGATCTCATCGATTCTGCGCTGCTGTTCCTTGTTGGCGGCGGCAGTAGCCTTCTGCTTTGCCTCTTCCTGCTTGACCGCAACGATGTACTTGATGATCTCGATCTTGGCTTCCAGCTCTGCATCTGCGGCGGACTTGGTTGCCAGCAGACTCTCTTCCTTGGCCTGTTTTGCCTCTGCGTTCAGTGCCTTGAAGATAGTGTCCAGATTCTTGACGGACAGATCCCACAGATCTTCAACGGAAATCTGACCCTTGAAGGGGAATCTGAACTTGCAACGGGTAGCCATTACGAACAAAGTGTTCATATCCATATCTTTCATTCTCCTTAGAACTTGATTCTCATAATTCTTTCGGTCTGACCCTTAACCTTAACGACCAGATCGTTTCTCTTAGTGGAGCTGAAGCCTAGGCCGGACAGCTGATCTTCGACAGATTCAACAGCCATCTTACCGCCCAGAGCCTCAAAGACTCTCTTGTGCTGAACCAGCTCATTCTTCAGGAACTCGTTATAGAATCCGTTGGGATTTTCGGGATTCACGCAATCCTTCAGCATGAACATGTAGTGCTTGTGACCGATGCCAGTCTGTTCATCCCAGTAGTTAGGAGAGAACATGACGACGGACACAGGGACGAACTGGTTGGTTTTCAGATTCCAGATATCAATGGGAGTCGTGTCACATTCCATCATTTCCAGAATCTTGAACACGCCGTTCTTCAGTTCCAGCTTTGCAACAGTGACCCACTCCTTGTTTGCAAGGGGCTTTTCACGAACAAACTGATAAACCTCACCGTTAAAGGCAAGCTCTGCCTTGAAACCACCATTGGTAGGAGTACGATGCCGCCAGTTATGAATCTTGAATGTGTAAATGCCATCTCTCAGCTTATCCATAGAGGGGAACGTAGTGTTCTCAACGGGAATGTAGCCAGCAGGAGCGGCAGCGGTATAGTCAACGTCCTGAATGCCACCAGAAGAAACGTGTCTTCTGTGGTTCCAACCGACACGCTCACCGTTACCATAGTTATCATGAATCTCTCTGCCAGACTTATCATGACATTCAGGCTGATTGGAACCAGGCATGAACACATGCAGATCCATAAGGGAAGCGTTACGCATACCGTCATAGTTCCAGCTGTGGGAGAATCTGAGTACACCATCTGTTCTGCCACCAGCTGCCTGTACTCTCTGGGTAATATCGCTGTCAGTGATGTTGCCAGAGTATGCCCAGGAGAAACCGTTATCCCACTTGAACATAGTAGGAGCGTCGGGATTCTTAGGAGCAATCAGAGAAACCATATTGGAAGCATGTCTGTTTTCCAGATATACTTCAACAGTCTTTGCGCTCGGCAAGACATCAGAAACGAACTTCTCAATGGAGATTTCTTCGACTCGGCTGAACTTCTTTGCGGAGCTGGAAACCTGAGAAAGCATTTCATCGAACACGTCCATTCCTCCAGTAATCCGCTTTGCGGCATCTCTGTTAGAGAAAAGGATGTTGTTTACGTTGATGTCGTTCAGGGTTGCGAAACGTCTGCCAAGAGATTCCATGTAACCCAGAGCAGAGATGGTCTTCTTTGCATCCTCCAGCATCTTCTTGGTGAAGATTGCCTTGGGACGCTTGTAGTTGGCAGGAGCAACGATCTTTTCATACTTCTTCACCGCAATATCCAGGTCTTCACCATTGCTGATATCGATCAGCAGAGTACCGATACTGTGATTGCGGATTTTACCGATTGCCTCGCCAGCTGCCTTTGCATTCTCCCATGCGAAGTTGCTCTTTTCTTCATCGGGGAGCTTGTCGAAAGCACGCTTGTACTGGAGGAACTTGGTCAGAACTGCTTTCCATTCGGAGCCACGATACAGGGTGTTGGAAGCAATCAGTTCCAGGACAGTCATGACCGCATCCTCGGTAATCTCGGTCAGTGAACGGTTGAACACGTTTCTCACATCTCTGAGAGAACCCTGGATATCACCGATAGATCTGCCGGAACGATCAACGAACTTGTCAGGAATGTTCAGGTAGAAATGATCCCACTTGATAGACTTAACGCCATCGATTCGCTCCCAGTTGGAGTCAACGCCGACGTAATTCTCCTTGATGACGAAGAAATCCTTGACTGCTCGTTCTTTCAGGTAGGCATCCAGAGCATTGATAACAGTCTGGTAGGTTTCATCCCCCGTAGTGAAGTCCCACATGGTACGAACCTTATTGCCGCTGATAACAACAACATGACCGATGGCCTTGATGAAGTGTCTGCAACAGCTGCAATCATGTTCTCTGCGCTCCCGGAAGACTTCGTTGGTTCCACTGGGGAAGCTGTCGAGATACAGGTTCCAGAACTCGTCCTTATCGACAGTGACTTCAAACAGAGAATCGGCATTCTTTACCATCTCTGCGAAGTTTCTCTGGAACACCGCCTTGAATTCAGAAAAATTCATATTGTTTGCACTTCCTTGTTTTACTTCTTTTTTATCTTAGAGCGAATGAAATCGTAGATGATTACGATTGCAACCGCCATAATGATGAATGCCAGAATCGTACTGACCTTATAGAGCGAAATCATGATTGCACGAATCATAATCAGTACCAGCGTTACCACGGCAACGATCAGCACAAATTTCAGTATTTTCTTGAAATCCATTTGGATCCCTCTTTCTTGTTGATGGTGTGGCTGACGGGACTTGAACCCGTATGGTGTCAACCACCGGCAGATTTTAAGTCTGCTGCCTCTACCGATTTGACCACAGCCACATATGGTGGTTCCGTTCAGACTCGAACTAAAGACTTTCCGGTTATGAGCCGGAGGCTCTAACCAACTGAGCTACGGAACCGTGTTTTGTGCAGTTCCCGATTAATTATCACATCATAGCTACAGATTCAACCAATCCAGTACGATCAGCATCTTTTCACCATGCAGTTTTCATCGGGCATTGTCATTTTTTGTGAGGTGTCCTGCTCTCGCTCACATAGCAAGGTGCGACCTTGCCTCTGGTATGGGTGAAGGGACTCGAACCCCTGACCTATGACTTAGAAGGACATTGCTCTATCCATCTGAGCTACACCCACATATGGTGCCGGTGAGGGGACTCGAACCCCTATGCTGTTGGCAGCGGAACCTAAATCCGCCGAGTCTACCAATTCCACCACACCGGCCTATATAAACTGCAAAGACCTTTGCGAATTAACTTTGCAGATGGTTTTAATCGACACTAAAAAGAAAGGAGGTAAACAAGAAAAGATCGGTATGCAATATAGGAGGTGAAAACATGGAAGAAAAAGAGGGGTGTGTCGATAAGGTTTTGGTTGGAATCAATTTGAATTACTCTTCCCGTAGAAGCCATCACACTTCACAACGAAGTTGCAGCTAAATCCTTCGGGATCTCTGACTAACTCTTCACCGCAGTCACATTTGTGGCCTTTCGCTGTGTACTCAGAGATTCGCATTGAGATTTCATGCTTCTTCCCACACTTGGGACAGATAAACTTGTATGTCATGCGTTTTATCTTTCTTTGTTGGGTTGTCTTTGGTCTTGAAATGAATGTCGGAAATCCAGGATTCTAAAAACAAATTTTCATCTTTTACATATGTAGTAGAAGGATGAATCCTGATAGCCGACTATATGAATGGGCATGATCCGGAAATTGAAGTTTCTGTTCTTGTGTGATGCTCTACCAATTGAGCTAAACGACAGGCGGCTATGCCGTAGCTGCCGTTGGTGGACTCGAACCACCGACACTCGCATTGCTTAACTAGAAGGATGAAACTTATAGGCCGGAACATGGCGGAAATTAAGAACTCGATCAACACTACAAATCCAAATTGTTTTTAATAGAAGGATGAGTTCTTATAGCCGCCAGTAGCTCCAAATCACGTTGTTATTATAGCATACGCTTTGCTGTTTGTCAAGCACTTTGTTGCGTTTTCTTTGGATTATTTTTAGATCAACTGACCCATGAAATAGTCGCAGTCAAGCGCAGTAACGATCTGACAATCCTTCGGCAGCTCAACGGTATGTTTATGCCCGGTAGCCTGATCCTGAATCTCAACATCGACAATCGGCTTCTCCGTGTCGTTGCTGAAGATTACATCAGCCTCTTCTCTGCTGGATACGATATTGCCTCTGGCCTTAGCGTTCAGCATAATCAGATCATACAGGTTGGGCTTATTCAGGTTCACCATCGCATAACAAGTTGCGATAACGTTGTTCATGTTACTTTCCAGATTGATACCACCATAATGGCTACCAACGGAATTCATGGACAGATTCATATCGCACCAGACGAACTTGCGCTCGTAGATATCGAAGATCACGGGGATCGCAACGGTGCTTTCTGCGTTCAGATCGATCTTCATCTCCACAGTGGAAGGTTCGAAGATCTCGCCGGAGTTGACATCCTCACGCTCCATCCAACCAAAGCGGCAGTTTGGTATCTTGCCGAAATTGATATCACAGTAGCTATACACCTGGAACACAATGTATCTTGCATCCAGATCATTTGCACGTTCGATGTCGATATCGATAAATTCAGCAGCACCAGCACCATCAGGTATTCCACCGTTTACAATGTCACCAGAATGACACATATTAAACTTGTGGGAGCGCAGATTAGTATAGGAAACATGTTCCATATATCCCCAGTTTGCATCAAAGACGGTTGCGGACAAATCAATGTCTACACTATCAGTCCAATCGTCTTCGCCAACATTCGTCCACCAGATAAATGCACGAACTGCGGTTGCGGCATCATTGACGGGAAGCTTGCTTCCACGAACAACGATCTTGTTGGACTTGCTTGTGCTTCTCTGGCTGAAAGGCACGAGATAGTTCTTCATGCACTCGTCAATATAGACGTTGCCCATGAACTCACGTTCCTTATACTGGCTCATCAGAGCATTGTCGCAGATCTTAACGATAGCATCACAATACTTCTGGTCAATGCCAGGAAGCTCGTTTTTCACATGCATAGCACGTGCCAGATTGCCCTTGGGGAAGAACACTCTGATAGGCGGCAGATTGTTGCGGTGGATGAAATGCTGTCTGACTTGCAAAAGAACATTGGTGGAAACATTTTCAGCGATGTTGTTGAAGCAGTTCACCACATAATTCTTGTTGTCAGAATCACGCAGAACCTTATCCAGCTGCCGTGCGAAGTCGCCAGGTCTGTACATCAGCAGATCAGAAGCCAGCTTCATGTCGCCTCTCTTGATTGCACTCTGGATCTGTCCAGGCAAGAACATGGGCTTAGTGCCGTTGCGGAGATTGTCAAATGCCTTATTGACATTTACATATCTCTTGCTCTTGTAAGTACCAGGATGCACAATCTCACCCACACGAATCCACTCGTACTGATAACGATACATATCCTCTAGGATATCACCGCAGCCAGCAAGCAGATCCATTACCATGCGGCGCTCACAGCGTCTCATATGCTTGAATTGTGTTGTGCTTGCCAGACTGATATCGCCGCCGGAAATAGCCACAACGAATCTCAAAACATCAGTTGCAGTCTTGAAGTACTTCTGGATTGCCCCCGAATTCTTGATCGCTGCCTTATTTGCGATGATCTTTGCGACCAAAGCCACATTTTCCTTCAGAGGAATCTCATCTGGCAGATAATTGTAGAAATCTGCGTAGTTTTCTACGATTTTCTCAACGTCCTCCCGATCCTGGGGTGAAATAGACGTTTTGCTGCCCAAAATGTTCTGGAAAATGCCGAAAACATCGGTAACTTGCCCCAAAGATAAAACAGTCATTTTATCGGCATCAAACAGGGGCATGCGCAGATCTTTTTCGTACTCAGGCATCAGAGTGCCGGAAGTTACGTAATGCACGATGGCATTGAAGAACAGCTCAATGTCGGATGCTTCCATGACTTGCTGAGGGAAGTTGGGATACATAGGATTGTACTCAACATCTGCTCCGACGAGCGCCTTCAGCTTAGGCAGAAGATCCTTGTAGAACTCTTCGATGTCAGGCTTGGTATATGTAAACAGAACATCCAAAACGTCACTGGAAAACACGAATCCAAGGGATGCAATGTTCTTCATCATGGCGGCGATCATGGCCTTTTCAGTTCTGCCCACTGCATTTTCATTCTGGTTCTTTGCGATGGTCAGCTTATGCTTTCTACGCAGCAGAACCTCGTCGATAGTATTGGTATAAGACATAGTAACTCTCCTTGTCTGTCCCGGAAATTATGGCAGCTGTAACCAAGTCATATTTTATATATAGAATAGAAGGATGCTGCCATATAGCCGGTTGATTGCGGAAACTTTGAAATCGAAAAACAATCCACGTTTAATAGGAGTCGAACCTAAATAGAAGGATGATTTCAAATAGCCGCTATACTAATTTACTTGTGATTGTTAGCTCGTATCCAAACTCAAGCTTCTTCACGGTTATACTCAAGTCAGATATTAGGTCAAAAAGGTTGTTCAGCAAACGATGCAGATTTACATCCTAGCTTACACCATACGTGATGGTCATTTCATCTGTTTCAATAGGTGTAGTACGTTCTTGATCTACGATCTTCTGATAGATCTTTCCAGTTGTAAAATCTGTCTTGTCCATACTAAACTTCCTTTCCGGTGATAAAGTCAATCATTTCTGTGTTGATCGATTGCGCTTCTTTTGTTTCCGGATAAAGCGCATTGAAAGCATGTTCAAACCCATCATCGTCAAGATAAACGATGTCAAACGGATTTATGAACAAACCGTTGAAAAACATGTCTCTTGTATACTTATATTTGAAGTCATCTTTGGATGTAGAAAGAATGCACCTTGGCATCAGGGAAATAACCATCTCCGGATGACTCAAATACCGATACAAATACTTGTATTTCTTCTTGCAGTCTTTGCCGTAGAAGAGACGGCTCATAAACAGGCCAACATCATCAAATCTGGTTGTGTAGAACATTCCGCTCTGAAATGCAACACCCAGAATTTCTGGATCATCCGCCGATTGTTGAACTCCGAATAATCTTGCGATACGCTCACTCTTTTGGCAAGCGATTGCATACATTGCCAGCAAAGCTCCGGCGCTGTCAGCCATTATGTAGAATTTCTTGTTTGATGGAACACGTCTTGAGACCTCACGCATGCCATTGACAACATCATGAACCTGATCCATCATAAGAACCTCTGGAACAAGACGATATTCAATTGCGCATACATCAAACCCCTGTTTTGCTACCCAGGCATTCAGCCATTGATTTTGTGCATTATCTCCCATAATAAGACCGCCACCATGAATATTAATCATTACACGGTCTGTCTCTGTTGGACATGCGAATTTATCAACAAACTGTCTTGGATGTTTGCCATAAGCAAATCGCCAAATGTCGATGTCAGTAACTTCTCCAAGTTCCTGAATACGCTTTGCGGTCTGCTTATCCAGTTCTTCTCTCTTTTGTGCTACGATTTTGTCTGCGAAACCCATAGATATGCTTCCTTATGTAAAATGTGTGGTGCGCCAGAAGGGATTCGAACCCCCGACCCACGCCTTAAAAGGGCGCTGCTCTACCAACTGAGCTACTGGCGCATATTTAGTTCTTGTAATCAATGATCTTATCAAAATCCAGTGGATTATCTGCGACAGATAATTTCTCATATCCACCTGACACAACTAGCCAAAGAGTGAACTTCTCTTTGATTGGATTGTTTGTTATCAGATATTCTTTTCCGGACTTCGTTTTACAACCCGTTCTAGCTCCCGTCTCAGATGACGGAATAGATTTTACGATTGTTGACTTATCTGATTTCTTCTTTGCCAATTGAATTTCTCCCGTATCTATGTAAAGGAACCTAACAGCGCAATCTACTGCCTTACACAGTTGCTTTTGCCCAATAGTGTTTTCAGTGCGTCGGACTCATTCGACTGTACCCAGCTATCGCCAACAGCCAGCTATAGCCCCAAATATCTAACTTATTGGTCTCATGGTTACTGGTTTGTTCCACTCGCTTACTGGAAACCATTTTTCAGCTTGTGCCGGAGTCAGATCCGGCCTCGCTTACGCACATGGGCGAACCAACGAGCGTAGTCCAATATGTACGATCTCTCGCAATACTGCCTATGCGACGGCCTAGCTATCACCGCCATGTGGACTGTCCGCACGAGCATTTCGTCTACTTCGGGATGTCTCCCTCACGTCTAATACTCTAATCCCTTTGTGCAGCACTATACTAAGATCGGATATGCTGCCGTTACCGAAATAGCTTTTCGGGCATCCCCAGGTAATTTCTAACCTTTTTTGGAATCTTTCACTCTTCCATCAGCACGGTTTACCAACCCTGACAGACTCGCCATCTGCCGTACTCACATCTATGGGCGTAATCGATATATCCTATAAACATGATCCAATACGCACGATTTCTCGCAGTATTGCCTTTGCAAGCTCATGCACCTAGCGCTCGGCATCAGAACTTGTACCCTCGTCACCATCGACCTTTCGGTATGGCGCTCTCAGGAGGCTACCCTTTTGAGGCATGATTTAATCTTCACTTATTTGGTGAGACAGGATAGGATTCGAACCTACGAAGCGTCTAACTACCTAGGATCCTGTGCGACGCACGGTTTTACAGACCGCCCGTTTGACCACTTCGGCACTGTCTCATATTGGCAGGAGAGGAAGGATTCGAACCCTCGTTGATGATTTTGGAGACCATAGTCCTAGGCCACTAAACGACTCTCCTGTATTGGCGGAACGCAGTGGACTCGAACCACATACCTTTCAGTACCAACCGATTAGCAGTCGGAGCCAGTACCTCACTGGTTTACGTTCCATATGGCTGCCCCGGCTGGTTTCGAACCAGCGAATACGAGAGTCAAAGTCTCGTGCCTTACCGCTTGGCTACGGGGCAATATATACATTGCACCTACCCTCCCGATTCTCCAAGTAGGACATCCACTCACGGCAGTCCGTTATATCTGCCGTCGTTAAGGAATCGCAAGAACGTGGACATGGCTAATCCCTTTATTGCGTTTGTTTCTTCTACAACTGCAACATATGTCCATCCGATTCCGTACATCATTAGGATTGCGTTCATGATGGATGGCAATGCGGCAGGAAGCAGTATCTCGAAAATGATCTCATGTTTTTTCATTCCGATTGATCTGCCAGTATCGATCAGGTCTTGTGGTACTTCCTGAAGACAATTGACCGTAGATGGCAAAACATATACGAATGTTGCGATGAACAGGAACGAGATCTTCATTGTTTCATCAATGCCGAACCAGAGGATCAGCAGCGGTGAAAAAGCTGTTACAGGGATATACCGCATGGCAGAAACAATCGGAGAAATCATATCGTTCAGTGTTTTGCTTGAGCATATCAGCAATGCCAGCGGAACTGCAATTCCGGTTGCCAGCAGAGTGGCGGTCGAAATTCTGTTGAAAGAATAGATCAGACCTGGGATCAGCTGATCCGTTTCGATCAGGCCAATCAATGCTTCCCATACAGACGCTGGTGACGGAACAAACAGCGGAGTTGTCATCGTTGAACCGATTTGCCATACGATCAGTAGGATCAAGACTCCTAATACCTTCTTCACTTTTTCACCTCCGTGTTTAGTTTTGTTTGGCGGACGGGGTGGGATTCGAACCCACGGTGGAGCAAGCCCCATCACTGGTTTTCAAGACCAGCTCCATAAACCGCTCGGACACCCGTCCGTGTTATATTCCGATTTGTTGGGTCTACTTTTGAATCAAGCTGTTGAGCCATAGGTCTCACACCTATGGGAGTGATGGTTGGATTTGGCTGCGCAAACCTTACCAACGGTCTTTTCACCTTCGATGACCAATCTTTTAACCTTTGTTTACATCACTTTTTCACACAGATCACTTTTAAGAGACTTTCTTTTTGTTCACACTCAGAAGATTCGAACTCCAACCGCCCAATACCCTTTGGGCAGCTCTGCCCCTTGAGACTTATCGTTGTGCTAATCTCTGCCACACCGGACTGATCGTTGTACATCCGATGCTTTGTCCGGCCTGTACATTGTGGCATAATCTGTGAGGATCTTTACTCACCACTCAACCGCTCCTTGATTACAAGAGGATTATATCACATTTATCTCCATTTGTCAACTACTTTGTTGCGTTTATTATAAATATTTTTCGGAGAATTCTCTGTATGATCCAAACTCAGTCTTCCAGCCGGAAGCAATCTGAATGGGATCCAGATCATGCATCTTACATACATGTGTGATATACTCACTGTCATACAGCTTCTTTCTGCGGCGGTTCACCTTCTTGACTTCCGCAAACACATCCGCACGAGAAACACCGTATTTCTTTTCGAGATACTTCGCCATATCGTTCTGGGAGTACTCAATGAACTGGCAGATAGGGCAGCATGCCTCTGGCATATCATACCTGACATCATCTATGCCAAAGTATTCATACATGAGATCATCATCGTCCATAGCTTCCAGCTCTTCTTTTGAATGCATTTCGCTGGGATCCAGACCGTCCATGTTTGCCGCATAATACTCAAGAAGTGTATTGATAAAGTTCTCTCTGGGAACCTGAAGCATTTCACTTTCACAAATGGTATGACCATTCACACAGCGAATCATTTCGGCTTCAGATAGAGACATTTCCCAACCACTCTCTACTGCGCCGCAGATGTCGCAGACAAAGCTTGAGCTACTGGAATTCGTCACAAAGTCTTTTCTGTATTTCATTGTATCACCTTAATCGCTGGATGATTGATAGATATCTTCCTTGAACTTTCCGGGGATATGCTCATAGAGCCACGCATCATCGCCCTCAGTATCTCCGTCATTCGTCCATGAAATGAAAGAAGCGGCAAGATACTTTGCGGTGGTATCACTCTCGTCAATGCGATCCAGAACGCTACTTGCAATACAATCCAGGCCAATACACTCATCGAGATAGTCCTTTAATGCCTTTGCGCCCATAAGATACTCATCGAGCAGTCTTACACCATGTTTGCCATGCTCTTCTTTCATATAGTCAAGCAGCTCGTCACAATATGTAATATTCGCCACAACAATGTAGCTGGAACTACTTGAATTTGTTACAAAATCCTGCCTCAGTTTCATCGATATACCTCGCCATAATCAAAAGTCAATTCATCAGGGCGAAGATCGATATTGTATTCCGTCTTTATGTCTTCTACGACTTTCTTTCTGAGATCAGTCAATGTGTGATCTTGCAGATCAGATTCATAAATTGGATAACCAACATAATTAACATCAGCGCATTCGCAAATATCAACCACGAGATTTCCCTTTAACGAAATCTGATCGTCACCAACTTCATATGCATCACTTAATTTCTCTTTTGTAATGCCGTTTGCCAGCAAAATCAGTTCTTGCGTATTGCTGTCTACCTTTAGGCAAATGAAAGAACTGCTTCTTGAATTCGTCACATAGTCAGTACGTACTTTCATTAGCCATTTCTCCCTGCGCCATAATCACACTGGATATCGGCAAAACCGTTTTCTTCAGTGATTGCATCAATCACTTGCGTATCGAAGTCACTGTAGTCAACGTAATAATCAACTTCGCCATCTTCATCGCTGTAAAGATCTTCGCAATGCGAATGCATAACAAATCTTGCATCCATATGCTCACGAATATAATCTTTACTAGGTGTAATATCTACACCAGCCCAATCGCATTCCAGCCAATTACGCCATCTGCCTTCACCATGCTCAATGCTGGCAAGTGCTTCTTCTGCGGTATATACTTCGATTTTTGAAGAAAACTCATTCAATACCTTTGCGGCCTTGGACTCGTCTGCGATTCTGGCAAAACACACAATATAGCTGCTAGAGCTGCTATTGGTTACATAGTCTGTCCTAATCTTCATTATTACGCACCCTCAAGGATCACGAATCCATCGTTATCCTTTGCCATAGTCTTAATGAAGCTTTCCGGGCTGCAATCGGAATCACTTACACGCTTCCTCATAATAGCATATCCATCTGCAAGATACTTGCTGGCCTCTTCATACTCTCTGCGGTAATCTTCATCATCTTCGATGATCTCCTGCACGGTATGTTTCTTCCAACCGTATCTGTCGATGAAAAACTTGTCATACTCTTCTTGCGTAGTGAATACTTCTGCAACCTGAGTATCGCAATAGTCAACCGCATCAATGAGCGCTTCAATAAGTCTCGGATACAAATTGACAAAAGGATACTTTTTCACAGTTTCTTCGTCAACCTCTACGTTTGTACGGTAGGCAATCACAAAGCTACTGCTTGAACTGTTGGTTACGAAATCGCTTCTTACTTTCATATACTTTCCTTAACTTTCATACGGAGACGGTAAACTGTAATCCCAAATTTCATAATCACCACTGTAGTGATTTCTGAAATAGTTTACTTCTCCGTCACCTCTGAACCACAAATAATCATCCGGTAAAACCCTTCCAACATCCGTATATCCGGACTTTTCTTTGCTCCACCGGATAAGTACATCTTCTGCCAGATCGTAAAGCTCTTCAGTTACTGGTGCAGAACTGTTCCATGCAAACTGATTTGGCTTTGTAGCTGCCGCATATATGCTCTTTGAATCGCCAGCATCAACACGATTTACAATTGTCCATGCAACACATGCCTGTTGTGTAACGCTCTTAACACCACGACATTCTTCCCAAAGAACTTTCGCAACTACTATTACATCATCTTCAGTAAAGTAATATACAATCTCCGGTTCGGTACATTCAGTTTCAACAATCACTTCCAGTTCCGGGGGTTCCGTTTCTGGTTCTGTAGTTTCTACTGGTTCCGTAACACATGTAGTTTCAGCTATAGTTTCTTCTGTGGGAACAGTCGTAGATTTTGGTGCTGTATATTGCGGATCATATGTATCAATAGCTGCAATACCAATCATCAATAATACAATGGCAACGATCAGCATCAGATATATGTTATATTTGTCGCTCAAACCAAATCTTTCTCCTGTCTATTGCAGATAACGATGTCTCTACAAATAGGACATCCGCCAGCACAAGTCGCTCTGGAGGGGCAGGATGCACAAGAATATCTCAGAGAATTTCTGAACTTCTCAAACACTTCTCCATCCCAAGCTTCTTGGATGGTATGATTCTTCAGACTGACAAAGTACTTCGGATCCTGATTGCCAAAAGAACATGGCATTGCATTCATACTCGCATCAATGTACATGCTGTGCCTTCCGCCCTCGCAATAATCCATGCTGTCCAGATTGATCTTACTTGTAAAGTTCACGATACCAGAGCAAGAGCAGCTGTCGAAGCCGATCTTGTGGTGGAACTTACCTGTGTCAATCAGTTCGAAGAACTCTTTGACTTTGGGATTATCATAAGTCAATATGTTCTCCATCTTGCCCAGGCCAATAGGCTTATACAGCAAGAAAACCACCGCATTAATACCCATCTTGAAGCTATTTGTTCTCAACTTCTGGATTGCATCATCAATGGTTTTCGCACTCAATACATAGTGAATATTCGTCTTTACACCAGCATCCAGAAGCATATCAATTGCTCCATTGGTATAAGGTGCAAAGTGTTCACTCACTGCAATTGCACCACAGTACTTCTTACAGACCTCAGCCTTTTCCTTTGTCATAGCAATACCAGAGGTTGTAAAGTTAGGAATGATACCATGCTCTCTGGTTGCCTTTAGAATCTCTTCAAAATTTTCATGCGTGTCCACATCCCCCGCACCGCCCAGGGCGACCTGAAGAACCTTACCTTTGCACTGTTCCATAATACTCAGGTAGTTCTCAAGACTCATATTGGAGCCGGTTCGATCAATGGCTTTCTGGTAGCAGTCAACGTTGCACTTGTGCGCACATACGCATCGCTCCATAATACCGATATCGATCAGTGAAGGGAAGCATCGCATAAAAGGATCGATACCAGTATCTTTACCTTCAGCATCGATCACACCGCTGCGAACATAAAATCCTGTATCCGGATTGAAAAGTTCAACAAAACGGTTCTTTTTGTCAATGAATCTAATCACTTGTTGTCCTCTTGATTTCTAAACACTATATATTGTGGTTATACCAAACACCAAACACAATATCTAGGTTGTTTTTGTCGATAAAACTATTATTTCATTCAGTCTTGCATTTGATGTCGCAATAGGGATCGATCAGGGATACGGGCTTCCTGCATTCTGGAGGGCATGTGCAATTCGGCAGATATGCCCGTGATTCACATTCTGAAAAGTCATGATCTCTTCCGCAAAACAAATCACATCTGAAACAATTCCTTTCAACGTATGCCTTCTTGATTGCCTGATTGTTTGGTGTATCAATCCGCAATCCTTTATACTTTTTAGGATGCACGTATTCCATGATCTTCTCCTTCGTTTTCAAAGAGCGAGTCAACAAATTGATCCATGCTGCATATCAACTTATAGCAGTTGCCGTGCGACGCATGATTCTTCCACGAACCATACTTTTCGTAGAATTTTTCTTTCGTCATCTTACCGCTCTTTACGAGCTTCGCATTTTTGCGTAAGCGTTTCTTGATCTGACGTTTGTTATCTCCGGTCAGCTTCCGGATGACCTTGCCATCTTCTGTGATGTATGTATGAAACCCTAAGAATCTAATGCCTTTTCTTAGCGGAACAATCTCTGTCTTATCGTTCAAAGTCAGACACAAACCAGCTAAGTACTCTTCAATTTTCTTCAGACAATCTTTTAGATATTCTTTATCATCAGAAATCAGGTAGAAGTCATCCATGTATCTGCCGTAATACTCGCAGCCAAGATCCTCGGTGATGAAGTAATCAAGTCCGGTCAGATACATCAGTGCAAACACCTGGCTACTTTGATTGCCGAGCGGCAGACCATCTCCGTCCACACTATCAACAAACAAGTTGCAGATCCATTGAATATCTTCATCCGGGAAGTACACCCGGATAATTCTCTTCATAATATCGTGATTGATACTGTAAAAGAATTTTGTGATATCGCACTTGAGTATGTATCCTTCGCAGCCATGATTGTCATAAAAATCAAGTAGATTTTCTGACAAGCGATCTAGGCCAAATAAGGTTCCTTTGCCTATTTGACCAGCATAGTTGTCGAGAAGAAAGATGTCTTTCATCTTCGGCAACAATACATAGTCACACAGGCAGTGTTGCAGAACCTTATCTCTAAAAGCGCCAGAAGTAATAAGCCTTTTCTTTGGTTCAGAAATAATAAACTGAGAATACTTAGATATCTCATATGTGTGTTCAATGAGTTGACGCTTCATCCTGTAAAGGTTTTCTAGCGCCAACACACTGAACTGGATTGCGCTTTTCTTCTTACCCTTGCCTCGCATTGAGACAGTGTAAGAGGCATACAGATTCTCAAAGTCTATTAGCTTCTGAAAATCTTCCATATGATCCTTTTGTATTTATCCCACCGTTCCCGGTGAGAAAGGTTATACGCTCTTTTGATGATGTGGTGTACTCCTTGTAGTTGCCGGAGCAACTTATAGACCTCGCAAATCCACCAGAACGGACGGACACCGTTGCTCCAATCACAGTCATTCCAATTCAGAATGCCATTAGAGTTGACGTAGCAAACGTTGCCAGTTTCAGCGCATAACCTAAAGGCTTATTAGGTCTTCTTCCGCCACGCAAGCGTCATATGTTTTATGTCGTATGCGAGGCCAGTCCATTGTTCGCTCATAGCGGCGCTTATTAACTTGGCATGCAAGCTGTATCTCACCAGGCTCAAGAATTTATTGCATTCCGTTATTGCTAAGGTTTGCTTTTCTATTCTTTTGGCTCTGTGTCCCTCTGAATCAGGAACATAGGAATTTGCGTCCAGCAAATACCCATATATGTTCAAAGAGATCTCCTGAAGTTTATCTGTAATCCGCCGATACCTTACTGGATAGTGTTGGCGAATAGTAGTAATATCAAAGACTGAAAAATACAGCTGCTCTGCCTTATTGCCTATTTCAAATCTTACTTCTTCACTCATTTGTTATCTCACTCTACCAAGAGGGAAGAGTCGAGGATCAAGAACGGACGGACACCGTTGCCCCAACCACAGACATTCCAAAGCAGAATGCCATCAGAGCTGACGTAGCAAACGCTGCCAGTATAACCAGATACCTCAGCGGTGACTCTGGTTGCAGTCCACCATGCTTCGCCCATTGCCTTCAGGAACTTCCGGTAACGGCGATACCGATCAGTAGTCAGAATGGACACGAAACCCTCAACGGTCTTGATACCAGTGCCATCGTCTGCGGTCAGATCGACGGTATGACGGATGATATTCTCAGCACCCACCGACTTGACCATCTCGTTGTAGAAGTCATTGATACAGTAGCTGCGAACATCGCTGGTCTCATAGTCGCCGGTGGAACCATATTCCATACGCTTAACGAAATCCTTGGCAATTACTGCGGTTCCATGTTCGGTGTGTTCCAGGACAATGAACTCACCTGCTGAAGGCAAAAGATAAGGCAATCGAACTGGGTCTGATCGAGGGCGAACAGTTTGGCCTGATCTATGATAACTGCATGACAGAGCTTGTTCCGGAAGAAGAAAATGGAACGACTCTGACTGGAATCTGGTTCTGTCCTTTACCTGATGAGGTTGCACACACAATTAGTAAAAAATATCAGCTATATCGTTAAAGTAGACGCAATATAGTTGTTGACAAAACGATTCAAGTGTGTTATAATACCCACAGTAAGACAACGCAACAAAGTAGAATATAACGCAAGGAGAATTTATATGGAGATCAAGGTTATCAACAATGTTCCCAATCTCAATGTCACCGTAAACCAGGCAGAAGACGGCAGCTTTGCTATCCTGCTGGCTGAAGACAAGAGAAAGGCGCTCGGTAGCGCCGAACTGGGATCCATCAAGAAGATCGGCAATCGTGATTCTTGTTGCGTGCCTCACAGATTGTCTTCACAAACGATCCGTTGATATACTGCTCGAACATGTCTTTTTCAAACGACGCACGATATGTGTAATCATCAACAGATTCATCGGGAGGCCATGAACTATTCCTGATATCGTTTGTCCAATATGCCTCCGCACAATGCGCTACCTGGGCAGCAAGCTTACCGGGAGACATATGTAGATCTTTGCGCATTATGAAAAGTCTTCTGTATCCCATGCTTATATGACTCCTTTTCCTTTTAGCCATTCCGCAGCGTCAAGCAGAATTGCAACTACGAACCATAGTCCAAGGCAGATTCCAAGGTCTGCCCATCCACTATGATCCCATCCAAGGATTGCGACAACACCATCAAGTAAATATCCTATAGAGACTGCGAATAAGACGCCAATTCCTGCGCACAACAGAAGGTTAATTGCAGTTCTCAAAAACTTGATTACATGTTTCATGGCTCACCAACAAAAACCAGATCCTCGACATACTTTCTCCCGTCTCCCTTGAAGATAGGAATCTTTTTATCGATAATCCATTTAGGACGTTTATCTTCGTCTCCCTGAACCTTTATGCAACAGCTGCCACGCTTTTGATGTACAGGGAAATCGTTCCAGTTGATACCCTTTTCCAGCATAAGCATGTCTTGCATCTGGCTCTGGGACTTGTTTTGTAACATTCCATGTGAGAAATGCGCCTGAGCTACCATTTCCACGGAATTTCTGGTTGCATCATTCTGCCGCCACAAAACACAGTTGCAGACTTCTTCCTTTGGAATGTTGAACACACGTGCATCGAACAGAGCGCCCTTCTCAGCCGCCTTCTTGTATGCCTCGTAGTATTTGCCATTGTCCTCTTCTGAGAATGTAATATGATATCCAATCTCAGTAAGATCAATGTCAGTATTGAACTCATAGAAAGCATTCAGATTTGCAACAAAGAATCTGTTGAACGCAAATGTAGCCATCGACGCAGCAATACTGCACATCTTCTGGATGTTGTTATCAAACCATGCGCAGCTGTTGAGTTTCTTGTAATCCACCAGAACAAGTGTGATTTCGTCGGACTGTGTATAGCCCAAAACGCAACCTTGAATATTTTCGCATAGATACTTCGTGGTATCCTGCATGGTGGAGATCAGCACTTCATCAAAAGGTCTTTTGAAACCTCTTGTGAAAGTGTGGAATGCCTTACCATCCAGCCGGATGATTACTGGCATTCTGGGTACGAGATATGTACGGGTGATATACTCGTACTTTTTCATGCGATCACCCAGCGCATCTCTTTTCTTTGCCATATATGCTCCTTACGTTGTAAAGAATTCATCGACTATCGTCAGGTTCGCATTGACATCTAGAACCATATCCTTGACATAATCATTTTTGCATCTGCCCCTGTCCATCCTGAAACAAAGAGGATTTGGTTCTGTTTCATCAACATAGTATTCTCTTCCGCAGTGATTGCATGTTTCTTTGGAATACCTATCGTCGGGAAGCTCTTTGAACTTATAGAAATGTTGCCATGTCAAATTATATCTATTTTCATGTCCGCAGTTTGGACATCTCCAATAGCTAAAAACATCAACCCAACTCATGTTTCAGCGGAATAAGGGAAAGATGGCATAAGCTCAAGCTTGAACTTGTTCTTCTCATGCATGCGGTCAATCTTTTCTTTTACAACTTCATCCTCGCATACGCCAGTACGAATGTATTTATTCAGAACGGCATATGTAAAGCCAAAATTGTCTTCGTCAGTCTTACCACACAGACCATCAGCAGGAACCTTGTAGGCCAGATCATAAGGAAGACCACATTCCACACCGATTGCCATAACCTCATCTGTGGTCAAATTTGACAGAGGGCTAAAATCACCGACACTATCACCATAACGAGTGGAATAGCCGATCCAATCTTCTGACAGATTGCAAGTGTTGGCAACTCGTCCATTGCATGACTGAGATACAGCATAGAGCGTAACCATACGCAGACGTGCAGGAAGATTGATTCTGGTCTGCTCAGAAATATCGAACTTCATGTTCTGCGGATTCTTGCGATTATCGCAGATCCCACGATAAATACCATGTTCTGCATCATGGATATTGATCCACACTCGCTTGATTCCAAGATGATCCACTACCGCAAGAGAATCATCGATATCTGCTTGTTCACCGTTGGGCATCAGAACTCCGATAACACGATCTTTACCCAGTGCTTCCACACACAGAGCAGCCACAACAGAGCTGTCCTTGCCACCGGAGATGCCGACGATAGCATTACATCCGTTACCGTTTTTCTCGAACCACTCACGGATCCACTCAACGCACGCTTCCTTTACTTTCTTCACATCGAACTTGTACATAATTCAGATCTCACTCTCATTAGAATTCTGCCGAGTCTATTTTCACCAACTCCATGCACAGCGCCCCAAATACGGTCTCCCCAGGTATTACCCTCGACAAGAATCTCATCGCCTGTTGCCAGAAGCTTTGCTCGAAGATCAGGGTTTTGCTCGAACTTCGCCTTGCAAATTTCGTACATAACCTGGTCTTTGATCTGCTCCCAGTCTTCACGCAGCTGAACTTGTCTACCGAGTTTCTTTGCGTCAGATGGATTCAGCTGGTGGAATTTCATGCGAATGAACTTATTGGTGGTCTTCTGTGCCTGAAATGCTGCTTCGTTATTTCTATAGGTGATGCCACCGTAAGTGACATCACTCTCATAGAAATTACTCAGAAAGTAGAATTCGCCTTTGAACTCTCCAATCATCAGAATTTGCCTCCATTCAGGTTTGCACGGACTTCCTGCAAGGTGTATTCCTTTACCATCTTGCCGTCCTTGAAAACAGTCTTCAGCTGGTTATCAGGATCATTGACTGCCTGTTCCCAGGTATAACCGTCCTCAAATACGTATTCGCCATTGTTATCCAGATGGACAACACAGCATCCCTTCTGGGACTTCTTGAAGCCACCATCCTTGGGATTTTTGAAAATCGGATGGGGATCGCCGTTGATCTCGCAGTAGGTAGCCTTGATGCAGAAGCTGAAGGTATCTCTGGTAAAAGGCTTCAACAGCTTGACCTTTCCAGTAACTTTGGTTCCGTCTTCCAAGGTAACAGTAACGTCATCAACTTCCTCAATGCACTGCATGGAGAAAGAACCAACACCCAGAGCAACATTGGAACATGCAAAGCCATTCTCCATCAGAATCTGATAGATCTCTTCGCAACGCTGAACGGTGATGCTATCACCATAGATTGCCTTAACATGGGGATCCAACACCTTGTAGCCCTTGGAATTGATAGTGCCGCCAAACTGATCCCAAAGCTTGAAAACAGTCTTAGTAACAACTTCAACACAATCACCGGAGTCGCCACGCATGAGCATACAACCGTTATGGTTCATGATTTCTTCCTTGGTCTGGGGCAGAACATTGTCAATAATGTTCCAATAGTCATAGGAATCCAGAACGGCAGAGAAACTTGTGTTGGGATAGATTTCGGTCAACAGACGCTTCAGAAGCGTAACCTCATCGCCGTCAACCGCATAGTTGGAACACATGACGGAATGTTCGGTACTGGGGCTACCAAATGCAACCGGCTCTTTGGTGCAGTCACAGTTATACATTTCCTCCAGATAGGGAATTGTTGGTACGGTTGCGGTATTCAGGAAAGACAGACACCATGCAGCGCCAGCCTTAGTTGCAGAATCCAGGCATTCCTCGCCACGGAAGTCAAATGCGCCCAAAGCTCTTGCACGAGGCACATTATCATCACAGGTCAGATCATAATACTTGTTTACGATCTGGCGGTAAGTATGGCCTACGGTTGCAACGATCATGGGATGCCAAATTTCAGCAGACAGTAGACTCTCAAGAGCCTGGGGAAGCCACGCAAAGTCCGGATGGGTATTGGTAATACCGAACATGGGAACATGCATGGGAACCATAGTGCCTTCAGGAAGTGCAACGATTTCGATGGGCAGATATCCCAGCTTGTGCAGCTTAGAAATCTTTTCAATTCCATACACATTCTTGCCCAGAGCGGCATCCATGACTCTGGTATAGCTTTCGATAACTTCATCGTGGGACTTCTCGAAGAACTCGGTGTTGAAGTAGTCGATCAGATAGGTTTTACAAAATGCCTGGAGGATGAACATGACCATCTTATCCCAGCGGTTAACTCTGCCCATTCTGGGAGTTGCATAGGACATGGATTTAGTCATATTCTTTGGGAGCATTTCTGCATGAACGCCCTTGTAAAAGTCGATCAGCAGATTGGGATTAGTTCGCATCATAGTTCATTACCTCGATCTTTTCGTGTTCTTTGGTGAAAATGCTGTTTGTGGTAAAAACACGGTCAACGAGTCCACTGGTCAGCAGCTCGCCGTCCAGAATTGTGTTCTCGCAGTGAGAAACATACAGATAGATTTCTTTTGCGCCCAGTTCCTTCAGCTTCTTTGCGCTATGGTAGAACGTACCGCCACGGCTGCAAATGTCATCGACGATCAGAATGCGCTTTCCGGCAATCATATCAGTCATACCGGACACATCCAGACCATTGATCTTTCCAGTAGACCAGTCACGCTTTTTGATGCCGAAAGCATACGGAATATTAAACATGCTGGAATATCTCTTCATTGCGCCCTCATCGGGGTAGAACATCATGAGATCATTTTCGCCGGATGCAGACTTCAGCTTGTCGATTACGTTTTCAACCAACTTCTTCGGAGTGCGGATCTTGATTCTGTCAATGAGTGCTTCACTCACAGAAGAATGGGGATCCAGAACTTCAACGGAAGTAAAATCCAGCCAGTTAATGACTTCCGCAAAGCTCTTCAGAGTGAACACATCCTCTTCACTCTTAACTCTGTCCTGCCGTGCATTAGGAATGTACGGCATCTTCAGGCAGATATTTGTGATTCCATTTCTTCTCAGATGTTTCGTGACATGGATCAGCGCCACCAGCTCTGCGTCATTCTCGTACAGCCATGTGATAGTAGCACGAGAAATATTAGTGGGGAAAGCCAGAGGCCAGAAACCATATGCCATTTCCGGACGCATCTTAATCAGCATAGTACCATCGGGGAACTTGCCAATATTTACTTCACGATCATTTCCGAAAAGCAACATTGCATTAACCTCCGATGATGTCGATCTGGCACATGTTCATGGTATGCAGAGCTGCCTGATGGGTCTGTGGAGTAACACCAGCGCAGCAGGATGCATCCACGGCAATGTCGGTCTCAGGGTAGTTTGCCTTCAGAAGCATTGCATTGGATACAACGCAGATATCGGTGCAAAGACCGACCAGCTCGATGTACTCATAGCCGAGGCCACGAATGATCTCAGGAAGTGCAGTGCTGCCGAAAGTCAGCTTGTTCAGAGAAGCAACATGGTTGGGATGTTTCACCAGGGCGGCAAACACGTCACCATTGATCTTATGACCGTCAGTATTCTCAATGCAGTGAGAAACAGGCAGATTCTTGCCTTCTCTGGTTTCCATATAGTTGTTGAAGTGGGTATCCTGAGTAGTGATGATGTCACCATCCCAGTTGTTAATCTTTGCGATAACATTGGGAACGATTGCAACTGCCTCAGCAGTACCCAGGGAGCCGTCGATGAAGTCGTTCTGCATATCGACTACGACCAAAAGTTTCTTCATAATTATTCTCCTTCACTGTTATTATCAAAGCTGTTAATCAGCTGAGTGACATATTCAATGTGGTTCTTTGCTCTTGTTGTTTCTGCTTCCCATTCTCCTTTTGCAGTAAGAACTCTCTTTTCGCAGAATTTGATCTGTCGATCAATGTACGCACGCACGGCCTCTTCGCTCACATCAAGAACCGCAATTGATTCTCGTTTGTACATATCGATTATCTCAGCCGGGATCATAGAAATTCTGATCTGCTTGAGTGCAAATTCTTTCAGTCCCTTATGCTCATCGGTGGGCGGAACCCAGGCAATTACCTTGTCTCTCATTGCTGAAAGACGGCGATTGGTTTCTTCATACTCTCCGAGTATCCTCAGTGCATCATCGACATTCTTCTTGTGGTCTGCTTCCATTTCAGCACGAGCTTCCTCAATAGTCAGCTTCTGTGCAATGTCAAGATTTGTGACCGCCTTTTCATACTTATCCAGAAAAGAATCGGAAAAGTCCTGGCAGTCAGCACCGCCTACGCAGATGACGAGAAAATCTTTCAGCGAGGTTACTTCTCCGGATTCAACTCCTGATGTATAAGAAGTCATACTCAACATCTCCTTCGTCTTGAATTTTATGTAATCAATCAAAAAGTTGCGTCAGAACTCTTGGGGCATACTTTCTGTTACCCAGTTCTGCAATCGCATTTTTGATATCAATCATCATATCAGATGTGATTTTGCACTCTCCTAGCTGATTGATTACAGATAATTCATCTTTGATCTTTCTGCGCTTTCTCAGCCGGTTCTGTAGCATAGTGAATGCAAGCCATCCCTGATATGCATTGAACTTACCGAACTCAATGTAGTGGTTTATATCTGAGATTTCCTTATCGACCTCACTCAATAGACCAACAAGTTCTTCCTTACGTTTTTCGGCATCCATGACAAACTCAGTCAGTGCTTCAGCACCAGACACCCATTTTTCCGTCTGACTCTCCACTGGTTTTTCACTTGCAATTGTCTTCACAACCTGATCTTTGTTGCTTGTACTATTTACTTCTCTGACAGTTGGCCTAATGGGAGCCGTTTCTTCTTCGATATCCACAACTTTGTATTTGCTGCGGATATTCTTGCCGATTGCGTTCTTCAACACATTTGCGGCTTTACATCTCTGTTCAAACCGCTCTGCAAAAGAAGCGTTCCGGACAGGAACATATTTGCCGGAGAATTCATCCTTGCGTATGTATGATCCGTGTCCATCGGTAATCACGTAGAATATCAACTCGACCACTCCTTTTGTATTCTACTTTGTTGGGTATTCTTTTACCGTTTAAGCATAGGCCGCTTTCGCAGCCTATACTATCAATCAAATAAACTGAACCAAGTTCCGTTTTAGGTATGTCATATTTTCGATGACCAGACCGTAGTCATTCATGACCGCAGCCAGATCGCTGACATCCTTGGAAACTCTGACGGAAGTGATAATCTCCTTTGTACGCTCTTCGCCGTAACGTTTTACGAGTGTATCATAGAAGCCCAGCAAGTACAACTTCCGGTATCCGATATCAACTCCGAACTCTTTAGACACTTTGGTAAACAAAGTTGTATTGATCTTTCTGCCAAGATAGGTGAGATCCTTGTTCTGGAACTCATCAGATTCAGCCGGTCTGACAACAAACTTGAAGTATCCGTTATGCCAAGTCATCATGTAGAAGTTGCCACGCATACCTTCCATCTCCTGCATATCGTGGACAGAAGTCAGCAACTCAAAGCATCGATCAGTCAGCTTAATGGTTCTTCCGGGAAGACGCACTTCCTTTTTGCGGAAATTGATCTGATCTTCTTTCAAGTTAGCAATCTCTTGCGCTTCAGCAAAGCCATCATAGAACAGTCTGATAATCAGCTCATAGTAATCGGCATGCTCACGATCATACAAACCGTGAAGCTTTTCAATGATTTCCTCAAGCTGCTTATAAGTAAACCGATCCTTGTTGTCTGCCAGCAATGCATCTGCCTGGATACCTTTGAACTTCGCACTATGGAATGGGTTCTTAATGACTTCAAAGTTGTCAATATAGAACTGGAAGATAAGTCTGAAGTTGGAAACATACTTCTTGAATGTGCCACTACCAACCTTGAGTCCTTCACGTACTGCGGACTTCTTGTTGTTGAACGTGCAAATCATTGCAAACAATTCCTCTTCGTTCATTTCGACGAGCTGCTTGCCAATCTTGATTTCATATGCATACACTTCGGGGCGATCAACCTGGGGTCTCGTTTTGCGAACAGTTTCAGGATCCTTGCCCTCAAAAAACTTATCGAATAATTCCTGTGTTGAGATAACAGCCATAACAATCCCTCCGTTCATCTCATTTTACCAACGTTTTACGGTTTTGTCAAGAACATTATTGCGTATATTAAACCGCAATAACAGGGAATTGAACCCTCATAGCCCTACTAATATCTCCAAGTACATTCTTGTCAAGGATTTTCCCGATATACTTATCCAGACTAGAAAGCGCAACTGTCGTGGTCTGCTCCACCATCAAAGTGCTTGGCGCTTTCAGGCCGTATCTCTGATAGTTCCAGAGTTCCACATGCACGGGAAGCTTGCGTTTATTCATCTTGGTGGTAATCGGAATGATATTGATAGTTGGACTATATGTATTGTTCTTATCGTTGGATACGATGAACACAGGTCTATAGCCGCTCTGGATGCTTCCTTCACTCTCGGAAAGATTGCACATCCAAATCTCACCGCATTTAGGGCGAGACTTTTCGATTGTAGGATTGTTAGTGTTTAGCATATACTATCCCGTCCTCATAGATATAAAACGTATGTAATACGATTATTACCAGAACGGGCAGTATTCAAACTTTGTCGGATGGATTGATTGATTTATCTCTTTATTTGCTAGGTGGTCAGTTCTCCTAGCCACATATCCAAACCCTGTTTAATTGTTGTATCCGGGCAATAGAATAAATCATTGTCCTTCCATCCGGCCTTTTGCGCCGCAATGGTCATAATCTGCTGGAAACGCAGTTCGGGATGAACTTGGTGGATTGCCCGAACATTGCTGAAAATTGTCTCAAACATCATAAAACCTTCTTACTTCTTTAATTGATCGACCATTGCCATCAGCTGCGTAATTGCATCAACATGAGCCATCACGTCCACATTGTCCGCATTGGTTCTGCCAGCTTCATATGCAGCCTTGATGATATCTCTGAGATCATTGGCCTCAAGACTCAGGATAAAGCTATTGGACACATCCTGATATTCTCTGTCACCAATGATATAGTCTTCGAAGAAGTCACCCATATCATCATAGTATTTATCGACCTTCTGCTTGGTTAAACCGATGTAGTGCTTGGTTGTTTTCACATCGGAATGGTTGAAGATAGTTTGCAGAATCTCCATGCTGTCATAATCGCCAGGGTGGAGCATTCTGTTCATCATGCCAAAAGTCTTTCTGGGGCTATGAGTTCCGACATTATATTCGATACCCAGATCAGCGGCAGCTTTCTTGACATTCTTGTAGTAACAACTCTCAGACATCACTCTGCCCTTGTAGTTACCGGAAAGCTGCATACAAATAGGAACGGAGTAGTTTTCCTTCGCAGGATCACATCCTGTTTCCTTGAGATACAGCTGGATCGCAGATCTGCATGCAGAATTAATCTTAGGATTTGCCAGCTTATCAGTCTTCTCTTCTGCGAATTCCAGAAGATTGACTCTGAGCTGCCCGGTGACGGGATTGAAGAAGTTCTCCCAAGTCAAACTCAGGGTATCTCCAACTCGTCTTGCCATGTTGCAACTCAGAACAAAGATCATGTAGCACAACCACTTCTCATTGTCACGGAAATAAGCAGTGATCTTCTTCATGTCTTCAATCTCAAGGTGGTAGACTTCAGACTTCTTGCCTTTCTGCTTGTTCTGACAGATCTTCTTAGGAGTACCATCCTTTTTCAGTTTCGGTTTGCTCTCAACGACTTGCAGCTTAATTGCCGGATCGGGATTACCAGCGCAATTGGCCTGAACCAGAGATAACACCGCCATACATTTCCCTCCAATCTTTTGTGGTAAGTTGGTTACTACTTGGATTATACCATATCGTCCATTGTTTGTCAACAATTATTTTGTTGGGTTTTCTTTGTTGTGATGAATTACTCTTGTATAAGAAGCTAACACAACTTCATCAAGGATCATTTCAGATCCACAATTGGGGCAGAATTTCCTTACCCCCGTACTGCCACAGAACGGGCATTCCAGACCATCCAGATAACTCACAACGGGATCACCGTCTGAATCACAGTACGTTATGTAGTGCGGATTAGGTTTACCACGCTTCGGTGCTGCCGACTTCTTCCCGGCCTCGTAACCATTCTTGTACGCCTCTTCAGCAACGGTGTACTTATCCATAGATTAACCTCCAACGGTTTTACCGTTCCACTTCCAACAGTTCTTCTTGTTGGTGCATCCAGGACACGTCTCGTCGAACTCATACAAGCACTGATCGCAGCCGCTGCTATGGTTCAACACATACTGACCGAATGCGATCTCCATGTCTGCAAGTTTGGCCTTTAGTGCCTCGTTCTCTTCCCGAAGCCGTGTGATAATTGCTTCATCCATTGTTTTCCCTCCGATCAATTAGTAACTCATTTACTAATGGTATTATAGCAGATCACCATGTATTTGTCAACTACTTTGTTGCGTTTATTTTAGACAAATTTTAAGGGAGCTACGGAATCGGCAAGTTCACCGCCCGTAACTCCCGAAAGTTTCGAAGGTTAGAAATCAATAAAACTGGGATTTGATTACTTCTTGATAGACCATCCAGTTTCCCATCGTCCGCCGACACGCTCCCGGATACCGTCTCTTCTTGAGCAACCAAAGGAGTACCAGTCTTCAAACAGATAGCCGTTCTCATCGTACACGTTGCCGTCTTGCGCAGAGTAAATGTACTCGAACTCGTCGAATAGCGTATGAGTGATCTTCACGATTGGATTTGCCTTGATAAACTGGATCATCTCATCTCGGCTCATAGTCTTGTTTTCAGGCGGCAGCTTCTTCGTGGTACATGAAGCTTCTTGAGTAAACGTACAATAGCGGCAAGCTCTCTTGCAGAAGTTGGCCTCATTCAATTCTTTCTTGTAGATACATTCCATTTATAAATATCCCTTCAGGTTCTCTTTTGCTCTGTCATTTGCCCAGTTCCAATTATTGAGCCTTCTTCCACATAACGGACAATGGAAGATTTCGATGCTGCCGGATACACCCTTCTCCTTATCCTGGAATTCCAGATGCCATGTACCATAAGTTTCGTGAAGGGAAAACTGCTTATACTCTACAGACTTATGTGACACAACACTCATATCCAGACCATTATCGGACATGTGTTTGCATATACAATCCATCAGGCTACCTCATTCTATCACATTCAGGTCTTCATCAACCTTAAAGAGTCTCTTGCCGCAATCTGCGCATGTTGCATACTTTGAAGTGTTGCGGTAATTCAGGTAGGTGTGCAGATCTGTACCTTCAACATCACCCGTTTCAAGATCAACATAATATGTTCCGTATCCGCTGATGTATTGACGAATCTTTATGTATCCGCCACCGCACTTTGGACATTCCTTAATGGGAAAATTTTTATTCCTACCCATCGTTCATTCCTCCACATTCTTTGCGCACTCAGGGCATAAGGTTTTGCCCTTTCTGCACTTCCACCCAGACCGATAGGCTGCTTTACTGAGCCACTGTTTATTGGTTGCCATGCCCATTCCGCCGTCCGACATCTGTCTTTCGTTTGCGTTAAAATCAGTACTCCAACTCTTTGCGCAACCATCACACGTAATGTCGAAGTAGGTATCAATTCTGATCTTCATATTCCGGATTCTCCCACTCTTTGAAATCGTCACTTAGTACATTTGCCAAGTTCCTACAATCCAGACATTCAATTCCCTCATGACCGTCAGCTCCACTCAAGGAATGATCATATGGTTTCTTATATGGTTTTCCATCTTTCCTGAGCTTATAGTGGATCTCTGTGACTTGTTCTTCCCACCATCCTATGTTCGTGCTGCCGCATTCCGGGCATCTGTATTTATGTCTCATGTCGAAAAACTGCATCTCCTTAATCATAAATAACAAATATATAATATATATAAGAATAATATACATATAAGATCCTTATATAATATATATTATATATTTGTACACAGCCGTTACTTGCGTAACGATCTGTGTATTAACCAGAAGAGAACAGTATCATATTTTCTGTCTGGTTTTTGTGACGAGTACTTGACGTATGACAAGTACGATTACCGGAACACTTCATGCAGCTTATAGCCGGTTCCGATCATCTGGTTCTTGTCATCAAAATCTGCTTCGATACAGGCTAACAGACCGCTTTCCCTGGAATACTGCTTTTTGAAAGCTTCTCCCATCTTCATTGCTTCTTCCTTGGTATCCTTGACGCACAGAATGGTAACGTCATCACCCTTGGTAAGCTTGATTGCAAACTTCTTCATTCTTCTTCCTCCGTCAGAAATAGTTGTACATCGATATTCAAAGCCTCAGCAATCATACATAGCTTAATAATGGGAACTTTGACATCTTCTCTGCTTTTGTTCATCCACGCATAAGTGGTATGTGTGCTTGAGCCTGTAAGTTCAGATAGTTTTTTATGCATCACTGAGCGAACTTCGCACTCAGGATATCTTTCGATCATATATTTGTTGACGTTACTGGCAATGACCATGTGGTTGGTTTCTTCCCATTTGTCAGTCAACGATAAATATTCCTTTGCGATTGGTTCTCGCATTGGATCCCCTCCGTTCCTAAGCATAGCGCCATAATTGGTAACTTACTTACTACCAATATAAATGGCGCTATACCTATTTGTCAAGTTAATTCCGCATAGATTCGTACAGCTTTGCTACACGAGCGGAAACATTATAGGACGGATTAACAGGGAGAATATAGGAATACAGATCTTCGCCGGACTTCATGGACAAAAGACCGATGTTGCATTCATTTGCACCAGTCTTGTTTTCAAGTTCCACTCTGATATCATCCTTACCAAACAGTGCGGCAGAATCCATCAGGAACACAGGATTGATACAGAAGCAGAAATTCTCGGTGGTATCATCTGTCACGTCCAGCTGGTCAATGGAACTGTAATTTGCGGAGTTGATGGAACAGAAGACGCCATCTTCATTCTTGAAGATAATCAGGGGAATCTTCTCAATGATCTTACCCTTACGGAGTTCATTGTAATACTCCTTTGCAATGGTAGCAACATCGGAAGCTTTAACGGTAAAACCAAAGTCACGCTTTGCATTTCTCTTGATCTGCTCGATGTCCATGTACTCACCAGGTTCCTGCAAACACCAGTATGTAAAACCATTGCCGGAGATCTTGATTATGCTGGAACTCTTCATTGCACCAACGGAAAGCTGTACCATGTCTTCAGACTTAGCATTGATGATTTTCTTCATACTCTGGAAAGAGTACCAGGGCAGAGTGAAATAACCTTTATCGGTGAACCAGTTGCCGCAGATCTTCTTAATCGTAAAGCGGAATCCGTCAGTAGCAGCCATCCGCTGATGCTGGCAGTTGATATTGAAGCCGGTATACAGAGGTCTTACGGCATAGTCCTCGTGGCGCATGCGGTCAGTAGCTACCATTGCGGACAGCAGTTCTTTCTCGGACATCTCGCATTTCAGCTCCATGTCACCATCAGGGAACTTAGGCCATACATCGTTTTCATCGGCCTCATACATCGGAACAGCACGGTACTTCTTGTTACCCACAACAGAAAATTTGCCCCCGAAAGTATCGATGATAATCTTCCCGGTGAATGCGCTGATCTTTGCAAGATCGTCCGTACCTACACGGATTTCACCACTTTCGATAACCTGAGCAGGAATACACACCTTGATAAACTGTTGCAGATTGGAAGCACTGATGGTCGCATGATCGTCAGCAGCTTCAAACTTGATGGTACAAAGATCTTCCAGGTGGCTTTTTCTCGGAGCAACGGTCATGACCTTGCTCAGCGCATCGAAAAAATCCTTTCCGTTATTAATCGCAAACTTCATTCCTGTACCACCTTTCTCAGTTTCATGTATTCTTTCAGGGAAATGCCCATGCAGTTTGCCGCAACCTTCATTGCCGTCTTCTTATCTCCACGGCTACCAGGAATGGCTTCCTTACTACCAACCTTGTGGGCATACCACTGTCCGCCCTTTTCTTTCGATACTTCGTATGTAATCTCCATTTGTTCCTCTCTTTCAATTATTCTTCTTCAGGATCATCAAACATGCTCGTAAGCACTCTTGGTTTATATTCTCTTGTTTCTCCGAATTCCTTCAAATCCGCAATGTCTGTCTTCAGTTTTCTAAGACACGGCAACAAACCACTGGAAATAATCAGACTTGCAAATTCAAGTGCGTCTTTTGCTTCACGTCTGCGCTGACGAACTTCCTGCATCTGTTTGTATCTTTTGAAACCATTGATAACATTCTCATTGGTGAATTCCATCTTGTGAAGAATGTCCAATGTTTCCATGTCACACTGTTTTACAATGCCACCGAAGTAACCGGGCAAAAACAGGAATTTGTCTGTGTTTTCAACGATCTGCTCATAGAATGCAATCATCTCATCAAGAGCCTGTTTAGCAGTTTCGGGAGTAAACTCGCTGCCATCACCGGAATATTCTTCAGCAAGGTTATCGGTATTGAGAATTTTTACTTCAGTCGGGCTAACAGTTGGAAACATACCTGGGAAATTGTTATCCATGAAGTTCGTTGCTTTATCCAAGGTGATGAACTTCGTTGCATTTTTCAGGAGTGTTGACCAGCTGCCTTTGCCGCCTCTGCATTTCACATATCCACCGCTAGTGCAGTGGGAAATAACATATGACATTTTCTTCTTCCTTTATTCATCGCCAGACATGACGGATTTCAAAATCTTCTTGTACTCAGGATCGGTCTTTACGGCAACCTTCGGTCTGCGATTGCTGTATTTGCTAATCTCGTTGACTCCGGTGACAACATGACCTTCCTTTGTACATTTAGCAAGATACATAAACAGATCCTGCTTACTGGTGCATTCAACGAATGCATAACTCATTGCGCTAAACTGAACAAGATACAGTTCGCAATCTCTGCCAAGTTCTCTTGCCATAACTTCCTCCTTAATAGGTGAGCCGATATCCGTTTTCAACGAATTTCTTTATAAATGCTTCGATCTTCGCATTTCCGTCCAGAATTGTAAATGTGAATTCATTTCCTGACCGTTCCTCAAGCTGGCTATATTTAACCATCCTCACGGAGTAGTCAATATCCATGAGCTTGAAAAGCAACTTCAGCTTTGATATACGTTCTTCCGAAACGGTATCCCATTGCTCAAAAGACACATATGTATTTCCGTATTTGGTTTCTACTTTTGCTTCATGAGCTTTTCTGAACTTATCCAAATACTCAGCCATGATTGCATCTTGATCTTTCTTAATCTGATGATCCGCTATCATATGTCTTTCTCAGCACTCCTTCCATCGCATCTTGCAACCTATCGACTTTCTCGCCGCACTGTCTGCAACGATGCCATACAAGGGTAGCAATTCCGATAAATTCAGACCCTCGTGCGACTTCCATCCTGGTTTTAATCTTTCCGCATTTGCGGCAGTAAAATTTTCCGAACATTTTTTTACCTCTTGATCTGTCTTCTCATATGGACAACAATTCCACTCTTACCATTCGGCTTTACTTCAACAGTGTCCATAAAGCTTTCCATGATAGTGAAACCCATGCCACTACGTTCCGCCCCACCAGTGGTGAAGAATGGCTTTCTGGCCTGTTCGATATCGGGGATGCCAACTCCCTTATCCTTAATGACAATATCCAGAACATTGCCACCCAGGATTCGGCAGCGCAGCCAGATGGTTCCGTGAGTCTTCGGATATGCATGGACGATGCAGTTAGTTACTGCTTCAGATACGGAAGTTCTGATATCACCCAGTTCCTCCAGGGTGGGTTCCAACTGACTAGCGAAAGTGGCGACAGCGGTTCGTGCCAGGTATTCATTTACGGGCTTGCTCAGGAATTCCATCTTCATCTGATTTTCCATAATTCCACCTCAAAACAACGTATTGTCGCATGCCTCGATGCGATCAAGTCTGACGTTATCGCCAGACCAATGAGAATCACCGTTTAGCTTAAAATAAACCTTGATCTTCGTTTCGTTCATTCGCAGCTTCAGATAACCGTGGGAAGTTCCGCATGATAGTTCAGAACAAAGTACCCAATCCTTGAGATATGTTCCGATGAAAGTATGAAAAGTCATCTTTAACACCTCATTTAGTTTAATTCCACACCGTCAATCGGTTCATACACCATAGGATACTGTTTAACTCCACCAACGTATTTGGGTTTGTGATACGCTTTTATCGTTGCCTGTAGTCTTCCGTTCACCACAAGATCTCCATACAGCCAAACATTGAGCGGAACGTAGTAGATGATCTCATAATTTCCGTTCAATACAACAGCAACACCGTGACTCTTGTAGTTATCTGTCAGCCATGCTTCCTTGAAGATTTTCCAGTAATCCTCAAAATTCGTCCAGTCCTCAAAATCCTTGTAGTCGGGATTAGACGGAACAAATTCCGAACAGATAATGTGGTGAGCGCCGCAGTCATATGTTTTGAAGTATGGCTTATAAAGTTTGATCTTTTTATGATCCAGCTTAGGGCAAGTACATTCGCCCATGTCTGCATTGACTTTCCATTTAGCACAATGCCGACACATGAAGTGCGGACAGTCATCCACATTATACATTTTCTTACCTCGCTTACTTGACTCCCAGGATTGCTTTCTTCGTATCCTTGCGGAAGTACAGCTTATCTTCTTTTACAACACAGCAGAGGGCGGCAGGAGATTCTTCACATCTCAGCAGATAATCAGACAGAGGTTCTTCAACGTTATCCTGAACGATTCTCCGCATCTGTCTTGCTCCGCCACTCTTCGTATTCAGCTTTGCGGCTAAGAGCTTCGGAAGCTCCTTGGGGAAACTCAGATTCATATTGCTGGCGATTGCACGGGTCTGCAACTGAGTCAAATATTTGGAAGCGATGTGTTCCATGTTCTCTTTGCTAAGAGGATTGAAACACACGATCTCATCGACTCTTCCCAAGAACTCCGGTGCGAAGTGCTGATTCAGTGCTTCCAGCACCAGCATGGACTTGCTGACAGGCTGGAAACCGATACTGCTTTCCTTTACTTCACCGCCGATATTGGAAGTCATGACGATGATTGCATTCTTGAAACTAACCTTGCGTCCAGTGGAGTCCGTCAGGCAACCCTCTTCCATGATCTGAAGCAGGATATTGGAAATATCATGATAGGCTTTTTCCAGTTCATCAAACAGCACCAGGCTATAGGGACGGCGGCGGATTGCCTCAGTCAGCTTGCCACCCTCTTCATGACCGACATAACCAGGAGGTGCGCCGATCAGACGAGCAACAGAATGCTTCTCCATATATTCCGACATATCCAGACGGATCATTGCTTCTCTGCTGCCATACAGTTCTTCAGCCAGAACACGGCACATCTCGGTCTTACCAACACCAGTAGAACCAGAGAACAGAAGACATGCAACGGGTCTGTTTTCATCTCTCAGACCAGCTAACCCCCGGCGGATTGTTCTGGCAATGGTTCTCACAGCTTCATCCTGTCCGATGATCTGGCTTGCCAAAGTCTTTTCAAGATTCAGCATGCGCTCACGCTCATCGGTAGTCAGCCGACCAACGGGGATTCCGGTTCTTGCGGATACCGCCCAGGCAACGTCTTCTCCGGACACGGCCTTGTTGTGAGTCATAACCGCATGGGAAGCGGCTTCGTCCAACAAATCAATTGCCTTATCAGGCAGAAACAGATCTGGGAGATACTTGACGGAAAGCTTCAGCGCCTCAGTCATAGCTTCCTTGGAAATTCTTCTTCCGTGGTGCTTTTCAAGACCGGGCTTCAGGCCATTCATGATAGCCATCATGGTTTCCTTGTCCGGTTCGTCTACGGTAACAGACCGGAAGCGACGAGCCAGGGCAGGATCTTTTTCTATGTATCTCCGGTATTCGTCCAGAGTAGTAGCACCAATGACTTGCAGTTCGCCACGGCTCAGGGCAGGTTTCAGAATGTTGGATGCATCGATAGCACCCTCAGCTGCACCAGCTCCGACGATGGTATGCATCTCGTCAATGAAGAGAATGACATCTCCATCCCGTTTGATCTCGTCCAGAATTTCCTGAACTCGTTCCTCGAACTCGCCACGGTACTTAGTGCCGGACACCAGCTTTGCCATAGTCAGGCTGTACAGCTTCTTATATCTGAGCTGCTGGGGTACATCACCCTTTGCCATGCGCTGTGCCAGACCTTCCACAATGGCAGTCTTGCCGACACCAGGTTCACCAATCAGTGCAGGATTATTCTTTTTCTTACGGCACAGAATGCCGATTACTTCGTCGATTTCTTTGTCACGTCCGATCACAGGATCCATGTTATAGGCTTTCTGGATCAGATCTTCTGCAAACTTATCAAGCAGCATTTCTGTAACCTCCGATAGTTTCGCTCATATTTTCCATTCAACTATATAGCTTTTTCAGATTGAACTTCTTGATAATGGTATCTTTCAGTTCATCAAAAGTAGGGGTATCGCCAAAAGGCATTTCGATCTTTGCCCCATCAACCCAGAGTCCGAAGTGGTAGAAACCCTTGGATTCATCGTAGGAGAAACTGATGGAAACATCCGCATTCAATTCCTTGCGGTTCAAGCGGCTATGCCAAATTCCGCAAGCGAAATTGGTCACACCCCAGTCAGTTCTAGGATGCAGGACACGCATACTCCATTCGATGCCGTGTTTCTGGTTATCTGCATAAGCTGCATTTCTCAGGAACTCAGCCACTTCTTGCAACTTAGGTACATTCTTCTTCATGATTGACCTCCAGTTTCTTGCCAACTGCCAGCATAGCCAGACAGATGATTAGTGAGATGACGTTCATGGTTTCGATCAGGCTCATAACATATTCCCCATAGTTGTAGCGATACACAGCAATCCAGCTTCCGCTGCACTGTCAGAACAATTGATAATTGACTCAATGGAATTAATGAACTCACATCCACTGCCGTGTTCTTTCGCAGGAGAAATCGTTACACACTCAGGCATGTAGACGATGATCTCAGGCTCAAATTTTCCAACATAATTAGTATCACCACGAGCTGCGGCGATCCTATTGGCTTCTTCCACTGCTTTCTGTCCGTCCAGTGCGGAGAAATAGCGCTCATTGGAGATGTTGGAATTGTAGTGGTAGTCAACAGAAAGACTTGTTCCGCCATGATTATGACCCAGGCCAAAAGTGTAAATTCAGTATCTAGGTTCTGCCGTCTGAACATAAAGCGTTCCGTCTACCAAAAGATACTTACTCATACCTTCTACTGCCTTGGCAATCATATCTTCTCTGCTAGGATGTTCGTTCCAGTATCTGCTGGAAAAGTACATGCTTCCGTGTTCGTTCCACCACATCACGGCTTCAAGAGGAGTCTTGTATCTCTCAGAATCGTTGCTTCCGCAAATGGATCTGATGGTGGCTGCATTCCAGAACAGGCCATTGTAGGAGTAGATAAAACCCTTGCCGCCATAACTTCTGTCCTCAAAAGCTTTGCTGAGTGCGGAGATAGGGGCTTCCGCAAGCTCGATGTCAACGTATTCCTCGCACTCCCGGTATCTGTACTTCCTGCATCTGGGAGTGGGAAGATACTTCTCTTCATATTTGATCCATGTTTTGATTTTCATATTATCCTCCCATCACAGGATGAACTCTCTGTCGGTCTTCTTATCTGCGATTCCCTTTTTGGAATAGGGTCTTACCCAAATAACCTTTCCGGTCTTTGTCTTTCGGTAGTGGCCTCTGACGCTGAAGGTGGACTTGTAACCGTGCCATTCTTTCTTCGGTGCAGGAAGCTCTTCCAGCATGCTATTGGAGATTGTGTATCTCCGAATGGTTAGCGGCTTTCTCTGGCTTCCCTTGCGCTTGCCTCCCTTGCTACTCTTGGCAGTAGTACGGTGAACGGTCTTGGTACGCTCGACATCTTCCCGGTAGTAGGTTGCAAACAGCATGAGCGCCTTGAACTTACTGACACACTTCCAGATGGTATTATCCTGTGCTAGAATCATACTCATCTGTGCTTTTCTGATAGGATCATCTACGTTGATTTTCAGATCTTCCAAATGATTGTCTTCCATATTGCTCTTCCATGAAGCGATCTTCAACAGCTCTGCGCCGCCATCTTTCATAAAGAACATCTCAAAAGCAACTATAGGAGAACCTTCATCTCGGAACCGGAGTGTAATCAATTCTTCCTGGAACTCAATATCCGCAGTTGCAAAGGGCAGTGCAATCGCCGCACCAGTCAGCTTTTCCGACCAGTCAATGACTCTCTGCATATCGGTATTGGCTCTAACGATGATCTTATCCACTCCGGTTCCTCCTGTCTTTTCTTACTTTGCGCTGTAGTAGACTTCGGGCGGAACCTTGTAGATCCACGAGCCGCTTCTTACCAGCAACGCATCTTTTCCGTAGTACTTTTCCTTCATACCCTGAATGCTGCCGGTTGCAGAGAAGTTAGGGTACTGAGAAAGATTGTATATTTTCTTCTGTTCCTTGTTCATGTATCTTACTCTGGGCATTTGAACCTCCTGTAACATTCGAAACTTTCGGGGTTTGCATCTGCATGAAATACTGATTTTATTGATATCTCCGGTAGCTGGAATGGAAGTTTGTGTACACCACCACAGCATCGTCCGGAATCTCTTTCAGTTTGATAGAACCGGGATTTACCCATTCATCTCCGCCTAGCTGCGGACTGATCCATTCAAGGAACTTGCTTACCGCCTCGGATCTGCCTTCGGCACGGATGATGCATACCCGGTCTTCATATGAAACACCCGTGTCGAAGACAAACTCAACCTTGTAGGTCATCATTCCTCCGTATCGACAAGAGTAGAAGAGGAAAGAGTCAAAACCGGACGGACACCGTAGCCCCAATCACAGTCATCCCCATTCAGAATGCCACTAGAGTTGACGCAGCAAACGTGGCCAGTGTAGTCATTGCTGGGAGTGGAGAAGGGAGTGATGGTCAGCCAGGAGCATTCGTACTCGGACATGACACCCAGGATCTTGTGGTACTTTGCGTACTCAGCGGCGGTCAGCATGGAAACCTTGTCAATGCACGTGCCGTAGTCATCCAGGCCATCCAGAGAAGTCAGGTCACGGTGCATGTCGATGATATTCTCAGCGCCGAACAGCTCACACATGTGCTGGTAGATCTCGCCGCTGTTCATACTGGTACGAATGGGACTCACTCGCCAGTCATTGTTCTCACCGAACTCATGGCGGTCATCCAGGAAGTCAGCCTTGATAACGAACACTTCGCCGTTGGGCTTCTTGTCCAGGACGATGAACTTCTCGCCGTTCTGGGTGAAAGTATCGCCGGAGTTCAGCGTGCCGACTTCGATCTTGCTGTGGAACAGGGTCTTGGGATCGACGTTACCGCAGTCGATGATGATCTTGTTGCCGCTGATGGTGAACTGTGCATTGTTGATAGTAAACTGATTCATATGTATTCTCCTTTTTTGTTTTGGTTTATTATTTGTTTGTTGGGTCTACTTTTTGGACTAAAATTAAAGGTAGTAGTCGAACTCTCTCAGGCCACCGGAGTCTTCGACATACTGCTTGCATCCGTCGATAGTAAACTCTTCGCCGTATTCCTCGTGGTTGTCCGGGCTATCGAAGTGAAGCAGGATCATGTGGACTAGGTTTTCGATAGTGGTTTTGATCTTGTAACCGCTGTCGATGATCCACTGTGCGATTCTGTCGCAGTCACACCACTTTGCCTTTGGCAGCGAAGGCTCCCATGTCCATCTGCCATAACAATCAACCATTGTATTGACCTCCTTGGTAATTCATTTACTAAAAGAATTCTATCACATCTCATCTTATTTGTCAACCACTTTATTGCGTCTACTGTGAACAAATTTCGTAAAATACTTTTATGCGTAAACCAACCTCCACAAACGGTTGACAAGTCACATGAAATAAACGACTTGCCATAAGGATTACATATGTTTCCTTAAAGCTACTGATTCCATCATGCAATCTATCCTGGATCCATTTTGCCGCTTCCCTTGCATGTTTACCAGCAATGATTATCACTCGGAAATTAATTCCTCTGCATGAAGCGAATCCTTGTTCTGTCTTGCATACAAAAGAATAGATTTCTTCATCCTTATTTCTATCGCATTCATGATGTATATCCATAAAACACTCCTAGGCCATTAGTGATCTCTGACTGTCTGTATTATAGCAGATGCAGCACCATTTGTCAACTCTTATTTTCTAATTTCTTTGAAATTATTTTGTGGCATTTCACAAAGGAAAGGAAGGCACTTGTATTAAACAATAGTGCCATCCTCAAATTCAAACCTTGACACATACTCGCAGTTCATATATCCAGCAATCTTTGAAAGATCATCCTGTGTCTGCTTGCCAATAACGAGGCGCTTTGACATAGCTTGCTGTGACAGCCCCATCTTGGCTGCAAGCTCGGTTATTGTCATATTGGCATGCTCCAATGCATCCTTTATCTGTTGTCCGTTTGTAGAGGCGCTGAAAGCCTTACCGTCTTCGAACACAAACGCACTGTAAAATTTGCATCCAATAACACTCGCAATCTTTTCAAGCTCTTCCTTTGTAAATTTGTCGTTTTCTAATCGCTTTGTTAATGTCGGATGTGTAACATTCATTGCAGATGCAATGTCACATAATTTGACATGCCCAATTGCGCATGCAATTTTCACTCTCTGCTTTATGGTAAACGGCAAACCTACTTCACCTCTTTCTTATTCGCCGTATTTCTTAATAATCTGACGGCATTCCTTCTGTGATTTACCCACCATCTCTCTGTTCATTGCGTTAAGCTCTTCTCCGGTAAACACATGATGATTTTTTGTGCAGCTGTCATAGAAAGACTTGCTAATCAGAATAGCACCGATTGCAATCAAAATGAGTAATGGCATGATGATCCTCCTTTACCGATCATTGTAAATCCTGTCCTGGCATTCCAGAAAATAGGAGTCAACCACGACCATCTGCTTAGTAGTCAGAATGAACAGGCCGACCAGACCGACGGCAGCGCCGAAGATCTGCATGATCCTGGAAGCGATATAGCAACCCAGAATCAGGAAGAAAATACCGATGATGCCAACCACAGCGCCCAGAATACGCTGACGGTGGAAATATGTAGCACGGTTCTTGCGCTCCTTGGCTCTGCGGCTGTTGCGCCGCTGTTCCATCTTATCCTGGATGTTTGCGAACTCGTCATAGCTCATAACGGTCACGATGCCGTCATCCGTGTTGTTCATACCCTTGTAGCCGTAGCCCATTGTGTTGTCCTCCAATATTATATCTGAAAATTTTGTGTTTGTCTATTCAAAATTCAACCAATTCGTTCAGTTTTTCTAAAACGCATTTGTTGCAACAGGAAATGTCAATATCTTCTCCATTTCTTTGTTTGATCTTTGAATGATATTTTACACTTTTGTTTGTACCGCAGAAGTAACATATTTTTGTACTTCTATCTTTGGCAGGAAATAGCTTAAACTTCATATTTTATACTCCCGTTTGTCATGCCGCTTTGTTAACTCTAACCTTGATTCGGAACATTCGCATTGCCATATCATATCCAATAGGTTTTTCATAATTTGCTCCGGTAACTTCACGGTGAGTCATATTAGAAAGAATTTCGACGGCTTGCATTTCAGCATAATTTGCTCCGCATGCGCTCAAGATCCACGTATATGCAGGATTTTGTTCTGTTTTGATAAAAGCTTCGACTTTATATTCTCTCTTCTTATTCATGCATTGCCTCTTTGTTGCGTCTACTTTGAATGCTAAAAAATTATGCCACTAACCATCCTGAGAAAGCGTTCCATGAGATAGTGTACTTGCGACCGTCGATCTTAACTTGCTTTACATAAGTTCCAGTGAAAATTTTCGTTTCATCACAGAATTCACCGAACAGTTTATACCAATAGTCGATGTTCTTATGCAGCTGGAACAGAACATAATTTCGCATTTCGTTGTGATCCATATGAAAGCCTTTCATTATTAGCATTTTGGTTCATTTTTTCCACATATACTATAGTTATGGGGAGTGTTACCTCCCCATATTTAGCTAGTGTGGGTGGCAGCGTTTACTTCGTTGATAACTTTTCCGGTATTGATACCTCTGGATTCACAGAAAGCAACTGCAAGCTTCATCGCCTTGCTGATTTCTTCATTGGAAAGGCAATCGAGCAGAGACTTCTTGCCGGTCTTTCTGTTCTTCAGCTTCGTATGGTACTTATAGTCGAACTCCCTGTAGAATTCTGCGAAGGCATTCGCAAAGTTTCCATTCAGACAATTGGCAGCATAGGAACGAATCAGCGCATTAATCATGCTCTTCTCATCCCAGGTGTTGATCTCATCGGACATTGCCTTGTTTGCAATGGAAAGCTCTCTGTTCTTTTCCTGTTCACTCTTCAAGGTTTCCAGCAGTACAATCAGAGACGCAGGATCCTGCAAGGACTTTGTAAGAGTATCAGGAGTCATGTATGCTCCATGCTTACGGACACTAGGAAGCACCTCGGCCGTTACCCATCTCTTGAACTGCTTTGCACCAGGAAGCTTAGAGGACATAATCAGGGAGTACAGGCCGGACTCGTTGATGATAACGGTTTTCTGTTTTCCACCAGGGGTGTCCATCCAATGGACTCCCTTATCATCTTCATCAACATTTGTCTTGAGCGCCTGTCTATGATTGCCATAGCCCAATGTATCCGCCACATCCTTGCCAACGAACCAAGGCTGACATCCGATCTCCATGACACGGATGGAACCAAATTCCATATTGGTGAAAGTCAGGATATTTTCTGCCATATTTTCCACATTATTAATCGTATCTTCATTAGCTGCAAGTGCTTCATTTTCAGCGGCTGTAACGGCGGCTCTGATCTTGTCGGCAACTTCACTTCTGCTCAGGCCAAGTGCCATATTGAAAATTGCTGCCTTGGACATGCATCTTGCGCCAACGCTAGTGACTCTTGCGGAACAATCACCATGCTTTACGATATTACAACCTCTGATGTTCTCAGGATCGACGGAATAGCCAGCATTGGCAAAGTCTTTCGTCTTCATCTTGATAATGCCGTATTCTTCCAGTTCTTTCTGGTGTCCGCTGTAGTAACCAGAAACAACCGAATATTCAGTTTCGAAGTACTCGGCAACCATAGTCAGCGTTGCAATGTCCAGCACGGGCAGGAGCTTAACAGGCTTGATTTCGTCCATGATTCCGATATATTCCATGCGCTTGTTGCGGATGTCCTTAGAACTAATTGTTTTCATTGATATTCATTCTCCTGTCAACTGCTGCCCGATCTCTGTTTCGTTGAGCATCTTACGGATTGCATCAGAGGCAGTATCTACAAATCCCTTAAAATTTTCTGCAATCATGTTTTGATTCTCCTTTCTACCAAAGATACATAATTGGAATGAATTTTTCCATTTTTATAATCTTCCAGGACTGCATCCAGAATCTTGTCCATGAACTTTCCAGCTGCAACAATCAGCTTTTCAGAATTTCCATTTGTCTTTCTGAAATTCACGGTGTGTACACCATAGTACATATATTCATTTTCAGGTTTGATATTGAAATGGTTCCCGGACTTTTCCATAGTCATAACGTCAGGTAATTCATTGGTATCAGCATTGAACTTACCAGGAAGATGAATTGTCAAGCTGCAACGAAACATATCATTCGCTAGATATCCATTAGACACTTCTTCCGTGCTTCCTGCTAAATAGAAGGCAATATCAATAGATTTCCCAAAACCTTTATAAAGATTGACAATACACATGCTGCCAGGGAAACGCTTGGCATATTCCGCCTTGATCTTTTCCGAAAACTCTGCAAACTTCATAGTTATTACCTCCAGTTAATTCTGTTTAGTCACATTTTCTGCGAAGACTTTTCTGCAAGTCCGAAGAATTCCGTCATCACTTCTGTCTCCATTCAGGCATGTTTTAATTAGATCTTCCATTTTCTCAACCGGGAAATTAACGAAATCAATTTCAAATTGTATCGTTGCCTTGTTGCTTACAATGTATCTTTGCACTGCGAATAACACCCAATCCGCCAGACAGTCAATACTCTTGTATCTATTGCAAGCCTTTTGCAGTTTGTACAGCTGATCTTCAATTTTTCCATAATGTACAGCATTCATGTCGTTACCGCCTTTAAGAATAGGTCAAAATGTTTCAGATTTTCCGATTATTGATATTATGAAGAATGATAGGATTCGAACCTATGATCTCCTTTTCCAAATTTTCCAGGTATTCTACCACTAAACTACATCCTTCGTATAACGAAATTCATGGCATTTTTCCAATCAATAACCTAACCATAAGTATAGATCGCTTTTAGAAATTCCGGTTAGATCCTCAGTTCGTTCATATAGCTGCGTACCACACTCCATTGTATCCGCATACAGTCTTCCATTTTTGATATAGTGTGGTATGTTATGGGCATCCAGGATTCTAGAAATGGCTGCATTATTCATCTCTCGCACCTAAGTTCCATTCAAATTTTCCGTTTATTCTTCTATGTATTTGAACTTGATGATGTTTCCGAATGACCGTTTCAGTGATTCCATATGAGCCAGACATTCACGCAAGCTGCTAAATTTTCCGTACTCTTCTTTCTTCCCGTATCTCCGGTCTGTTCCGATGATCTTATACTTCATGATATCCAGCTTCCTTCAGTTCCAGGGCATAGGCATGTTCCATGCTGCCGTCAATCGTTCCGGTATAATTTTCCTCTCCATGCATGATCGTATAGCAATGAAATTTTCCGGAATTTGTAGATCTCATTTCCTTCCGGATTGTACCGAAGATTTTAGAACTTCTTTCAAATACTCTTTTCATATTTTCCACTCCTTATATATCATTCGAAAAGGTCTGCTACGGTCATCTTATCATATCCGCATTTGCTGATTGCTTCCACGATAGAGTCGGTATCATAATTTACGGCCTTGATAGCAAGAACCATTACATTAATGAACACGTCCGCTTCTTCAGTAGTGGTATATAAAGCACCGCAGTCAAATAATTTTCCAGGTTCAAGCTTTTCAATTCCGCTATTGGTATAGCATTCATTTCTTCTTACGCAGGAATAACATTCTCTCTTCATATTTTCCACCATTAATAAACCAAAATGTGATTGCCGTTTTCCTTCTGATATCTGTACCAATTCAGCATCATAACAAAGTCTCCGGGATTGATCTTGTATTCGTTTTCAACTTCGCGGATCCCGTTGCGTTCTGCGCTCCATACCGTAACGGTTACATCCCCGTCACACTCGGATTGTTCCAACTGGATTTTTCTCTGATTGTTGACATTGAATTCGATATTAGAATTTTCCATAGTGCATTTGGCCTCCTTGTCTTCATCAGATTTTCCGATAGATTCAATGTGAATGAACTCCACATGGTATCCACAAATTTCTGCAATTCTACAAACTTCAGTGAATTTGATAGACTCACGTGTTAATTTATTGCTTATATTTTGTGTTGTGGTTGCGTCATCCGGATATCTATTGTTCATTTCTTTTACTGCCCGTGTCAAAGATAATCCGGCATGAGTAAGAAATCCTTTTACAAGTTTCTTTGTTTCGCTGTAGTCAATTTTTTGTCTCATATTTTCCACCTATATATTTTGTCTCAGCTTATCCGCCATCCAGGAGGGATAGATCGCAAAGGAATGTTCCGGGAGGATCTCAACAGTGGCTTGCAGTTCTACACCATTTTCCGTGTATCCAAAGTCCAGGGAATGAACTCCGCTGCGACTATAGTCTTCATGCAGGAAAACTGTTTCGGCGGTGACGTTCTCAATAATCCGCTCAAGTTTTCCATTTCTAAAGATACCAACAATGCTATCGTTGCTGGAATAAGTACCATATTCAGCCATATTTTCCTCCTATTAACCAACCAGGCTATATACCGGGATGTTCCGATATCCATCGAACTTGTACAGAATTACTTCATCTTCAGAACTTCCTCCGGCTGCTTCCAGAATCTCCGCCTTGATTCTGTCATCGTTCCATCCGATGCAATACACGGAATAACCGCTAATTTCATTGGGATTTTCCGGTTCCGTATCTTCGTCATGGATGATCCATTCGGATCCAGTGTTGAAATATTCTGTTTCAAATGCTTCCAGACTTTCCGATGTCCATTCATCAGACGGATATACAACTTTCTGCCAATCGCCTTGGCAACATCCGCTAATCATGCGATAGCTCCAAGATTTTCCGGTCACTACTTCCAGGACTTCACAAATAATGGATTCTTCCATGCTGGAGGAGCATTCACTAAACCGCTTCAGAAGTTCGGGGATTTTGTTTTTCCGCTCATCACGGCTATAAGCTGCACGGCCTTCGGGAGGCATCATATCTTCCAGCGCCTCAGCCCAGGAATTATACCAACCGGAACCGTTATTCAGATCTTCCCACGCATCCAGCAGTTCACCGTGATACAGCACATTCCAAACACGGTTGAAAAGTTCGCTGCAATGTTCGTTATAATGGTCATTGCCATAAACGTTGATGTTTTCCGGAAAGAATTCGTCACCGTGAAACAATGGGGATTCCTGATATTCGGGAGAAACTTGTCTAGCGTAAATTTTCATCATATTTTCCTCATTAGCTAAATACAATCATGAACCACATTAATGTGTAGATCGTAACCGCAGTTCCAGCAAGCTGCGCCATAAATTCCATGAATTCCTTTTTCCGGTTGCGCATGACCATGTGAATTTTCCTCCAATTATTTTGACAATAATGCTTTAATTTGTTCCATCTGTTCCGATGTCACAATACCGCTTAAATCATCCAGGCTAACCAGATCGGCGGATTCATACAGTTCGATTTGATAACCATTTTCTTTCGTCGGTTTTTCTTTGATGGTTCCACGTGTTTTCTGAAGACTGAAATAGTTGTAAGCCCGTTTCCATTCGTTGCTATTTTTGATCCTTGCGACGGTTGCCTCCGCCTCCATCAGTTCGACACGAACACTATTGATATAATCAACGTGTTTCTGTTCAGGCTTAAAAATTCCGTATCTCATATTTTCCTCCGCTTTAATACCGCTTGCGAATTTCCCCGTTTACCGTCTCATAATCAATGCTGCACAATTCACAAATACAGTGTTCGTCATCCGAAAATACAATTTCAGGGTACATATTCGGATAGCAAATTCCTCCGCAGTCCGTGCATGTTCTAGATTTTCCGGCTGTACAGCTGAAATCATCGGGAACAAAGGAAATTCCTTCGAATTTTTCCAGGATAACCGCATCCGGGATATCACCAGGGAAAAGCACGGGGAGTCCGTCGTTTCCATTGCATCCGGTAAACTCATCACTCCAAAAGTAGTTGCTTTTCAGCTCATCCAGCTGATCCCGGTTAAGTTCGTGAACGCTCAACATATTTCATTCCCTCCAATTCATTTAGATAAAACCTGATCCCGTGTATATTTGAATGTGATATTAGGCGCTGATACATAATAAATTCCGTCGTGCGTTGCGTCCGCTGCAAATTCCTTCATTTTCCGGAAACTTGAAAATGTTTTGTGCTTGCATCCGCCTTCTGTGAATTCTTTTTCACTGCCGATATACGTATATTGTCTTTTCATGATCGTTACCCCGTCATTCAATTTCAATCCGGTAAATTTCGGTAAAGCAATCAAAATTAATGATCCATACGGTTCCATCGTCACGAATAACAGTTGCTTTATTGAAGATCTTTTCTTTTGTGCCTAAAACCCGGCATACATGCCCAGCAACTTGTTTTTCTTCAGGATAGCAATATGGTTCATTTCCGCCACGCTTTACAGATCCGCAATAGATAAAGCTATTCCATCCCATAGCTGCGCCGTGTCTATGATAGAAGGGAATTTCACTTAATTTCATTTTCTTAATAGGTAATTCAAGATATTTCATAGTCAGCGCCTCCACATTATTGCAAGTCAAACAATTTCAAAATTCTATCGCCCATACCGGGATCATATTTATAAAGGCTATTCCATGCCTCCATTGCATCCGCCCATTCATCCGGAAATTCACTTTTTGCGGAATACCAGGACGCAAGAACCATAGCGGAGGCAGTCATTGCAGTTTCCAGTGTTTCAAGTGTGCCGTTTTTATCGGTACAATTCCGGATGTATGCGGAAAAATCATCGCCGTATTCTTCTGGATGATCCGCCTTCAGTTTATTAAAGGCGGTTTTCAGCTCATCCTCCGTGATAATTCGTATGCATTCCGTATCAAGGTAAACTTTCATTGTATGCCTCCCGTGTCCGTCTCAAGCCCTTGCAAGTCTACAAATCATGTTAGAGGCCTGATAGAGTGCGCGCGCCTGAGTATCCAGCCATTCCTCCCGGCTATTAGGCCGTCTTTCACCGTTGCGTGTTTTCTTCAGTTCGGAAGGGCTGCAAAGACGTTCCGCAATATCGGAATCATAAATCAAGGAACATCCGCTCCAACTGTATTGATCCCAGTCACTAGCGCCGTTTAATAGCTGCTTTCTAAGCAATTTGGGCGCCTCCAGATCTTCAGCTTCGAAATAGCCGTTTTCAATTGCCTCCTCCAGCTCATCAACCAATTCCAGGGCATAGGCCTTAACGCCACGGCTCCAGGCGCTACGGGCATTCTCAGCGTTAACCGCTTTTCTCAGATCATTAATATTAGTCATTTTAGTAACCTCCTTAAAAATTGAATCTAGCGCCGAACATGAAATAAACCTTGCTTTTAGGGATCTCAATTTTCACGGCTGCGCTATGGTTAATACCGTACTTTGTCATTTCACGTTCTGTATAAAGTTCATTTGATACCAGGATGGAACCATCAGAACGGCGCTTATTATCGAATTCGGGCTTGATTTTATAGTAGATCATTTTTATACCTCCATCATCAACTTTGTTGCGATCCCTTTACCGGTCTAATATTAGGCGGTTAGATCGCTCATATTATTTGTACCAGAAATTCACGGTATGACCGCTGAAGAAATTAACCTCCAGTCTATCGCCAAGATCACAAATATAATCGGGATCATCATAAATGTTTTTATAAATGGGATATCCGGCACGTTCCGTTTTTTCGTCGTGGAGGTAAATACCATCCATAAATACCCACTGTTTTTGTACGGCTGCGAAGGCCTCCCGTTTAGAATTGAAATGATAATGTTTATTCATGATTTTTACCTCCGTTGTCAATCACTTTGTTGCGTCCTATCTGATGACTTGATATTAACACGTTACACATTATTTGTCAAGTACTTTTTTCGAATTTCTTAGATTTTATTTTGTGCTTGATTTTATTTCGTGCCGTGTCTCATCTGATGTACATACTATACCTCCGAAATATTTATTTGTCAATACCTTTTTTCTAATTTATTTGATTTTATTTTGTGTTTCATGTATACAATATAATATAGAATAGGATCATTGTACAGCTGCGCTATTAATGATCTATGTTAGGCCGTCAGCGTGCCCAGGATCGGCGCATAAAAGAATAGCGCCATAGAACAATATTATAATATTAATTAATTGTAGACCGTCTGAGCGCCTGAGAAATAGCCGGTATATTTTGCCGGAATATATAGCGCTGGAAATAAGATCTTGTATTAATGAATAGTGCTGCATGAACTAATATTGAATACTGGAATCAGGCCTAAAGCATTTACCTATAAAGTTAATAGGTTAATAATTGCTTTATGGCTGTATTGCATACAAAGATGATGGGTAAATAAGGATCTTATTTGCCTACTGATTTAATAGGTAAATAGAATTTACCCTTTACCGAAGATTAAACCGAAAAAGTAGGATCCCTGGAAAATCGAACTTTTTAGTTAGTTTGTGCTAACTGATTTGATAAAAGTAAATTTTTATCTATTGGTTAGCTATCGCTAACTGCCATTGCATCAAGTCCGATTTCTGCACTATTACGGACTTGTAAACCGATACGGAAATATCGATACTTTCGTACCTAGTTAGCATCCGCTAACCGGGTATGTTTACATAGTTAGCCTGGACTAACTGGGTATTCCAGCCTGAATGTGATGTCCTTCACTCTCCCCTAAAAAATCGAAATCCCAACTTTTTGACCCTAAACCGAAAAGTCAATTGCTCAAAGTTCAAACTCCGAAAGTTTCGAAAGAATCTGCTTATAGACTCGAAAAATAATTTTATTTCTGCAAACATCGAAAGTATCGAATGTTCTTCGGAAAGTTATTCGGATCCCGATAAAACTTGACCTGTGATTGATGGGTTTGCATGCAGATCTATTGCGCAGAAATGATCGAAAGTTTCGAAGCTATTGCCTCAAGATCAGACCAAACATCACGATTGGCAAGGCAACAGCTGCTATCAATTTGAGTGACTTCGGAACGAAAATTGATAGCCAAGAATTGCTCTAAGCGAATACATACTGCGCTGATAGGATAGTCATACCAGATAAGGCTATGTCTGCGCTATTATTTTGTATTCCGGTGGTTCCCTATAGAAAGTTCGAAAGTATCGTCTATTCTACATTAAGTATTTTATATATAAAAGGTATACATATAAATATATATGATCTATATATAAAATACTTAATTATTAATATAAGTATATACTTACTATATTATTATATATATATTATGATTAAGGAGATGCAGTTTTTCGACAAGCCAGGTGGATCCTGGCCTGTGAGAAAAATATTTTAGACTACGCAACAAAATAGTTGTTGACATTTCCGCAAAGGTGTGTTATAATCCAGCCAAGGAGTTAACCAAAGGACAAACGGAGGCCACCTTGAAAGAGTTTATCACAATCCCACGCAGCTTGATCCTTGACCGGGAATTGGGCGACAAACGGGTTCTAGTCTACTCTTCCATCCTCTTCTCTGACTGGTCTGGCAATAGCCTTGAAGATTTGGTTCGTTACTCCAAGTACTCTGCTTGCCGTGATAAGTCTGGCGTTTTGAACCAATACAAGACAATCGTAGATCAGCTGGTATCAAAGGACTATTTCTTCTACAACAGTAGGGGTATAGTTTACATCAAACCAAATGACTCCTTTGGCATTATCTATCATAGCGAGTTCCAGAGAATCCTTCAGGAACGGGAGCGCAGCCAGGAAAGAGGCCAGCGGATGAACCATGCGCATCTGCTCCTGCTTCTGGCTCACATCAGACTGAATATGATACATAAACCGGGTGTGCCGGAAATGTACTCTAATCTTCTGGTTCGAATTTCTGAAAGCACCGGACTGTCTGTGCGGAGTATATCTGCCGGACTGAAGATTCTGGAAGAACTCAATATCATACATAATGAAGAACTACCTAGATACAAAGACGAAGAAGGCCACTGGCATTCCAATGTTAGGATATTCGTCAATATGGAACCTGGCGGAAGTTCAGATGTGCAGCGAGACTGGCAAGGAGAAGTATACCGAGGAATAACATACATATTGGCAAGCCAGAGGTTTTGACGGAGGACGGAAACCTTGACGCTTGAAGACCTAAAGAACGTTGACTTATCTGCTCAACGGCCACCGGCTGAAATGACAGACGATCAATGGCAGGAGTATTTTAAGTCAATGAAGCTTCTGGTTCAACCAGTGAAAGACCGTACCATGCACTGTAAAAGATCTTCGATGACGGTGAACGGGCGAAGACTGGAAGACCAATCATCATACAATGGAGATACCCAGTGGTATCACTATTGCCAATTCATAAATACTGTTCTGAGTGCGATCCGCCACAAGGAACACGACTATTGCTATAACATTTATCAAATCACAGACCTACTGAAGTATGAGCATGACCGGCTGGAAACCAGATGGTTGCCGGAAGACCGCTGCATCGAAGTATGGTTAAAGTGATTTATCTTATATTGTTTTAGTAGACGCAACAAAGCTTACAAAGCGATGCAAGGGCTTTAGACGGGCGTTTATTTCAGTGAACACCTTTCTCACGAATCGAACAAAAGTCCGAATAAAAGCCACCAGACGGCTCCCAGAGCCATTCAAAGACATTTGAACAGGACGGTAAATGAATGGAGCAGAAGAGCTGCTTAAAAATGATTTACAAAGTTCACAGCAGACAAATACTCAAAGCCAAACTCAATTTGGTGATGCCGCTTGAAACTGCTATGAGCGATTACCCTGAGATGATCGTCTCACTGAATGATAGTCAGCTGCTACGGTTCATAGATGAACTGAACGGTGTGACGGAAGTCGATGAGAAGATCAGAGAGATTAAGAAGAAAATCAAGTTCGAGAAGAAACGACCACGGAGCAGAGAAACCAAAGTCAATATCAAGAACTTATATCGAAACCTGTATGAGCTGCAATTTAAGAAAGATTATGTCTGTGTAATCATGGACAGCAATGCAGACTATGATCGCATCAACCAGGGATTCACGATCAACGGAATTCAGTTCCGGAGATTCCTCGGAACCAATGGTGGAATCAAGAATTCTACCATCGTGTATGTAAATGCAGAACTATATCCTGAATTGAAACGCAGATTGGACAACGGAAGAGACATGACTAAGGCACTGGTTCCTGCAAAGCTGGAGGCTTACCAGGCGCTCGTGTGTTCAGGTTCTACTCCGCTGCCGCCACCAAAAGGATTCATCGTTGTCAACGATTGCATTACCAAATTTACAGATGATGTGATCCTAATCAATGATGAAACAGATGGTGAACCCGACTTGACGTATGTCAAAGACTATGAGATTGAACACAACGATTCTGACGGCTATGGCCTGATGCTACCCTCCTATTCTCGCAAGGTCAACGAGTATTTGACTGGTGATGGAGAAAATACCATCTCCGGAATGAACACCCGGTATGCGTGGACTAAGGGCATGGTTTACACATTCGATTTCATTGAGTTTGCAGAGAAAATAGCTGGGACTTATGAGATCATCGACGCATGGGGCGACAAGAGGGATATCCGGGATGCAGAAGTCATTTTGACTGTATCTATGCTGAAGCTGTGGGACAGCTATTCGAGTTGGGAAGACTACTACGAGAATTGTGAGAAAAACCATTACCAGTTCTCTACACCAAAGATTACTCCTGCAAATCTGGAACACGTTCGCAATACGAACTATCAGTTCCTCCAGAGTTACAATTTCACAGATGAAGAGCTGCAAGCACTGTGCCAGCCAACAATAGATGAAATCAAGGACGTTCTTGGCATGGACTACCGTAAGAGCCTCGTATTCCTTGCTGGCTATGGTCTGAATGATGACAATGCCTATACCGACAATTTCGATTACTGCATTCGTGCGCTTATGATCGATGAGCGGATGATTAATGATCCTTTCATTCGCCGCAAGATCTGGAACATGATTACACGCAGAATTGAAATGGCAAAGCGTGGCGCAATCAAAGTCAATGCAAACTTCGCTATGATTTCTGGTGATCCATATGCTCTGGCGCAAAGCATGTTCGGACTGGAAGTGACCGGACTGCTGAAGGCAGGAGAAGTATATCACAAATATTGGATTGACAAGGGATCTACGGAGCTTGCTTGTTTCAGAGCGCCCATGACATGCCACAACAATATCCGCAGGATGAAACTCTGTCTGACAGAAGAGGCTGCACACTGGTATCAATATATTACCACCGCCTCAATTCTGAACGCATGGGATACTGCGTGCGATGCAATGAACGGTGCAGATAAAGACGGCGATACCAATATGGACACCGATAATCCCGTGATCGTTCGCAACACACTCAACTCTCCAACAATCGTCTGCATGCAGCGCAAGGCAGAGAAAAAGGTTGCTACGGAAGAGGATATCATTCAGGCGAACAAACTTGCGTTCAATGACGATATCGGAACGGTGACAAACCACGTTACGAGTATGATCGAGGTTCAGGCTGGTTTTGAACCTGGTAGTGACGAGTATGAGACTCTGGCCTATCGCATCATGTGTGGTCAGCTGTACCAGCAGAACACGATTGATCGTGCAAAGGGCATTATTGCAAAACCAATGCCTGAGTATTGGTATAACATCCGGGATAACATTGTCAGAGATGATGATACTCCGGAAGAGGCAGAGACTAAGCGGTATAACAGAAGAATCACTGCGGCGAACAAACCATACTTCATGACATACGTGTATCCCAATCTTCGGACGAAGAACAATACATATATCAAGAACAGCGATTACGGCGCAATCATGCGGTTCGGCGGATACGGAATCCGTAGTATCAAGGATTTGGAAAAATATGAACCAAAGACTCAAGAGATGCTGGACTACCTTGATTACTACTATCGATACATACCAGTTGGCAACAATGCCTGTGTCGTAAATAGAATCTGCTGGATTTTTGAGAATGCATTCAACGGTTATCTATCAAAAAAATATGAGCAACCAAAATTCGATTACAACATTCTAAAGAGTAATGTTGAGTACAGTCGTAAGAACTATCTTGACATTCTTGCAGTATATGAGGACTATCAGCGCCGCATTGAAGCATTCCAGAAGAGATCAAAGGCAGAAAAACTTGATCTGTTCGATGCGTGGCAGGAGCGTAGCCGCCTTACTACCTGGTTCCGGAAGTCTTGCGAAGAAATTTGCTCAAACGAAAAAGAACTATGTGATATCGTGATCGATATCTGCTATAAGGCCGAGAAGACAAAACAGTTTGCATGGGATATTTGTGGATCAACTATGCTTGACAATTTGCTTGCAAATAATGGCGGTGTGATTCATTATCCAAAGTTGACGGATTCTGATGGCGATTTCGTTTACTGCGGTGAACAGTTTGTTATGTGCGAAAAAGAGATTGGTGGTGATAGTGATGATTGTTTTGAATGAAAAAGAGTATGCAGAGCAATGTCTGAAGTCAAAGACTATCGGTGACAAGCCATTCTTCACCCTTTCAATTTTGGCGAAGTACTATTACCACTGCCACGGATACAGAAAGAAGAAGATTACAGATCTGCTGATTTCATTCATCAGTGAATGTTACCCACGGTACTCATGCAACCGTGCCGACTGGGATGCCCATATCGAGAAGTTGGCAGCAAGCGCCGGAAAGTACACACTATTTGAGATCGATGGAATCTGGATTACACGAGCAGAGCTGGATACCATTGAGGGAATTCACAACAAGGTTCTTGAGCGCCTTGCATTTACGATGCTCTGCCTTGCAAAGCTTGGTAATGCACGGAACAGCAAGAACAATGGATGGGTCAATTACACAGCCAAAGACATCTACTCTATGGCCAGGATCTCATGCAGCGTTATTGACCGGTACGAAAAGCTTTCACAGCTTAACCAGCTATCTCTGCTAGAGTTCCCGAAAAAGAATGATAACCTAAGCAGTCGAGTTACATATGTCGATGATGACAGCGAAAAGATTTTGTTTATCTATGACTTCAGAGAGCTTGGATATGAGTATCTGAAATACAAGGGTGAAAACTTCATTCGTTGTAGGGAATGTGATGTTCTTGTGCGCAATAACAAGTGTGGCGACAAGAAATATTGCTCTAACTGCGCTGGTTATGTGCCGATGGAGCGAAAACAAGTTACCTGTGTTGATTGTGGGGTTGAATTCACAGTAAACTCAAAAAACAACAAAACACATAGGTGTGCATATTGCCAAAAAGAATATGTTCGGGCATATGACAGAGAGCGAAAGAAACGAGATAATTCCGTTTAACAATTAAAACCGATTTTTGTTTTATCACCCGGAACCCTCGAAACTTTCGGGGCTTAAAATGGTGCAAATAAAACACAAAAATTCCTATTATAGTGGGAATATATACGTCCTACAAATCTCATTTCTTTATCTTTCTCTTTTCTTTGTGTGTGGCACTGGTGCGGCAATCGCCGTGCCAGATGCGCTCAAAGAGAAGTTTATCAATAGTTCAAAGGAGACAATAGTTGTGATTACGCTGAAGAAGAGTTTTGAGTTGCAGAACTATCTGAAGAGATTGTTCGATGATGCTCTGAGTGTCTTGTCCTACAATGACAATATCACTGAGACCAAACAGGAACACATGCGAAAGAAAGTTCTGGCTGACGCAGAGGATGAGGTCGTTACCAAGCCTAAGCGTCATGAGTATGAGTTCGATATGAATACACTGATCGACTTTGCGTGCTACATTCAGGAGCAGATGTCAACCCTGACCACCGAGATCAATGTTGCAAAGTACAACAGTATCAGTGATCTTGACGGCATGATCGCCGTGAACAACCAGAAGCGCAAGTTGCTGGAACGCATGGTCGCTATGTCTGCGGTTAAAGCCAGAGAGACCATTACCCAGGGACGTGGTGTGAAGTTCAATGGTGAGGGCAACCAGACTACCTACACCTATGATATCAAGGAGATCACCACTATCGACTTCGACCGGAATAAGGTCAAGGCAATCGCAAGTCGGCTGCGCCGTGAACTGGATGAGACCTCCACTGAGATCGACAAGATGATGCTGGAAACCAGTGTCTATTACGTCTCTATTTTTGAGATCGGTGATGATCTGGAGGAAGCTGTCACGAAGTACCTCGACGAAAAGAACAAGGGTAATAACACCTAAATAAACATATGCGGCTTATGTGAACCATCCTTCTAACTATATACAGACTCTGCCGATTGAGTGAATCGGCTCCATACAAGATAAGGTTCAGAAATTTCCGCAATTTACAGTGACTACTATATAGAGGGCTGGAATATATTTTGATTTCAGTCGCTTCAGGTGCAGACGAAGTGTAGTGCTGCGCAGCTTTGGTGAGCTTATCGCCAGTATTGAATCATTTCAATAAAACTTTGATACTCGCTATCAAAATCTTTATACATACTTGGTTAAGCCAGATTGTAGGCTCCATTTTGAAGAAAGTAGTGCATGCGATAATCAAGGCCATAATCGATCTGCGTTCAATACGTGAATTCCGTAATTCAACAATTCGAAATATCAATAACTCAATAATCGTTTCGCCAACATGATGGATCAAATATTTGGGTCAGTTAATGAAATTCTTAATAGATAACAATGCAAAAGAGGAATGATCTCTTCTGGATTAATGCAATTCGGATTTGGTCATCGATTTTTGATTAAATTGATTGGGTTGATTTGATATTTCAGTCTTCTATATAGTAGTCACTTTTACATATGGGCGAGTAGAGTGTAATTGGTATCACCCCGGACTGTAAATCCGGTGCTTTTAGCCACTGTAGGTTCAAGTCCTACCTCGCTCACCAATATGGGTGGGTGGCGTACATGGTTGGCGCACCGGACTGAAAATCCGAGGACGTTGGTTCGATTCCAACCCCTCCCACCAATACGGCTCGTTGGTATAACGGTTATTATACCGGACTGTCTCTCCGGTGACATGGGTTCGACTCCCATACGGGTCGCCACATGCAAGTGTACCCAAGTGGTTAGGGGCAGCACTGATAATGCTGTAGACGTGAGTTCAAATCTCTCCGCTTGCACCATACAGAGTTGCATAACTCTTACTTTTTTGGTTCTTCGGTAAACCTGAAACCGATCTTGGAGACAAGGAGGAGTCTGCATAGATTCCTCATATCTGATATGGCTCCTTAGCTCAGTCGGTAGAGCAACGGCCTGTTAAGCCGTGGGGCGAAGGTTCGAGTCCTTCAGGAGCCGCCAAATAATTCTCTATGGGGCAGTAGACGAATTGGATAGAGTCACCAGCCTTTCACGCTGGAATTTGTGGGTTCGATCCCCATCTGCCTCACCAAATATATGCCGATATAGCTCAATTGGCAGAGCAACTGATTTGTAATCAGTAGGTTGGGGGTTCAAGTCCGTCTATCGGCTCCAACTGATGCGGACATAGCTCAATTGGTAGAGCATCTGATTGCCATTCAGAAGGTTGCGAGTTCAAGCCTCGTTGTTCGCTCCAACAACAAAAAAATACACCAAAGGAAGTTTAGATATATGAAGCAGATCACTAAAGAAGAAATGGAACGGTTACTGAGCAAGGGAATTGTTCGGAACTCCCACAAGGGTTTCGTTGACAAGAAGGGATTCACTGTTGGATTCTACCGCACTCGTAACAAACGATATATTGAGGATAAATACGTAGGTATTGCAAGAAAGCTTTCTTGATAAGTAGGGCTGTGGCGTATGAGCAAGAAAAAGTTAAAAGGCGACGGCATCTTCTTTACCGGAAAAGCTTCCGAAGAGGTCACTGGATCTCAGTACCTGGTACGTTTTGGAGATTATCAGATCTTGCTGGAATGCGGATTGCACCAATCCAAAAGTAACAGCTATCTTGATTCTTACAAGATAAACTCCGAAAAATTTCAATTCAAACCGTCTGAAATTGATTTCTTGTTTGTAGCCCATCCTCATATCGACCATTGCGGCCTTATTCCAAAACTTGTGAAAGAGGGATTCCGTGGCAAGATCATTGCAACACAAAATACCGCCACGATCATGAAACCACTTTTGCTAAATTCATGCTACATCCTAAGTGATGAGGCACGTCTTCTTTCGAAGCGATATAAAAGAGAATACAAGCCTTTATACGAAGAATCAGATGTTCATACTGCCTTGCGGTTAGTCAATGCTTACTGCGAGTACAATACAGTATATCAGCTAAATGAAACGATCAGTTTCCAGTGGCTGAAGAACTCCCATTGTGTTGGTGCTGCGCAGTTGCAGCTTATCATGAGCGACAAGGGAAAAACGAGAAAAATCCTGTACACATCTGATATTGGCGCTCTACATACAAATAATCATTATTTGACGGATACTGAGATTCCTGCAATGTTTAACGATGTTGTTATCATGGAATCTACATATGGCGAGTCTAGACGAGATACAAAGAAAACCAGAGGCTTTGATGTTGAACACCTAAGAGTTTCAATTAACACCGTTCTTGAAAGGGGCGGCAGCGCAATTCTGCCATGCTTCAGCTTTAGCAGAACGCAGGAGCTACTGACTACTTTGTATGATATCTATGGCTCAGACGAAAATTTCGCTACGCAGATCATTGTTGACTCAAAGCTGAGTTGCGACATTAGCAAGCTGTACTCATCTGTATTGGATGGGAAAGACCTTGAAATGTGGGAATCAGTATACAATTGGCAGAATGTCAAGTTTATATCCGAGAAAACTGACTCACAGCATTGTGTTGCCGATCCTACACCAAAGATTGTAATCTCTTCTTCTGGTTTCTGTACAAACGGAAGAATTGTGAATTACTTGAAACAATATTTGAAAGATCCGAACAGTATGGTGATCTTCTCCGGTTACACTGGCGATAATCCAACATACTTGTCATATAGAATCAAGAATTACAGAGAACATAAATTCATCAGCATTAACAAAGAGCAAATTGCCAACAAAGCAGATTGTATTACTCTTTCAACCTTCAGTAGTCATGCAAATCACAGTGACCTAATCAGGTATGGTAGTTCACTGAATACAAACAAGGTGATCCTTGTGCATGGTTCTGCTGAGGGCAAAAAGTGTTTGTCCGAAAAGTTAAAAGAAGCAATCTCCAAAAATGACAAGACATATCGTGTTATGTCTGCTTTCCGTGGCATGATTGTTCATTTATAAGGAGAAGGCTTATGGAAAACGAAATGGTTGGCGAGAACATTAATTATTGTCTCGAAGACATTTTTACCCTGGAAGATATCGAGAATAGAAGAATCTATTTGAACTGCGACATTGACTCAAAAGCAGCAGAACACGCCGTTTACTATATTCTTCGCTATAACAGAATGGATATCGGCAAACCAGTTGAAGAGCGTAAGCCGATCACGATCTATCTCAATTCTAAGGGTGGCTCTGTTACGGCTGGATTTGCTATCATTGATGCAATGATTCATAGCAAAACTCCTGTTCATACCGTAAATCTTGCAGAATGCTACAGCATGGGTTTCCTTATTTTCATTGCCGGCGAAAAACGCTATGCAATGCCTAGCTCCACATATTTGTGTCATGACGGAAGTTCATATGCCTATGACTCAATGGGCAAATTGAAAGATCGCATGGAATTTGAGCTTGGTCAGATGGAAGAGCGTACCAAGAAGTATGTTGTTTCAAGAACAAACATTACAGAAAAGATGTATGTGAAGAACTACAGAAAAGAGTGGTACTTCTATCCTGAAGAAGCAAAGAATCTTGGTGTGGTAACTCACATTGTAGGAATCGACTGCGATATTGATGAAATTCTGTAATTCTCTGTATTCGGAAAGGTACAAAGAATGATAGAAGATTTGAGAAAGAAAATCGAGGAATATGGTTTAACAACTGACGAATATGAGGCATGTCTGGCCGATGCATATGCAAAGGCAAACAGAACGATTGATCTGGATTGGCAGGAAATCATCGATAAGTATGGCCTGGATATTCATTATGATACTCTGAGAAAAGCAACGCAAACCATCTTTGGCGGAGCATTTGTTGCAGAGTATTATAAAGCAAAGCAAAGTCAGAACAAGACTTCATATCTCGATGATCTTCGTGCTGAAAAGCAAGAAGTGAGAAAAGAAAAGCAAAAGCTATTCGATGAGCGTGTCGCACTGAATAAGCTTCTGCGTGAACAAGGCAGAATGGAATCAATGTACGATATTGTCAAAAGAGCAATTGACGATTATCGCCCTGTTCATTTTGGCTATACTCCAACACAAATTGAAGATAGCGATAATGATCTGATTATTCATTTGACTGATGTTCACTGTGGTGTTGACATTGATTCACCGTTTAATCAGTTCAATACTGATGTTTTGAGCCAGAGACTGAAAAATTATCTGGACGAGATCTTTGAGATCAGAAATACATACAAGTCACAGAATGCATACCTGATTCTTGGCGGAGACTTGATTCACGGTATTATTCACCTTAATGCCAGAATCGAGGCTAAGGAAAATATGGTCATGCAGATCATGAAAGTAACTGACCTAATCAGTAATTTCATTTATGAACTGAGCAAAATGTTCCAGAATGTAGAAGTACATACTACGGCAGGAAATCATGCTCGTTCTACTGCAAACAAAGAGGAATCACCGAGAGGCGAGAACTTTGACCTACTTGTTCCCTATGCATGCAGAAAAGACCTCCAGAATGTCAGTAACGTGCAAATCGTTGATAACTATCTGGGATATGATATCGCTACTTTCAAAGTGCGTGGTCATATGGTTTATGCAACTCATGGAGACAAGGATACTCCACATAACGTTGTTTACAACATGACCAAATTTGCTCGAAAAGCAAACTTGCCACTACCTGATATTTGTTATCTGGGTCATCGGCATACCAATGGACTAACGACTGTTGATGATGTAAAAATCATTGAAAGCGGATGTGTCGATGGAATGGACTCATTTTCAATTGATAAGAGACTTGTCGGCACTCCTGAGCAGACTGTCGTGGTTGTCACCGAGAAGCGTCGTATCAAGGCATTGTGCGATGTTCAAATTGATTGAAATTATTAGTTGAAATTGAGGAATATAATATGACGAAGAACGAATTGATTACAAATATTGCAGCAAAAACCGGGCTATCAAAGATGGCATGCGAATCAGTTGTCGATGCCTTTTCTGATGAGATTAAGGATTGCCTGGTCAGAGGCGATAAGATCCTGCTAAAAGGATTTATGAGTTTCGAGGTAATCGAACGAGCAGAGCGTGAGGGTAAAAATCTGAATACCGGCGCTCCTATTACATACCCATCCGTCAAGTCCATCAAGTGCAAAGTAAGCAAGGCATTCAAGGACGCCGTTAATGAGAAATAATGGAGGTCGCTATGGAACATATTGCTTTTGCACAAATTGGAGATTTGGCTGAATATATGATTAACAGAGTTGAGGACAAGGAATACATTGTCGCAGCTCTGTTTTTTGATAATGCCGTTGAATTGATGAGAAGTTTGCTTCTATATGATGAAGTAAGAATCGGAACAATCGAGATTTCAGATATCGAATATGACGGCTATACAGGTGAGTACTATGTTTCACTCATGGATGATTACACTCTATGTGTTGAACGAGCCTTGTCTGATGATAAATACCTAAGAACAGACGCAGCGCTTCTTTTGCTGGATGGTGATGTGAAATACGCCATTGTTGAAGCAAATGATGCAAGCGAGTGTGTCGAGATCGCCATTGGCGATGATGACTGCGGTGAGTGCGTGGATGCATCTGAAATGATCGACAGAATTTTTGATGCTATCAAAATGGTGTACGATCCAGAAAACCACACTGCATCATTCGCATTTGACGGCAACGCATTGTACAACCTACTTTTCAATTAAAAAATATGCCCTCTCTTCCACAGGGAGGGCTTCATATTGCGGAGTGGAGCAGCGGTAGCTCACCGGCCCCATAAGCCGTTGGTCGCCAGTTCGAATCTGGCCTCCGCAACCAAGGAGAATTTAATGGATCCAGTAAAAGAATTCATTGATAGAAGATTTAAGGCAGATTGCAATTGGCTCAATGGAAATTGCTATTATTTTGCCTTAATACTGAGTGATAGATTTCCTGGTGGAACGGTATATTATGATGTGATTTATGGTCATTTCATATATTCCTACAAAGGAAAGTATTATGATTGGTCTGGCGAAATGAAACCGGATGGATATCTGGTAGAATGGGCTAGATTTGATGAATATGACTCATTGCAAAAGAAACATATTATCGAGGGCTGCTTAATGTAGCTCTCGTTTACATATATGGCAGGTTAACTGCGACGGCTCGCAGCTCCGTCTTGAAAACGGTTGGTACGGCTAGTAACCGTATGGGGGTCGGCACCTCAGCCTGTCGCCAGATCATACTCCGGATACCTACGGGTTCCGGGGTTTTATATTTTAGTTGATAACGATCTATTAGTTGTAAATAGAAAGAGGTGGCATAATGCCAAAAGACAATTCAAAAGCAAATGTGCAGAAATGCTGCCGTTGCAACGAGACGTTTGATCTAGATGTAGGATTTTTCAAATCAAATAGTGAATTGTATAGTGGAACACAAAGACTTCCTATATGCAAGACTTGTTTGGGCGAGATGTTCGATGAATACACCGTGAAATACAATAGCCAAAAAATCGCTATGCAACGTATTTGTATGGCATTTGATTTGTATTACAGTGAATCGGTGTTTGACACATGTAGCGGAGATCCAAGCACTGCACTTGGAAACTATATCAAACGGTTAAACATGGCTCAAATCAGTAAAAAGAAAAAGACATTCGACACAACTCTTCAAGAAGGTTTCGTTTTCATGAAAGAAACCAAGAAGAAAGATGTTGAAAAGAATAATTTCAAGGAAGAGCCAAAAGTTAATCCAAAAGATGTTGAAACGTGGGGCGATGGTCTATCAGCCGCCGACTATGATACCCTGAACAGGCACTATAAGTTCTTGAAACAGGCGAATCCAAATTGCGATAGCAATCAGGATATCTTCATTGAAGATCTATGTTACATCAAGATGCAACAGATGAAAGCTATTCGTGAAGGCCGAGCTGATGATTACAGCAAAATGGCAGAGCAGTACAGAAAGTCGTTCTCTCAGGCTGGTTTGAAAACCACACGTGATGCAACTGAAACTGAATCGTTTACTGTTGGTGTAAACATTGAAACAATAGAAAAATACACTCCTGCCGAGTATTACAAAAATAGAAGTCTGCATAAGGATCATGACAATATTGGTGATTATATGGAAAGATTCTGCTTGAGACCATTGCGGAATTTGATGTATGGAACCACCGACAGAGATCATGAGTTCTTTGTCAAAGATGAGGAAGATGTCAATGAGTTTACAGACGAATGAGGCATCTGCAAAGAAACATTATAAGAACCGTAATGCAGACGAAAGACAGGCAGAGTTGTATAGGAAGTTCCCATCTGATAGTTTTCTTGGAAACGAGACAAACATGGATCATTTCATTCAGTGGGTAACTTTCTTCAGAAGAAATTTACATAGATTTGCAATGGATTATCTGGGCATTAAACTTCACTTATACCAGATAATCATGTTGTATATGATGGGAATCAACAACTTCATTGTTGTTATTGCCAGTCGTGCATCTGCAAAATCATTCATCATTGCATTGTATGCATGTTGCAGATGTATTTTGTATCCAAACTCAATGATCGTTCTATCATCCGCCACAAAGGGTCAGAGTAAGCTTCTGGTTTCTGAAAAGATTCAGAAGGAGCTTATGACGATATCTCCAATTTTGCGGAAAGAGATTCTGAGAGTTAAGGATAACCAGAACGAAGTTATCGTTTATTTCAGAAACCATAGCACAATCACTGTTGTCCCGGCATCTGAAAACGGACGTGGCTACAGATCAAATGTTATCGTCAGAGAAGAGTTCAGACAGATCAAGAAATCTGTTGATGATAGTATTCTTTCTCCTTTCCAGATCATTAGACAGACACCGTACATGAAAGACGAATTTTATGTGAATGTCAAAGAGCTGGAGGAAGAAACGATTGATATCTATATCTCTTCTAGTTGGTTCGATAATGGACACTGGATGTGGGAAATTGTTGACCAGGCGTATGACGAGATGCTTAAAGGAAAATCTTCATGTCTGCTTGCATTCGATGAATCCATTGCTATTAAGCACAAGATTAAGACAATGCGCTATTTCCAGACTGAAAAGAAGAAACAGGATCCAATCACGTGGCAGCTCGAATTTATGAATGCACGACTGAAAGAAAACCAGTTTGCATTCTTTACATACGGTATGCTTCAGCAGAATCAGCGTGTTATGAAACCGTTCTATCCACGGTCAATGATTGATTTCAGAATCAACAAAAAGAATCCATATGACATCCCAAAGCAAAAGGGAGAAATTCGAATAATTTCTTGTGATATGGCTTTCGTTGAAAACAAGAAAAACGATAATTCAATTTTCTCATGCATGCGCCTACTGCCGGACTATACCACATACAATCGTGAGTCTTCCGGCGATATCAAGATTGACAATGGCTACCGGAGAATTGTTTCTTATTTGGAATCTGTTCAGGGTGGAGACGTGACAAGACAAGCTCTAAGAATCAGACAGCTATTTGAGGATTTCGGCGCAGACTATATTGTGCTTGACCTTAGAAATGCTGGTATTTCTATCTATGACTTGCTTGCACGAATCATGTATGACGATGAGAGAGACGTTGAGTACTCTCCCCTGTCATGTATGAATGATGAGTCAATCGCAAACAGAATTAAGATTGAGGGCGCAAATCCATGCATCTTTGTAATCAATGCAACACAGAAGCTTAACAGCGACATTGCGCTTGATTTCAGAAGAGTGCTGGAAAACAAACAAATCGATCTTCTGATTAGCTTTGAAAAGGCTAACGAGGAAGTTTTGCCAAATATAAAAGAGTACATTAACTCACCGGATGCCGATCTTCAGTTCTTCTATGAAGCTCCATTCTTCGAGACACAGGAATTTATCAGTGAGACCACTGGCCTGGTATACGAGAAGAAGCCGCAGACGGGTGTTATTGTCATATCCGAGCAAGGTAATAACCGAAAAGATAGATACACTTCCGTTTCGTATGGTTCATGGTTTGCTTCAGCTCTTGAAAAAGATTTGATTTCTGCAAACGATGACTATGAGGTTTCGGTGTTTATCAACTAGAAAGGAGGAAGAAGTTATGCCAGACAATGCTTCTGCTTCCTCTGCTCCTAAGAAGAGAGGGAGACATCCTAAGAATAAAGCAGCGGAAGTGAATACTTCTCAGGAAGTAACAAATGAATTTTGCACAATGAACAGTTCATTGGCATATACCTATAGCTATTTTGGCTTAAACATTTTTGATCTATATTCTCAAGAACAATTGGCAGATCTTGTCCGGGATCCAATTGCCAATAATGAAATTTTGAGAGAATTGTCTATGATCCTATATGGAACAAATGGTGCTTTCACAAATACTGTTGACTATATGACTGCAATGCCTACCCTAGATAAAGTCATTGTGACACACGGAAGAAGCAAGAACAAGAAGAAACAGAATAAGGAACTTATGGAATCAGTGTTGCGCACTATCCGTGATAAGGAAGTTATTCGTGATGCTCTGTTCCGTGGAATGATCGAGGGACTGGCATTTTACTATTTTGAGACAACAACTACCCCGGCATCCAGGCAGAAGTTCATGACCGACTATGATGTTGATAGCGTCATGGAGATCAATGAACTTGGCGTGAATGCAAGTATTGTTTCTCTGCCGACAAAGTATACGAAGATTGTCGGAAGAAAGAATTCTTCATATGTCATTGCTTTCAATCTGGATTACTTTGATATTGCTGATGGTGAATCAAGAGAGAAGAAACTTCGCAAGTATCCAAAGGAAATCCGTGAAGCATATGAGCGTCGTGATAAGGAAGTAACGAACGGAAACTGGGTAGTCCTTGATAGCTCAAAGACAATTGTTCATAAGATTCGTTCCAAGAGAGAAGAACCTTATGGCAGACCTATCGTTCTTGCAGCTATTAGTGACATTCTGTATGGAGACTATTTCACACAGACAAAGCGCAATGTTCTTGACGAGATCAACAACAGAATCGTGTATATGACTTTCCCTGAAGGTAAAGAAAAGGGTACTTCTGCACTAACCAAAACACAGCAGGAGAAGCAGCATAATGCTGTTAAAGGCGCTGTAATGAACAAGAATAATCGTGGCGGAATTTCTTTCTTCTCTGTTGCTTCAGGAACAAAGATCAGTGCGATTGATACACAGAATACAGATATCTTTGATGATAAGTATGAATCCAATCTGAATGACAAAATCTCATTGGATCTTGGTATTGCCGGATCATTGTTGAATGGTGTCGGTAGCGGTACATATTCTGCCCAGCAAAATAACTTGGAGTTGCTATCAGCACAGCTATTCCAGTGGATCGAACAGATCTCAGCTGAACTGAATAAGTGCATTTCTGCAAACATCATCAAGGATAGTAAGAATTGGGTTGAGTGCAAGTATCTGCCTATCACTCATGTCAACAAGAAAGAAATGGTTGGCTACATGAAAGACTTGTGGCTACAGGCTGGTGGTTCTATGTCTGCCTACATTGCATCTTGCGGCATTTCTCCCGATGCTTATTATGCCTTGCTTGACGAAGAAATTGAGAATGGCATTTACGAGAAGTATAAGCCCCATGCGACATCATATACGATGTCTGGTGAAGAAAACGCTGGTGGAAGACCTGAAACTGATAATCCTACGGAGAATACCGTGAAGTCTCAGGCCAACAACGGAAATTCAATTCCGTCCCCATCTGACAAGTAAACAAAAATCGTGGAGTGATTTTGAATATGAATAGTTTTGATATTGAATATCAAACTCAATGGAGAGCTGAAGTGGATTTCCTACATTCTGTTGGAATTCGTTATGCTTTTGTAAAAAGAGTAAATGGTATTCCAACTTATAAGTACACTAAAAACGGTGAGTTGTTCAAGCAACTTGCCATTTTTTATAGCAAAAGATAAGTGTGCTGAGTGATTAACAGGAGTGATTACAATGTCTAAAAGAAAAACTCATGCTCAATTTATGAGCGAATTAGAATTGATTAGCCCAGATATTGAATTATGTGAACAGTATCGTAATAAGCGGACTAAAGTTCATTGTCGTTGTAAAGTGGATCATCATGAGTGGCATGCATTTCCATCTAATTTGTTAGCTGGTAGAGGTTGTCCCAAATGTAATGGTGGTTCATTTATTGGAAATAAGGAATTCCTTAAACGCTTGAATGATATTCATAAAGGTAAAATTATATCTCTCGATGAATATAAGGGTAATCAGGTAAATATCCGATTCCAATGTACAGTATGCGATCATACGTGGACTGCAATGCCACATAATGTGATAAACCACTCGCAAACTGGCTGTCCTCTTTGCAAAGCTTCAAAAGGTGAAAAGAGAATTCAAAAGTATTTGGAAGATAACCTTTTTGAGTTTGACTCACAAAAGAGTTTTGATGGTTTGTTTGGTGTTGGTGGTGGCCTGTTGAGGTATGATTTCTTTGTGCCAAAACACAACTTACTTATTGAATATCATGGGATTCAACATGAAAAACCAATAGACTTTGATGGATTTGGTGTAGAAGATTCTATAGAACGATTTAACAATCTCGTTGAGCATGATGGTAGAAAAGTTGATTTTGCCAACCGAAATAATATCGATCTACTTGTTATTTGGTATTATGATTTTGACAAAATCGATCAAATTCTAGCCGATAATTTACGGCAAAATTTATTATAACAGGAGAACCGTCTTATTGATGGTTCTCTTTTTATATACAACTACACACGAAAGGCGGTGAAAAAGTATGAAACTGTTTGAAATTTCTAGCAAGCGTAATAAAAATGGTCGCCGGAAGTTCAAAGCTATTTTATACAGAATCTTTCCTGATTCTTGTGTGGATGAAAACAATCAAGTTGGCACTATGTACAACAAAAACGGCATTACATGGCTAAGAGAGTATTGTGAAAAGGCTCTGCCAAGTATCAAAGGAATGAGCCTTCGTTGTGAATTTACTGACGATGAACGAACCGAACTTTTGGGTCATGGAGACACTGACATCATTGATGGAACTCCTGTTTTTGAAGATGCGGTTGTTATCGGTACATTTACCAATGGCTACATAGACGATATTGAAACAGAGGAAGGCGTTATCACTGTTTGTATTGGCGAAGGTGAAATCGATGCTCAATGCTATCACAATTTTGTTTCTAAGTTGGACGAAGATATTTCTAAAGGTATATATCCAAGTGGTAGTGTTGAAATAATGCGAACAGAAGACAACGATGGAATTGTGTACAAATACGGTTATGTAGACAATGGCAGAATTCCATGTGAGTTTATTCATTCTGGCTATGCTTTGTTGGGTATTACACCAGCTGATGATAATGCTAAGTTGATTGAACTAAACGAAAAAAACAAGGAGGATTCAGAAAAAATGACTGAAAATGAAATCAAGGCTATTGTTGAGCAGACTGTTTCTACGCTGTCCGCTCATGTTGCCGAACTGAATCAGTGCAAGGCTGATTGCGAAACTAAGATTGCAGAGGCTAATGAACAGGTTGCCACTGTTACTGCTGAAAAGAATGAACTACAGGCTAGTTCTGAAGCAATTCAGAAGGCTCTGGATGAGGCTCGTGAAGAGCTGTCTGAGAAGTACAAGGAAATTGATGCCCTGTACGAAGAGCTGAACGAACTGCGTGAAGAACTGGGCAAGGCCAAGGCTCGTGAGCGTGTTGGCGAGATGAATTCTGCTATTGCTTCTTTCTCTGATGAGGAAAAGGCTTATGCAAAGGATGAAATCGCTGCTTTCGAGGCCAATCCTGTCGAGTCTGAGATCAATTCTGTCGTGAACAAGATCTGGGAAGGCATTGGCAAGAAGGCCAAGGCAGATGCTGACGCTGCTGCCGCAGCCGTTGTTGCAGAACAGAACTCCGCAGTCGAAGTCGAAGATATTTTCAGCGAGGTTGTTATCGCTTCAACCCCCGAAGATACTAATATTTTTTAATTAAAGAAAGGTGGAAATAGACCATGATTAAGGTTGAAACTCTGGGCATGCTGGATATCGCTAAGATCAATCCCGTGCTGAAGTCTGAAGAAGACGTGAAGAATTACAGCTTCCTAACCGCCGATGGCATCCTGTATCTGATCTCCAACACTGTTGTTGGCGATGACGCTTATCTGAAGGATGTCGTGATTCCTGCTGGCGATTTCCTGAATGGTTATCAGGTTGACGCATGGGTTGGTCAGAAGCTGGTTATCGATGGCAAGCACATCGAGGGCGGCGTTGCTGCTCTGAATGTTGGCGATGCACTGGTGGTTGCCGAAGACGGCGGCCTGAAGGCTGGTGCTGCCGCTGGCGTGCATTTTGTCGTTACTGACAAGACCACTCTGACCGAGGCCGCTGTTAAGGCTCGTGTGGCTGTGGCCTAATTTTACGAAAGAGAGGTTAACATAACATGAATACTACTTACGAACTGAATAATCTGCGTAAGGATGCCGATATGTTCAGCGGCAAGTTCACCAAGAACTCACCCGTTGTTGAAATCTTCTCCGCTATGGTCAATGGCGAGGAAGTTTCTAAGTTTGGCGCTAAGGCTGACAAGGCCGTTGCTTACATTAAGGAACTGGGTTCTCGTTCTGAAAACGGCGATCCCGTTGCTATCTCTGAGCTGAACACTCTGAGACGTTTCGCTATCGAGACTCCTGTTATGCAGGAGCTGAAGCTGCTGGGTATCTTTGGTTCTTACCAGCACGTCGGCTACGATGAGACCATCGAGCGTGAAATCTACACTCACTCTGGTGAGCGTTCTCGTGAACAGGCTGCTTCTGGTGATGTCGTGTTCCCCGTCACCACTAAGGAGAGATACACTGTTCCTACCTACACTGTCTCCGGCGGTTACGCTGTTGACTACCGTAGAGTTGCCCTGGGTGACATGAGCAAGGAAAATGAAGGTATCAACCAGGTCAAGATTGACATCCGTAACCGTGCGCTGCTGTCTATCGTGAACCGCATCTACAAGGCTCTTCAGGACGCTACTGGCGTGAAGTTCATGGTTGAGGAAGCTGGTCTGACAAAGACTGCTATCGACGATGTTCTGACTAAGGTTCGTCGGATGGGTAAGCCCACCGTCATCGGTGACTACGCCCTGATTTCTCAGTTCACTCCTTGGGCTGGTTACGTTGGCTCTGTCAACGGCAACACCATCACTGGTGTTTCTGAGAAGGTCATGAACGAGCTGGCTGCTAACGGCGCTCTGGCTCAGTACAACGGCGCTATCCTGTCTGAGATGCCCAACCCCTATGACCTGTACAACCTGAATGAAGCTGGCGACAACTTCAAGACTCTGCTGCCCGCTGGTCTGGGCTTTGTTATCCCCACTGGCGCTCAGTCTCCCATCGCTACTTATTCTCGTGGCGGTCTGACTTCTTTCACTGGTAACAACGTCAAGAACGGTAAGATTGAGACTCGTTTCGATCTGGAAATCGGTTGCGACATTGCCAAGGGTCAGGAGTACAAGATTGGTGTCATTTACGATACCAATGTTGGTGGTCTGGCTGTCTAATAGCTAAAATTATTGAGACATCCTATCAGAAATGGTAGGGTGTCTCTTTTTAGCAATGCAGGAGAAATGATATGGAAAACAAAGAATTTTTCTATTGCTATTCATTAAGACTGTTCCATTATATCTCTGCATTTAGAGAAGAATGTTTGGCATCCAAGATTAACAAGTTGAGTGGCAAAAGATATTGGGTTTTCAAGAAGTCTGATCGATTGGATAAGATCATCGACTCTTATAACCGAGTGAAATATGAATTTAGTTGAAATCATCAAAAATAGTTGAAATGAGGAATTGACATGGCAGAAAAGAATGTTCAGGAAGAACTGGATCTTGACAAGAAAGTAACTGTGCGAAACATTGCCGGTTGGAATGTTGGCTTTGCACGCAGAGTTGACGGCTATGGTGATGTTACCATTGCCCCAAATGGCAGCATTAAGCTGAGTAGAAACGAGATCATTGCTCAGATTCAGAATGGCAATAAGCTGTTCTCCGGTATTGATGGACGTGGTACTCACGCAACGTTGTATATCGACGATGCTCCCACTCGTGTTGAGGTGGAGTTTGATGCTCCAAGAAAGAAGCAGACCGTGTTTGCACACGAAGATCTTGGCAAGTTATTCGAACATGCTAAGACAGAGTTTGAAAGCGAATTTGTTCGAATTATTCATACTCGTGCTGAAAAATATGCGATCATGGAGTATATGCGCAAGGCCGGTGTGAACGATTATTCAAAGATTCGGTTTGCAGAACAGCACACAGGATATAAATTTCAGTAATTAGGTGAATTCGAATGGATAATACACAGGCAAGAGAAGTATTTGACAGCTTTGAAGCCTCATTCCAAGATAAGAGTATTATTCCTGAAGGATTAGAACTTGAATGGTTACGAAAGGCCGTCGCACGGTATTCCGTTGAGCTGGATCCAATTGAGTTCAATGATACAGAAATGTGCTTTACAAAGAAACTCGACAGATATGTAATCGATACTCTGGCTGCTTTTATGAAGCAATCGTATCAGGAAAGAGAAGTTTCAAAAGTGAATAAGCGTGTTTCTATCGTCGGTAAAGACATTAGTATCGACGGAAATAATGGTTCAAAGACCGCAGCTAGATCAGAATTGGAATACGACGATGCAAAATCTGCCCAGATGATCCATAACCAAATGCCGACTGCATACGTGTAAGGCGGTGTATTATGGCACAAGAATGGTATCTTTTGAAGAGTCCGCACAGTCAGTTGAGCGGATATGAAACAGAGGCTTTGAATGATTTTGCAGAAGAGGGATTCCTGGAGGCTCTTGACTCTGGAATTGCGGTGGATGTAGAACTGTGCAATTATGATCTATCTGATTGCAAACAAATCCGGGCTATCGTAGAACATACAGTCCAGGATACCAAATTGAAAACACTGACTCGTCTGTTGCTTGTGCCTATTGGAACATGCAAGGCCGGAATGTACGTAAAGTACAAAAACAGATTTTGGCTTATTACTGGACTCGTTGATGATAATACGATGTACGAGAAAGCTGTCATGCAGATCTGCAACTATTATTTGACATGGGTCAACGATGACGGAAAGATTGTCCAGAGATGGGCAAACATTACGTCAGCCTCACAGTATAACAACGGTGAGACAAGCACTGAGAATTACAGTGTGAGAAGCGATCAGCTGATGATTCTTACTCCGGACGATGATGAATGCTTGCTTCTCGATCAGGGAAAGCGGTTTATCATCGATCAGCGGTGCAAAGTGTATGAAAAGCACTTTGACGCTACTGTTGAGAAAGATACTAGCAAACCAGTTATGGTTTATCAGCTGACAAGAGCCGACTCTGTTCTGTTTGACTACCAAGATAGTGGTCATTATGAATTCATGGTATACCAGGACGAACAACGAGAACAAGATGGCTACTACGTCATTGATGGTAAGGGATATTGGCTGTGCGAGAACGTAAAGTATGATGGTATAGCAGGACTGTTATCTTGCGCAATTGAGTGTGAATCCGCAGAAATCTACGATGGACTTGAAGCTGGCGAATTTGTCGCAAAGTTCTATGATTCTGACGGCAACACTGTTGCAGCAGATCCTACATGGAACATCTCTTGCGATTTCATTGATGATCTGGTTATTTCGTATGTTGAAGATACAATCCTGATTTCTGTTGATAATCCAAAATTGGTCAATAAATCATTTGAGCTATCTTTGAGCGGAAACGGATACGAACCAGTAACCATTTCAGTTACAATCAAAGCATTCTTATAAGGAGGTCTAGGACATGGCAAAGAGAAAAACTACCGCAGAACGTGGTAAGTTCAAAACCGAGATCTCAACCGCACTCTATAAGAATGCCGACATTCGTGATCTTATTTTGGGTGATACTGAAGGAATGAGTTCAAGGCAGATTCAAACTGCTTTCAAAGAACATGTGAAGTCTCACTTATTTATAGATGATACTATCACGGAATCTACTAGCTACATCTTCTATGATGTGCGTTTCCCATATATGCATTCTAATGTGAAAACATGTCAGATTGTTATGTATGCCATTTGCCACAGAGACATTTTGGAAACATACTCTAAGGATGGATATTACGGTGATCGAGCAGATATTCTAGCTCAGATGATCGAAGACACGCTCATTAACGACGAGGACGTTGCTAATAGCTTTGGCATTGGTAAATTGAATTTAGACGGCGTAGAGATTTACAATGCAACAAGATTCTATGGGTGCATTATGTACTTTAGTGTGCCTAACTTCCGGTAATAAAAGTGCGATTTGATTACGGAACACAACTTAACCCCAATCCGATACCGCTGTCTATCGGAACATTGAAGAAACCAACGTTAAATGAAATCAGCGCATTGACGTTCGATAAGTTCAATATGTTCGAGGCGTTTTTGAAAATGACACCTGAGCAATTCTTCACGAAATTCAAAGAAGATGGTCAGGAATACTGGGATTCTCTTACCGAGGAACGGCAAGATACAATTACCATGTATGATCTCTTGATGGACGATCCTGCCCTCCAGGATACATATGTAGAGATTTTTGACTTCTTCTTTGTTGAGCAAGTAATCTTCAAAGAGGGTTTATTTATCATTCTCAAGCAATCAATTGAGAAAGACGCTGATATCATTGCTGAGAATGTTCGTGGAGTGATTCACGATAAGACTTTTACGCAGATTCTTGATCTTCTGCAACAGATATGCTGTATTCATGAAAAAGAAACGGCAATTGAAGACATGAAGTTCAAGAATAACATGGCGAGAAAGTTATATGAAAAAATGCTAAAAGCGCAGAAGAAAGAAAGAGAGAATAAAAAGGCAGACATCAACATGTCTTTGCCCAATATTATATCTTCTGTTTCAAACGCACATCCATCAATCAATTTATTGAATGTGTGGGATTTGACTGTGTTTCAGTTGCTTGATTCATTCAACCGGCTACAAGTGAATTCCATGTTTAAGATTGATTGTACTAGGGTGTCTGTTTGGGGAGATGAGAAGAAAACTTTCGATGCGGCGCTTTGGTATAAAAATCATTACGATTCGAAATGAGCAGTCCACTTTTGAGTGGGCTGTTTTAACTTTTACAAGGAGGAAATAACTATGCCCGAACTGAATAAGGCTAATAGACAGGTTTGCGACGTTGATATTCGTATTCTGAAGACAATGGCTCCTTTCCTGAACTTTGATACCGCCAACACCACCACTGCTGGCCTGAGCGGTGATTCTGTTTACGCTATGGCTAAGGGTTCTCGTAGAATTGCATTTGCCAACCCCCTGGAAGGCACTATGTCTATCGAGGCTCAGGTCTATCCTTTCAAGTTCTTCGCTCTGCTGTCTGACGGCGAGATCGAGACTACCGCTGCTTACGCTGCTTCCCAGACTATTACCGCTACAGAGGCTGGTAAGCTGGCTATCGAGGTTAAGAACGGCACTATTACCGCTGGTACTGTGTTCGCTTATCCTGCTGATGCATTCGGTGATGAGGCTGCTCTGATTGAGGGTACTTTCGCTGATGGCACTTTCACTGCTACCACTGCTTCTGAAATTGCTGTCGGTACTGCTTACAAGGTTGGTTACATTGTGAACCGTACTGGTGTTAAGAAGATCACCTTCAACAATAAGAGACTGCCCAAGGATTACTTCATCACCATGACCACCGTTGACAAGGACGAGGAAGGTATGCTGACTCCCTTTGTCATGACCGCTTACAAGGCTTCTATCCAGAGAAACTTTGAGCTGTCTTTCTCTTCTGAGGGTGATCCCGCTTCTGTCACTCTGACCTTCGACCTGATGGAAGACAAGGATGGCAACATCTTTGACATGGTTGAGCTGACTGAGGATGCCGAGTAATTCAATACTCACTGAGGGTAGTAGGTAACACTACTACCCTCTTTTCACATTAAGGAGAATTGATATGGTTAAAGAATGTTTGGTTATTCTCAACAACGATCTTGTAACCGTCGCTCGATTCGATGACAAAGACATTCAGTTCCCGTCTGTCCGCAAAGATGTGAAGAAGGTATTTGTGAATTACGAAAACGGCAGATACTCAATCGTTGACGAGAATTTCAGGAGCGAAAGCGCTCCAAAAGCAAAAACTACAAAGAAGAAGAGCGCAGCTAAGAAAACAACTGTTAAGCAAGAGGATTAACATAGCGGTACAGCTATGTATGTTGTAAATATCGCATAGTTGTATTGTATTTTTGATAAGGGAGATTGTATCTCGCAATACACCGATGCGTTGCGAGGCAGTTTCCCTACTTTTTTGCGCTTTGAATTAGGAGAAAAGAGCATGAAGTCCATAGATTTTAAGTCACTTGAAGAGGCAATCGAATGCTATGGACGTGAAAATTTGGTAGCTATCGATTGCATCAAGCAAATTATTTTTTACACCCGGCACGGTTGTCAGCCAAAGTTTGTGTGGGAAAAAGAAACCAAACCAGGCCAGATTACGGCATGGTTCCTGAAAAATGAGACTAACTACGTCTATAAAAAGTGGATGGCAAACTCCCCTGATCGGCGGTGATCCCGTTGAATATAGGAAAGGTTTTTGAAGAGCAGATTGGCAAGTCAGTTCCGGATTATGCATTGCTCTACAGATTGCACGATTCTGCACAGTCATTTGGTGGAAGCTCAAAACTGCGATTCAGTTCAAAAAACCCGTTTGATTATATTCTGTGGGACTCTAGGCGGCATATTTTGTATGCCCTTGAATTGAAGACTGTCAAAGAGAAATCAATCTCTTTTGAACGCCAGGATGGAGACGAGGGTAAAATTCATCTGCACCAAATTAATGGTCTGATGGAATGGGATAAATACGATGGAATCACATGTGGTTTTATCATTGAATTTCGAGAATTAGAGACAACTTGCTTCATAAATGTGAAAGACTTCAAGGAGCTAATCGATAAGATTCCAAAGAAAAGCTTCAATATGAAAGATCTTCTTGAGTATAAGGTTCCGCACATTATCATTCCACAAAAGAAAGCACGAACCAGATATACCTATGATCTGGATTCATTTCTTTCTGATGCAAGCAAGTGATTTGATATACAAAGAACAGAGAAAAATATGGAGGTTACTATGGAAAAGACTTTTGTGGTCAATACCAAACTGGGAGCCATTGACTATGCTCTGATGGTCAATGATATTGCATCTCAGTATTTCTATTCTGATGGCGAGTATGCACCTCAGATCGGCCTACTGAACGCAATGCGTTTGTTCTACAACTGCTGCGTAAAGGAATCAAAATTTGATGATGTGGTTAGCCATACTTCAGACACGCTGGACGATATGGAGACTCTGGCGACTGACGATCAGTTTATTGAAGAGTTTAATAAGGCACTTGTTGCAGACAAGTATTGCCTGGATTTCGCAAATGCATTCCGTGACGCAATGGATATTGTGAACACCAAGAAGACTTCATTCAATCACATGGTCGTTATGCTGAAGAATGCGATGGAGTCTATTGTTGACAGAATTGCACCGGCTCTGACTCAGGAGAACATTGAGAATATTGGCACTATTGCAAGAGACATCTCAGCTGGTAAGGTCAGCGCAGAGTCAATTGTTGAAGCTTACTCAAAGTCTGAAAGAGTCCAACAGCTGATCGAGACCGTTAAGGGTCATGAAGATCAGCCAAATGTTATTAAGGAGTAATACATATGGGATCCGCTCGTAATGCAAAGCAACTGAATGCCTTGATTATGAAGGATTTGAAAAAGGCAGCTCATATTGCATCTGAGAAGATGCTTGCTGATATGTACGAGGAAACCGGAGATTTCTATACTGGCGGTGAACCAGTTATGTATCAGCGTACCGGAGCGCTTGGAGATACGCCACGCACTACTTCGGTCGATTCTGCTTCGACTGCTGATGGCGGATCCGTGTCCTTTAAGGCATATTTAGATACATCTACCGGATATACGACTGGTAGAAGCCCGTCCATGCAAACAGTTCTTGACCTTGCCAACAACGGTGGAGATATGACAAATCCACCCATGAGAGCAGTTGTTGGTAAGTCTGGCTTTTGGGACAGGGCAGAAGAAAAGATGGAAGAATCGTTCAAAGAAACTATGGAACAGTTCTTCTAAATAAACAACTACTTTTGAATAAGGAGGTGTCACGATGGGGAAAGAAGGCAGATCAACTGTTTACAACAACATTACAAGTCCTGAAAAGTTGCGCCAAGTGAATGCGGACAACATTCAGCTGGAGGAAGACTTCTTGGAGTATTTGGCTTCAGTTGATAGATCAAAGGGTACGATTGCACAGTACAAGGCAAATCTGCATGTATTCTGGTGCTGGAACCTTGAATACAACAAGAACAAATTCTTTGTTGATTTGACGAAACGTGAGATCTCTAAATTCCAGAGCCACGCAATTAATGTTTGGAAATGGTCTCCAAAGAGAATCCGTACCGTCAAGGCGACAATTAGCAGCCTGTCAAACTTCATTGAGAACATCTTGGATGATGAATATGAAGATTACAGACCGATTGTTCGGAAGATTGAGTCTCCTGCGGATGAAGCGGTCAGAACAAAGACCGTGTTCCAGATGGAAGATCTACAACCTCTTCTGGATCAGTTGGTTGAGAAGAAGGAGTATATGAAAGCATGTGTCCTGGCACTAGGTATGTATAGTGGCAAGCGTAAAGCAGAGTTGACTAGATTCAAAGTGTCATATTTTGATGATGAGAATCTGATCTGTGGAGGTGCGCTGTACAAGACTCCTGAGAAGATGGTCACTAAGGGCAGAGGCCAGAGAGGTAAGTTGCTCGATGTGTATACTCTGGCAAAACCGTTCAAGCCATATCTGGACATGTGGCTGGAGGAAAGAGATCGGCTTGGAATTAAGACCGATTGGCTTTTCCCTAAATATAAAGATGGAGAATGGCTGGACGAGCATATTGATACTTCTCTTCTAGATTCTTTTGCAAGAACATTCTCAAACATGTTGAATAGACCAATGTACTTCCACTCATTGAGACATGCGTTCACTACATATCTGCTTGAGCAGAATCTACCTGAGAATGTTGTTCAGATGATTCAGGGTTGGAGTTCAAGTGATATGGTTCGTGTCTATGATGACCGGAGCGGAGATTCACAGCTCGAAAAGTACTTTGGTGCAGATGGAATTAAGCAAATTGAGCAGAAGTCTCTTGACGATCTGTAAGAATGGTGCGTGATTCCATTGGACATGAAAAAGTTAAAACAAGTTTTTTATCACCACAATGACGTGGTGATTTTTCTTTATTCAAATTTCTGAGGAAGGAGGTCAATAAATGGCGAATAATTATGAGGCCATAGTGCGTGCTGTATTAGATCAAAGACGATTTAATTCAGAGATGGACGCATTGGAGAATGCTAGATATGAGCTTCAGAATGTTCATATTGATACGAGCAATTTTGTGCGAGAAATTCAAAATGCAATCAATTCTGCATCTTTCACGCTAAATATTAATCCCACATTCAATGCAAATCAGGCACAGAATATGGGACGTACATATGGACAGAATCTGAGTCGTGGTATTAATACAGCTATCAATTCCGGTATTCGTGGCGGCGGAGTCAATCTGCTAGAGAACATTTTAGGTAATACACACAATGTAAATCAAAATGCTGTATCACGTATTATTTCAGGAATTACAAGAGATGTCGGAACTGCCAATATTCAGATTCAGAATATGCGCACACAGTTCCAGAATGCTTCCGATGCCGCAAATGGTCTGCGTAATTTCAGAATTACTGGCGTTGATGAACTTGGCAACGTCATTACGAATCTGACACAGATTGACGAAGCTACTGGCGGAGTTGTGTCAAGCTTGACTACTGTCACGCAGAACTTTGATAGAAGTGCTGAGGCGGCAAGACAAGCTCAACAGCAGTACAGTCAGTTGCTTACCCTTGCTCAACGTATTGGTCAGCACGAAATCAAGCTTGCTGGTCTGGATAGCGCAACTGATTCACATCAGATTGAAACTCTTCGTGTTCAGATTGTAAATCTAAGACAGGCATATAATCAGCTGTATGCAACTGCAAACCAGAATTTGTCCGCTACACAGCTGGCACATCTTGGCGACATTACAAGTGAAACAGCTGCAAGAGTTGATCTGCTACGGGCGAAACTTCAAGATGCTTCAGCCGCAGAAGCTCTCAATACAAGCTTTAAGAATCTTTACGATACTGCAAAAAAGATTAGCCAGCTTGAAATCAAAATTGCTGGTCTGGATCCAACAAAGAATTCTAGTCAGATTAGTGTTTTAACAACACAGCTGAATGGTTTGAAAACTGCTTATGCTACAATGAAGCAGTCCGTTCAGGGTGGATTATCGGCAGAGCAGGTCAAAAAGCTTGGTGATGTAAGCAAAGAAACGGCTGATAAGGTTGCGCTAATCAAGGCAAAGCTAGAGGATGCGAAGAAATACGCAAGCAGCTTGCAAGTCATTACATTTGATAATGAAATGACAAGTTGGCTTGAGAAGAATTCAAGGGCTTCAAAAGATTTTGGCGCATCAATTGATGCGTTAAGAAATAAGCTGAGAACACTGAATTCAACTGGCGATCTAACGGAAGCACAGCTGAAAGATCTAAGGAACGAATTTAAGAATATTCAGCAACAAGCAATTGCAACTGGTCAAGTCGGGCAGTCTTTTGGTTCTACTTTCTCCAAGGCTTTTAAGAGCATTGCAAACTATGTGTCTGTAGCAAGTATTATTAGCACTGTCGCTAGAACATTCAGAGAAATGTACACTGCGGTTCTAGATGTTGATTCTGCAATGGTAAACTTGATGAAAGTTACTGATGAGACAAGTTCTAGATACCAGAAATTCTTAGATGATGCTTCTGAATCCGCAAAAGAGCTTGGTAGAAGTGTGTCCAGTTTGGTTGAGCAGTCTGCTAACTGGGCTAAGTTAGGTTATACACTTGATGAATCCGAAGAGTTAGCTAAATTGTCATCTATTTATGCAAACGTTGCTGAAGTTGATGACAGTACGGCTGTTTCTGATATGGTTACAGCAATGAAGGCATTCAATATTGAGGCCGCAAATGCTATAAACATTATTGACCCCTTGAACAAACTTGGAAACGAGTTTGCAACTTCTGCCGCCGATCTTGGTGAGGGTTTGGCAAAGTCTGCTTCAGCAATGAGTTCTGCTGGAACGGATATGTACAAGACTCTTGCTATGTTGACTGGTGGCGCAGAAATCACCCAGAACGCAGGAGAATTTGGTAGCTTCCTGAAAGTTGCCAGCATGCGTATACGTGGTATGAAGGGTGAATTGGAAGAGCTTGGAGAAGAAGTTGATGAATCAGTTGATTCTATCAGCAAAGTCCAAACTCAGATCCTAAACCTGACTCACGGTAAAGTTAATATTTTTGATGATTATGGTGAGTTTAGAGATTACTATGACATCATGAAAGATATTTCTGAAGTTGTCGATGATCTGACTTCAACCGAACGGTCTTCATTATATGAAATTCTGTTTGGTAAGATGAGAGGCAACCAGGGTGCAGCTTTGATTCAGGCATTCCAATCTGGACAGATTGAAAAAGCATACAACGCAGCAACTAACGCTGCCGGATCAGCCGCAGCAGAGCAAGAAAAGTGGATGGAAGGTCTTGAGGCAAAAATCAAGCAATTCCAGGCAGCATGGCAGAATCTTTCTATTACTTTCCTTGATTCAGGCTTCATAAAAGGTCTAGTTGATTTCGGTACTTTCGCAGTCACAATTTTGACCAAAATCATTGATGCTGTAGGATCACTAAGCGTTGTACTCGCCGGTGTTGGCATATATGCATTCATTAAGAACTTCGATTGACTCGTTTAGAGTTATAACATTACCCAGAATATGTTTGGTCTACTATGGGGGAAGACTCATCATATTGGCGATGACGATAATTCCATAGGATGAAAGTTCTAAAATAACAAAAGGAAAAATTGCTTGAAACCATAATACTTGCTACTCCATAAATATAGTGGAAACCGATCTAAAGGTAAATAAGTCAAACCGCTGGTACACGGGAGCAAGTTTTCTACGGCTAACAAATAACGCCGGACAGATTTACAATTGGTAACGAGCAGCGCACCCATTAGCCGAAAGGACTAATCGTATAATCCGATAGGTAGCAATCGTGAAAGCGATGTCGGGATAAGGATTTTTGTAATGGGAACGTTCAGAGGACACCATTCCTTACAGTAAATGAAAGCCATATTTCATTTGCTGTTAATGCATGTTCCAAAGTACCACAACAAATAAACGCACTGCCATAGAAATAGCAATGCGTTTAATATAGTTTAGAAATCACTTTTACAATTATTACAATGCCACTGTTTTGCAATTTTGCCAACAGAGAAAATACCAAAAATGGCTACACTTCCAACCTTTGATATACTAGATATTTTCTTTGTATCTTTTGAATGACAATAAGGGCATTCTATTAGTGGCGGCGGTACATATCCATTTATAAATTCAAAAAAGGTTAGTTCACCGCACTGTAAACATTCCCCTGATGTGAATGTTGCAGTGGTATCCTTATATGATTTATCATGACCGCATTTTGAGCAAATATAATCAATTATTTCTCTAGACATTTTACCACCCCCTATTGTTATTATAAATTGTAATTATTCATTTGCCAAGTGGTTTTTAAGATTATTTTGTACTTTGTAATATTTATAGCAATTTAAGGTTCTGGGGTTACAAGGTGCAACAAGCATCGATCTAGTTACAGCAGCAACCGCAAGAATGACTGTTGCCGACACAGCCGCTGCCCTGGCTAAAACTGGATTATCAGAGGCACAGAAGATCGCAATTCTTATGAGCAAAGGCTTATCTGCCGAAGAAGCAAAAGCTTCCTTGGCAACAGCATCTCATACGGCTGCAACTGTCGGAGCAACCGGTGCCACAGTAGGATTAACCGGTGCAACCCTTTCTCTAAAAACTGCGTTAAATGGTCTTAAAGTCGCATTCATGACGAACCCATTGACTGCAATAATTACTATTGCTTTGACTTTAATACCAATCATTATCAGTATTGCAAACGCAGTAAAAGATGCGCATAAATCTGTGTCTGAAAAGTTAGAAGATTTGAATTCACAATTCACAGAATTGTCGAATAAAATCAAACAGGTTTCTTCTGATTTTCAAAGTTTGAAGTCAAACGCAGATAGCGTTATTCCAAGGTTTACTGAACTTGCACAGGGAGTAAATCAATTTGGAGAAAATGTCTCTTTAACCGACGAAGAATATGAAGAATTTCTAAGATTAAACAATCAAATCGCAGAAATGTTCCCAGAGTTGAACTTGGGAATGGATAGCAATGGAAATGCTATGTTGGCATTGTCCTATTCTGCCGATACATTAACAACCTCTTTGTATAATTTAGTAGAAGCAGAACGGCAAGCTGCCCATGCTGAAATTGCGGGTACAATGCCAGATGTTATCGAAAATATCAAAGATACAGTTGAAGTTTACAAAGATGAAATTGATGATCTTAAAGATTCGAAAGAAGATTGGGAAGATGTATATAATGACATCTTAAATCAGTCTTTGCCCACAAATGTCGGTAGATACTCAACACAAGAAGCTGGTTATCAAGCAGCATTAGACTTTATTGAAAAAGCACAATATCTTGGAATGCACGGAAATGTGCTTATGGATAATCAGCAAAACACAAATAACGGCTATGTGTTTAGTGTCCAGTGGGATTATGAAAATGTAAACTTGGACTATGTGGATAAATTATATGCCGCAAAGCAGGAAGAATTTGATAAACAAATCCACGATTATGAGCGCAGAATTCAAGCAAAGTGGCAAACCATAAATCCCGTCGTAGGCAGTTGGTTGCAAACTGACTTCTTGTTTAATGATTTAGATAAGAATATGCAACTTGTTGCCGAAACTATGGTTTCTGGTCTTGATTTTAGCTCTCTTGGGCTGACAACACAAGAAGAAGTTCAAGATTATATAACGAATAATATTCTTAATCCTTTGTTCCTTGCAGCACCAGAAGTACGAAATGCTTTTGCAAGTATTACTGATTGGAGAGAACAGTTACAAAAAGGAGAAATCACTTCTGAGCAATTCTCTAAAAATGTTAAAGATACATTTAACAATTTAGTCAATGGCATGGATGCTTCACGAATCGATACATTTAAGTCTGCGTTTGTATCTGGATTTAATGCGATAGGAATTGAGGGAGATAATTTTGATGCCGTAGTCGATAACATTATAGCAAGTTGGGGCAGCACGAACTCTGTATTCAACAAAACTGATGGTATCGACGATGCAATATCAAAAGTACAGGCTCTTACAAGCAGCATTTCTACCGTGCAAGAAGTGTTATCAGGACAAGGCACTGGTGTTTCTTTATCAATCGAGGATTTTAATTCCGCAGAATTAAAAGATTATACATCGGCTCTTGAGTACAATAATGGTGCTTTGCAGCTAAATGCAGATAAGGTAAATGAGCTGATTAAGGCAAAGACCGAAGAACAAATTGCCATTAATGATACCAATAAAGCCGTTGCTCAGTCTAAATATCTTGAGAACGCTGCCGAGATTGAACGTCTACGCAGAGAACTTGGTGAACTTGATGAGAGCGAAACAAGTGCAAGAGACGCAATTCAAGGAAATATTAATACTCTCCTAGAAGAAAACAGTGTCCTAAAGAATACTTGTACTCAGTATGATTTGATGACTTCTTCCTTACGAGAAGCCACAAGTGCATATCAGCATTGGCTCAATGCACAAAGCGCTGCTCAGAGCGGAGATATGTTTGATGACACTGTTGATGCATTTAATCATATCAATGATACTCTGAATAACAAGGATTCCGATCTATATGGAAGAGTTGGACGTACTGACTATGAAGCAGCAGTAAATCTGGTCATTCCTGATTCCATTGATCCTAAAGACACAGAGGCCGTTAATGCATATATGAAAGAGATTTACAGTCTCTTTACGTATAACGATGACGGTAATTATGCTGGTCTGAATATCAAGAACTTCTGCGAACGTGCAATCGACGAAGGATTAATGGTGCTTGATGAAGCAACCAATTCTTATCAGATTGTTGGTCAGCAGACAATGGAAGACTTTGCTGAAGGCATGGATCTTTCACTTCCTCTTGTCCAGGCTATGTTTGGCGAGATGGAAGAGTTTGGCGCTGAATTCTCATGGGCAGACGAGGCACACCAATCATTTGGTGATCTTGCTGTTTCTGCTAATGAAGCTGCCGAAGCTCTACGTGGCTTTGAAGGAAACGAAGATTTGGAGATTCGTCTGGATGTTTCTGATATTGAAAGTGGTCAGGAAAAGCTAGACACATTGGATCTGACTATTGCCGAGATGAATTCGATCAAGGCAAAACCAAATGTTGATCCTTCAGAAGTTGAGTATGCGAACGAGGTCATTAAGTACTGCGTAGCCCAGAAGCAACTACTATCTCAACCTGATGTCATGATGGTTGATACTTCTGTTGTCGAGGGTGATCTTGGCAATGCTATTGCACTGCTACAGGAGTTCCAGACTGCTAAAAACAATCTGGAAGTCGCTCAAGCACTAGGTATTGACACTACTCAGGCACAGGCTGATCTGGATGCTGCCGCACAAAAGATTCAGAACCTTGATGCAAATATCACGAGCGAAAAGGCGCTAAACATTGACACCACTTCAATTGACACAATTACAACATCGATTTCAAATCTGTCTGCTGAATTGATTGTCAAGGCCGGTGTTGATGAAACCGCAGTCATTGGATATCAGGCCTCAGAACACGATGCGCAAGGTACGGTCATTTGGGACAATGATACCAAACTCGTCGATGTATATGCGGAAGCAGCGCACTACGCAGAAGGTACGGTCACATGGTATAACAACACAAATCTTGTAAAGACAAGGTTCTATGCCAATGGATATGTTAACTGGAATCAGGTTAACGGAACCGCACATGCATCTGGTACTGCTCGTGCTGGCGGTGATTGGGGTACTGCACCTGGCGGCAAGACTCTCGTCGGAGAACTTGGTCAGGAAATTGTTGTAGATCCTCATACCGGACGCTGGTACACAGTTGGTGATACCGGAGCTGAATTCCGTGATATTCCTCGTGGTGCAATCGTCTTTAATCACAAACAGTCAGAGTCACTGCTGAAAAACGGTTACGTCGCCGGAAGAGCATCCGCCCTAGTTGGTGGTACAGCTATGGTTACTGGCGGCATTCCTGTCAGCGGAGCAGATGCAAGCACTGAATCTGGCGGCAACAAGACCAGTAATCACACTAAAGGTACTTCTAACAACAGTCATGATACCGAAGATGAACTCGAAGTATTCGACTGGATTGAGGTTGCTATTGACCGCATTGAGCGTGCTGTTGATCGACTGAAGACAACGGCTACCAGTGCATACAAAGCACTGAAGACTAAGCTTGGTGCGACATACGATGAAATCAGCAAGGTCAATGAAGAGATTGCTGTTCAGGGACTTGCTTATGAAAGATATATGGAAGAAGCCAATTCTGTTGGTCTGTCTTCTGATCTTGCAAGCAAAGTTCAGGATGGTACAATCGATCTGACTGAGTACGATTCTGAGACCCAAGAGCTAATCAAGGATTATCAGGAATGGTACGAGAAAGCATTGGATTGTTCCGATGCTATTCAGCAGCTTCATGAAGATCTTGCTTCTCTATATGAAGATAACTTCAACAACATAAAAGATGACTTTGATAGCCAGCTAGAGCTGCTAGAGCATATGACCACAACATATGAGACTGGTATCGATAAGCTGGAAGCACAAGGTTATCTGCAAAGCACTGAATACTATGCCGCCTTGAAAGATGTTGAGCAGCAAAATATTGATGTTCTGAATCAAGAACTTGCTTCTCTTATTCATTCTTTCTCCGAAGCTATGGCCTCCGGTGAGATTGAAGAAGGTAGCGAGGCATGGTATAACATGCAAATTGCCATAAATGATGTTAAAGAGCAGATCGATGAAGCGGAACTGTCTTTGGCTGAGTATGCGCAGACTATGCGTGAAATCGAGTGGGAACACTTCGACTACACCCGTGAGCGTATTGCGCAACTAACACAAGAGTCTGACTTCATGATCGAACTCATGAGTAATTCTGATATGCATACAGACAATGGACAGCTGACCGATGAGGGTATGGCTACTATGGGTCTGCATGGTCTGAATTACAACACATATATGGCTGAAGCCGATGCTTATGCTCAGGAGATTTTGGAGATTGATAAGCAACTAGCAGAAGATCCCTATAACACTGAGTTGATCGAGCGCAGAGAAGAGCTGCTTGGCCTACAGCAAGATTCTATTCTTGCCGCAGAAGCAGAAAAACAGGCAATTATCGACCTGGTTCGTGAAGGCATTGAGATTGAACTGGCTTCTTTGAAAGAACTGATTGACGGATATACCGATGCACTTGATAGTGCAAAGGATTTGTACGAATATCAGAAGAAGATCAAAGAACATACTCAGGAAATCGCTTCTATTCAGAAGCAGTTGTCAGCATACGAAAATGATTATTCTGAGGAAACTCAGGCAAAGGTTCAGCAGCTGAGAGTCCAGCTGGAGGAGGCAGAAAGCAATTTGGAAGAGACTGAATATACTCAGTATATTGCAGATCAGAAGAAATTGCTTGATGAACTGTATCTGGAATACGAAACAGTTCTGAATGAACGCCTAGATAACACAGAAGCACTTCTGGAGGAAATGATTGGCGCTGTCAATGAAAATTCTGGTTCTATTAATACAACCTTGACAGAGGTTGCAGATAGTGTTGGATATACAATGACAGAGAGCATGCAGTCTATCTGGAATGGCTCTACTGAAGCACTTGATGGCATCATTTCTACATACGGAGATGACTTCGGTGAAAAGATGACCGCCGCAAACAATGTGCTAAGTCAGATCGAGGCGAACACTGCCGCAATGATTGCAAACAGTGACGAACAGGCGGAAGAGACCGTTGAGGATACAACGCCGACAACAGATCCTGATCCTGATGTTACTGCTCCAACAACTCCCACCGAACCAGAACCTAGCACTCCTTCGGAACCGGCTCCCCAGGAAAAGACTATCACCGTTGGTGGTAAGATCAATGCCAAGGGTGCTAAGATCTATGATTATGCTGGTGATAAGTCTGGTGAAAATCAGTACTTCTCAAAGGATCCTATCTATACTGTCCTTGACGAAAAGAGCGGATACCTGAAGGTTCGTCATCACAAGCTATCCAGCGGTGTTACTGGTTGGTTCAAGAAATCTGATGTTAAGGCATATAAGACTGGTGGCCTGGTTGATTATACTGGCCTGGCACAGCTGGACGGTACTCCTGGTAAGCCAGAGCTTGTTTTGAATGCACAGGACACAGCCAATTTCATTGCTCTGAAGGAAACCCTACAGAGAATGAGCGAACAGGGATTGTCTTTTGGCACATCCTATGGCAGTGCTTATGTGCAGAGCCTTAGCGGTATCACTGATATTTCCAAGAAGATTGCAAGTATCCGTGATACGTCCGGCATTAACACCGGAGTCAACATTGGTGATACTCAGATCACCATTGAGATTGACCACGTTGAAGACTACAACGATTTCGTTGCACAGCTTCAAAAGGATAAGCAGTTCGAACGTTTTGTTCAGTCTATGACCGTTGACCGTCTAGTTGGCGGAACATCTCTGAAGAAGAACAAATATTTCGGCAATAGATAACATTATGGAGAGATGGCTTCGGCTGTCTCTCCTTTTGTATTGGAGGAACGTATGAAAAACGAAAAGAAAGTTGCTTTCCAAAGCCAACGTATTGCTGAATTAGAGAAGCAAATCAAATGTTTGGAAGCAGAGAACAAATCAATGGAGAAAGACATTGATCGCTATAAAAAGATTATTTCATCAAAGGATGAGACAATCGCCGCTTTGCAGTCTGAGACAGCAGAGTATAAGAAGCGTCATGATGCGGAAATGCATGATGTTATGGAACTGAAAGCAAGTCTGAGAACCGCAATCAGTGATGCAAAGGCTTCTCGTGCCAAATACGAGAAAGAAATGAAATCCCTTATTGATCGAATCAGAAAGGGAAAATAACGGTAAGGCGGTGAAACTATGTATGCTATTGACTTTGAATATGATGGTCAGTATTTGAGTGACTATGGATTCATTATCTGCAACTTTGATAGTGCATCCGGAGCGGACGTAGTTGATGCTGGCTCAAAGATTACTTTCAATAAGGTATCTCGAAACAGAGGTAGGCAGTATAGTTTAGCCAGTACACAATATGACGCATGCATCCAGGCAACATTTGATATCTGCAAAAATCCAGACGAGTATGACTATGAAGATATGGTCATTTCAAATGATGAATATAGAGATCTTATGCGCTGGCTGAATCGTCGTGAATTTCTGAAATTCCAGGTATTTGACCAGGATGATAAAGAAAGAGACACATGTTATTACGATGTGAGCTTCAATATTGACAAGATCAAGATTGGCGAAATTCTGTATGGTCTGCGCCTCACTATGGAGTCGAATAAACCATTTGGCTATGGTCAGGAACAGTATGCTTCATATACATTCTCTGACGTTACAAAGTCTTATTTGCTTAGTGATATATCTGATGAAATCGGATCTACATATCCATATGTGACTATCACTTGTAATGTTGATGGAGATTTGCAGATTTACAATGAGCTTGAAGATTGCACGACTCTAATTAAGAATTGCAAAGTTGGTGAGGTAATTACGATGGACGGAGATGCACAGATCATTTCCACCACATATGCCAGCCACGATATTTGTAATGACTTCAATTATGAATTCTTCAGAATTGGTAACACGATAAGCACGAGAAACAATCGAATCACTGTATCAAAGCCATGCAAACTCGAAATCAGGTATGCGCCAATTATTAAGGATACACCATAAGGAGGGATTAGATGGCTATCCGGATCAAGTTCGATTCGACGCACAATGCCCAGTCCCCTACTTATGTTTTAGCTACCAGAAGTGGTCGGAGACTTGGAAAGCTACCGGCTTACAATATTACATTCAAAGACACTCTGAATAGCTATTCTGAGATTTTCTTTAGAATCAACAAGGTAGATTGTGTATCGAACGCAACTAAAGACAAAAAGATTAACATGAAGCCGATCAGTGTTCATAATGTCATAAACACTATGACTGGTTATGTAAAAGTCGGCTCTGTTACTGTTGATAAATACAGAGAATTGGTTGAGTATGCTTCAATCATTTCTCATATCTCTAACTTTCTTCTGCAATTTCGTGGTGAGAGTGCAACATATAAGTTCACAGATATTTCTTTGGTACATTCAACCGACGATGCAGCAGTCTATGTCATGGATGCGGAAGAAACTATTCTGCTGAGAATCAATTCAGAGGGATCTGTACATATTTACAACCCCAAAAGCATTGGCCTCATTGAGACTGAATCATGTAAGGTTGACTTGTCATTCGATGTTCCGGTCAGCGTTGTTGACAATAAGTTTTGGAACAACGTAAAAGACTTCAAACTCATGTATTGTAGAGAATATGATATGTGGTTTGAGCTATACGTTGAGGTTGATGAGTCCAACCATCTTGTGAAGAACGTAACAGCAAAGTCATTGGGCGAAGCTGAACTGTCACAAATTATTCTGTATGGAATTGAGATCAATACGGAATTGGATATTTCACGAGATGATTATAAACCAACGATTCTGTTTGATGAAACAGATCCAAAGGCTTCTCTGCTTGATAGAATTACAGAAAAAGCTCCGCACTACAAGATTACCCATGTGGACAAAAGTATTGCGAAGATTCAGCGCACATTCTCGTTTGATTCAACTACGATCTACGATGCATTCCAGGCGATTGCACAAGAGATCAACTGTCTGTTTATCATCAAAGTTTGCATGGACAATGACGGTAATATTTCTCGTGAGATTGCAGTGTATGATCTTGAATCTAACTGCCTTGACTGCGGCAAGCGTGATGAATTCACAGATGTTTGCCCTGAGTGCGGAAGTAAGAATATTCTGAATGGATACGGAAAAGACACAACAATTTTTGTGTCAACCGATAATCTGGCGTCAGATATCCAATATTCAACAAATGTAGATTCAGTAAAAAACTGTTTCCGGTTGGTTGCCGGAGATGATTTGATGACCGCCACGTTAGTCAACTGCAATCCGAATGGTAGCGGCTATATTTGGTATGTGTCTGACGAATCAAAAGAAGATATGTCTGACGAGCTTGTTTCAACGCTTTCTGAGTATGACACACAATATGCATATTATCAGAAAGAACATGTTACAAGAATACCGTTTGATTTACTGAATCAGTATAACAACCTGATTGATAAGTATATCGGATATACAACTGAGACGGCGATGCCAGATGCTATTACTGGATACCCGGCATTAATGAATGCATACTATGATGCGATTGATATGTATCTGTACTTGAACAACGAGCTTATGCCGAGGGTTTCAATGCAGGATACAACTGCTGTCAAGGAAGCTGTGAAGCTCAATGCCGCAAATCTATCGCCAGTTGCGGTACTGAATCTTGATAAGGTTACTGCCGCATCTGCAAACAACGCTGTTCTGTCTGTTGCAAAAGTGATTGTGGATTCACGCTATCAGGTCAAAATTAAGGAGTCGCTGTTTGACGGAACTGTGTGGTCTGGTAACTTTACGGTTACTAACTACTCTGATGAAGAAGATACTGCAACAAGTGCGAGAGTAATGCTGACGATCAACGACAACTATGAGACTTATGTGAAACAGAAGATTGAGAAGTCACTGAACGGCGCTTCAGATGAAAGTACTGATGTTGTTGCAATTTTTGATTTGGAAGAGGAAGAATTTATTTCTCAGATCAAGAAATATTGTCTATCTCGTCTTACATCTTTTCATGACGCATGCCAAGCTTGCCTCGACATTCTGATTGAGCAAGGTATTGCAGATAAGGATACTTGGGCTAATGAGGATCCAGACTTGTACAGAAGTCTATATGTACCATATTACAACAAACTGACATACTTGAGCGAAGAGATCAAGGTAAGAGAATCTGAAATTGCAGTTGTCATTGGAACATATGACAGATATGGTGAACTTATCACCGAAGGTGTGCAAACCGTTCTTGAAAAAGAGCGTGATACAATTCAGGAGATCTTGAACTTCGAGAAATTTCTTGGAGAAGACCTGTGGCTAGAGTTTGTAGCATATCGAAGAGAAGATACATATCAGAATGATAACTATATTTCAGATGGATTGAATAACGCAGAGCTGTTTGAGCGTGCGCTAGAATTTATTGAAGTTGCCAAAAAAGACATCTACAAGTCTGCGACATTACAACACTCAATTACTGCAACGTTGAAGAACTTGCTTGTAATGAAGGAGTTTGCGGCAATTGTTGATTACTTCGAAGTTGGTAACTGGATTCGTGTCAAAGTTGATGGAGAAGTGTACAAGCTCAGAATTGTTGACTTTGAGATCGATTATGACAATCTTGACAATATCTCTATTGTGTTCTCAGATGTAAAGAGTGGCGCAGATGGAGTCAGTGACGCAGAAAGCATTATGAACCAGGCGGCTTCTATGGCTACTTCTTACGGAGCCGTCTCAAGACAGGCCAGCCAAGGTTCTAAAACAAAGCAGAATCTTGATGGTTGGGTAACAAAGGGTCTGGCACTGACAAAGATGAAGATCATTGACAGTGCGGACAACCAGAACATTACGTTCGACTCACACGGTTTGCTGTGTAAAGAATATCTGCCAATTACGGATGACTATGACGAGAAGCAGCTGAAGTTAATAAACCGAGGAATCTATCTCACCGATGACAACTGGCTTACGTCCAGAGCTGGCATTGGTGATTTTACTTTCTATAACCCAGAAACGGGAAAGATGGAAGAAACCTATGGTGTTATTGCTGATACTCTTGTTGGCAATTTGATTCTGTCTGAAAAGGTTGGTATTTACAATAAGAAGAACAGCATCACCCTTGACCAGAACGGTGTCATTATTACTTCAGATAATACAGGAGATGCGCTAAACCAAACTTCATTTACTATTCAGAAAAAGTCTCTGGATGCAGATGGAAATGAGTATTTGACGCAGATTATGTATGTTGACTCGGATGGCAACCTTGTTCTTAATGGTACTATTCGAATCAACTCTACTTCTGATGACTCTGTTTCTACGCTTGATGATCTGACTGATACGAGCAGATTCAGTCAGGAAATTAAAGAAACAATCGATGAAGAATTGTATCGTCAGCCGGACGAAGATGTAGAGGGTGACACTGGTGGCGTTTATTCAACTATTAACTTGAAATATCAAGAAGTGCATGATTATGCCGATAATATGCTGAATGAATATAAAGCAAGTGTTGGTCAATACATGCAATTTGATGAAAATGGTTTAACTCTTGGAGCTACTACAAGTAGTTTCAAAACCGTCATCGATAATGAGCGCCTAGCATTCAAAGAAGGCGATGCAACTGTTGCATATATCAGCAATAGCCAGCTGTATATCACCGATGCAATCATTCGAAACAGTTTGATTTTGGGAAGCTTCTTCTTCTCCCCTCGTGAGGACGGCGGTGTTTCTCTTACCTGGCAAGGGGGCTAAATATTTTCGATGGTTAACGAAATAAGGAAGGAGGATTCCATATGGCTTTAAGTGGCAACGTACAAACAAGTGCATGGCAAAGCAGTAATGGTTATGATTGGCGAATTGTTCTAAATTGGACTGCAACGCAGAGTATAACTAATAATAAATCAACGATATCGTGGAATATTAAATGTTCTACATCGCAAGGTGGATACGTTGTTGTTGGTGAAGTTAGAGCAACAATTAACGGAACGGAAGTCTTTTATAGACCTACATCAGATAGATCGAATTGTTCTAATGGCACACAAATTGCAAGTGGTACAATTGATGTTCCACACAACAATGATGGAACAAAATCTGTTGCAATGAAGATTGAGGCTGGTATTTATGTGTGGGCTATTAGTGAGACTGGTAGTAACACATTTACTCTTGATACAATTGCTCGTGCATCAAGCATTTCAAGCGCAAGTAATGTCACACTTGGAAATGCATGTAGCGTAAAGTGGACACCGGCTTCTACATCATTTTCATATAAGCTAAAATTTTCAATTGGTAGTTGGAGCTATACTACCGGAGCAATCAGCCCGTCAACTACGAGCGAGTATACATATACTGGATATAAAATAGCTTTAACTGCTGCCAATCAGCTGCCAAGTGCAACGAGCGGTACAATGACAGCTACGCTATACACATATTCAAGTAGTGCGTGTTCTACACAGATTGGATCTGCGGCAACTAAGACTTTTACAGTAACCGTTCCAACATCTGTTATTCCTACAATATCATCATGCACGGCAGAGATTGTAAACTCGAACTCTACTATCAATGGATGGGGCGTTGCAGTTGCCGGATATACGAAAGTTAAGATTACTGCGGCAGCAAGCGGTTCATATAGTTCCACAATCAGTAGCTTCACGATTAGTGGTGGTTACAGTGCAACGAAAACAGGAACGAGTTTGTCATATACTGGAGGAACAATCACTTCGTCTGGTAGCAAATCGTTTAGTGTTGTTGCAAAGGATAGCAGAGGTAGATCATCTGCAAAATCTACACCAACAGCAATAACTTTCTATGCATACTCAAAACCATCGGTGACTTCATTTACAGCCACTCGTAGTACGTCAGACCAGAGCAAGGTTATTGTGAAAGGCAATTGGTCTTTCTCAAGTGTCAACAGTAAGAATTCTGCTACGGGAACCTTGTATTATAAGAAATCAACTGCTACTAGCTGGACAAGCTATGGAACAATTTCAAAGAATACGAGTACAACACTGACAACTAATTTTGATACGACAGTCAGTTACAACTTCAAACTTGTTGTTACTGATGCCCTTTCAAATTCGGCACAGGATGAAGCATTCGTTTCAACTATGGAAGTTTTGCTTGATTTCAGAGCTGGTGGCAAAGGACTTGGAATCGGAAAGATTTGTGAGTCTGATTCTATGGAAGTTTCACTTGATGCAAAATTCTTCGGAACAGTGTACATAAACGGTGTCACGCTGGAAGAATATATACAATCAATTGTTGGTTAGCAACGTTTAAGGAGAAGATAAAGAAATGAGAAACAAGGTTATGAAGCCTATGTCTGTCGCAAGATCTGAGTTTATTCAGTCTTTGACAAATATGATTAATGAAAGCACATTGCCGCTATTTGTAATCGAATCTATTCTGAAGGATATGCATTCAGATGTTCGTTCCCTGTCTCAGCGGCAGCTGGAAATTGATCTGAAAAACTATCGTGAAGCATTGAGTCGGGCTGAAGACGAGGACACTGCGGAGTAAGATATAGAATCTGAAATAAGGTGGTGACATAGTGTTCGATTTGACCCAGAAAGAGTTCGAGAAGAAGTTGGCTGAGATTCAGGAGAAGAACAAACAGAAAGAGTATCGCAGACTGTTGCGAGAAGAGCGGAAGAAGTCTAGGACAAAAATCAAATTTCCATCAACAAGTAAGCTGATCTTGTTGGTGGCTTTTTTATTGTGTCTTGAAATCATCATTTTCTGTGAATACATGATGGTTAAGACTGGCGACCTCAGTTCATTGTACGCAATGATTGGAGTTGCTTCTGCACTGATCCCCCTTTGCCTGGGCTATTACTTCAAATCTAAGGCAGAAAACACTGCCGGAGGCATTACATATGACATGGCAATGCTGGAAGCGAACCAGAATCTAAACTATGAAGAATCAACCGACGCAGTTGGATAAGGAGAATTGAGTATGAACATTTTGAATGGCATTCAGAACTTTTTGATGCTGGTCAATGAGCATTGGACTGAAATCATTGTGATTATCGGTCTGGCACTGGTTCTGTACAAGAGAGTTAAGGGCTATCTTGGCAAGACCAATGAGGAAAAGATTGAGATCGCTAAGGTGCAGATCAAGGAAACCGTTCTGAGACTGGTTACTGATGCGGAAATGGACTATAAGGAATGGGTTAAGGCTGGCGCTGTTAAGAGAGCGCAAGTAGTCGAGGAAATTTTCATGATGTATCCCATTCTGGCTAAGGTCACTAATCAGAAGGAACTTGTCGCATGGATTGACGATATCATCGATGAAGCTCTGGAAACTATGAGAGAAATTTTTGCGGAGAATGAATCTCAGGAAGCAGAAGAATCCGCAGAATAATGAAAAATTGAGATTAGGCCAGTCGAAAGACTGGTCTTTTCTTATGTCGAAAGGAAAGGTAATCAATGTCTTTAATTGGTTCTAACAACGAGCAAAAGATTTGGAATTACCTCAAATCAAAAGGACTGAACGATTATGGCATTTCAGGTCTTATGGGCAACATTTTTGCCGAAAGCGGCTTAAATCCAATGAATCTTCAGAACACTTATGAGAAATCTCTAAAGTATTCTGACGAAGAATACTGTAAAGCTGTGGATAACGGTACTTACACGAACTTTGTGCAGGATAAAGCTGGTTGGGGTCTTTGCCAATGGACATTTTGGAGCAGAAAGGAAAATCTGCTCAAATTTGCCCAGGCGAACAGAAAGTCAATCGGTGATCTTGAGATGCAGCTTGATTTCTTGTGGAAAGAATTGAGCGAAAGTTATAAGTCCGTGTTGAATGTGCTGAAAACCGCAACTTCTGTTCTTGAAGCTTCCAATGCAGTCCTTCTGAATTTTGAGCGTCCAGCAAAACGGGATGAAGAAGTTCAAAACAAACGTGCCGGATTTGGCAAGGTTTATTTTGATAAATACGCAACCGTGAAAGATCAGACTACAAGCACTGGAGGTAACGGAAAAATGAAATATAGTGCAAATAACAAACCTATTGTATGCATGATGACAAACAGTACATGCTACAAGGGTACGAGAAAGATGAATGTGCTTGGCGTTCTGTGGCACAGCACAGGCGCTAATAACCCTTGGCTCAAGAGATACGTTCAGCCTAGCGACAATGCCAGTGACAGAGCGGAGCTGATTGAGCTGATCGGTAAGAATACATACGGAAACGATTGGAATCACATTAATCGTCAGGCCGGTCTGAATTGCTGGATCGGTAAGCTTGCCGACGGTACTGTTGCTACTGTCCAGACAATGCCTTGGGATTATCGTCCCTGGGGCTGTGGCAGTGGTTCAAAGGGTTCTTGCAACAATGGCTGGATTCAGTTTGAGATCTGTGAAGATGCGCTGACTGATAAGACCTACTTCGATAAGGTCTACAAAGAAGCTTGCGAAATCACTGCATATCTGTGTGATATGTATGACCTGGATCCCAACGGAACTGTTACTATGAACGGCGTTAAGGTTCCTGTTATTCTGTGTCATGCAGATAGTTATAACCTTGGCCTTGGTTCAAATCATGGCGACGTTCTGCACTGGTTTAAGAAGCACGGTAAGACAATGGCTGATGTTCGTAATGACGTTGCTGCCCTGATGGGTTCTGCCGCTACAGACGCTCCCACTACGCCCACAACTCCTGTTCAGCCTGATACTCCTGTAACGACTGAAATGTATCGTGTGCGTAAGTCATGGGCTGATAGCAAATCTCAGATCGGCGCATACCGTGACCTGAATAATGCAAAGGCTGCATGCGATAAGGCCGGTGCTGGTTACTACGTGTTCAACTCAGCTGGCAAGGCAGTTTATCCCGTCGTAGACAAGCTGGAAGTTGGCGATGAAGTCACTCTGGTATCTGGCGCAAAATATACTTCAGGCGCAACTCCTAAGCCCTGGGTGTACACTTCTACTCTGTATGTCAGAGAACTTCGCAATAACGATACTGTTGCCGTGATTTCTACAAAGAAGACTGGCGACATCACTGGCGTTGTATATGTCAAGGATCTGAAGCAGAAGGGACAGATTTCTACTGTTCCTGCTACTCCTGCATTCCAGGCATACAAGGTAAAGGTTACTGCCAATGTGCTTAACATTCGTAAGGGTGCTGGCACTAACTATGGAATTGCTGGCGCAATTAAGGACAAGGGTATTTATACCATCGTAGCTGAGTCCACCGGAAAGGGTGCAACTAAGTGGGGAAAGCTGAAGTCTGGCGCTGGTTGGATTTCCTTAGATTACTGTGAGAAGATTTAATTGACATTTGTGATTATGGCGAGGTAAAAGCCTCGCCATAGTTATTAAAGGCATCTCATGCTTGGTGCCTTTTATTATTACAGAAGGTATGGTGTTAGTGTGAAATGCTTAATTATTTGGAATATTTGAACATTCCGGCTACAGTTGCTTTCTGCATAGCCGTAGTGTTTTTCGGACTCCAATTGGTTGGAGAGTTCTTGGAAAAAATGGGCAAGATTGTTCCCGAATTCATGAAGATCAGAAAATATTTTGCTCGTAAGAAAAGAGAGAAGGAAGTGCTTGCACAGCTCCCTGAAATTTTCGCTGAAATTCGTGATGTTCCTGCAACACTGAAGCAAGTTAAAGCTTTGTTGAGCGACGTTGATAAGCACTATAGCAAAGACAATATTGCGAAGAGAGATGGTTGGATTAATACAGTGAATACAAAACTTGAATCTAACGATCATGTTATTCAAGAACTTGTCCGCAAGATGGATCAAAACAACGAAGATACTCTCGAATTAAAGATTGAGAGCAAACGTAGTACAATCATCGATTTTGCCTCATATGTAATCGATGAGAGCCGCCCAGTCACCAGAGAGCAGTTTAATAGAATCTTCAAAACTTACAATGAGTATGAAGAGACGATTGAGAAGAATGGTTTGACGAATGGTGAGGTTGATATTGCATACAGAATTATTACTGAAGCATATGAAACACATATGAGAAATCGTACCTTTATCGAAGATATTCGTGGGTATGATAAATCAAACTAAGATTTTATTGACCATTCAATACAATATATAGTTTGATTTTGATATTCGTAACACAACATGTAGTAGTTAAAGAATGGTGGATGGGGTTTCTTGTCCACCATTCATTGTATTTTGATGAATGAAAGGAGGAAACGGTAAATGGATATATTGGTCAATGTAGCTAACCAAAAACTGAAAATCGCTACCAATCTAAAAAGCCTCGTTGCTGGTACTCAGGAATTTGTTAGATTCGTTTTCAACCTGACTGGCGACTGGGATGACCTATTAACATTTGCCCAATTCCGTCAGGACGGCGTTGCTTATAACCAGTATCTAGATGAAGATAACAGCGCATATTTGCCAGCAGAAATCGGAACTGGCACTTGTACGCTGATGCTATATGGTAGTAACGATAAGACAATCGGTACTACAAACTATATCACGCTGACCATTGATGAGAATATTCTGGTCACTGATGCAAACAGTACTGAGATCACAGAATCTCTGTATAATCAGCTCGTCACAAAAGTCAATTCTCTGACCACTTGGAACGAGCAGAGTGCGGCAGACCTCATCGAGACAGATAAAAATCTTCAGATTCAGATCAACAAGAAAGCCGATCAATCTGCTCTTGATACTGAGATTGCAAGAGCTAAACAGGCAGAAAAGGCCAATGCTGATGCGATTGCACTAAAGGCAAGTCAGTCAGATGTCAATGATCTGATGCTGAAGGTGTCTGAACTTGAGAACAACGAAGTCGTTGCGGAGCTTATTCAAGATGCTGTTATTGCAGAAATGGAAGAATATATGTCTTCCGGTAAGCTTGCAAATATGACGATTGCAGATAGTAGCATTACAAGAAGTAAGGTTGATTCTGATTTCAATGACACTCTGACAAAAGCCGATTCTGCAATGCAGCCGTCAGTTTACGATCCGCAAGGATTGAAAGTTGACGTGTTCTCTTACGCAAAGGCAAAAGCTGATACCGTCCAGATGAATCTGGAGGATGTTAAAGATGAGATTAAGGATGCTTATAAGCTGACCGACACAATCTCATACACTACCCTGGGCGATGCCATTCGTGGTATCCTGCCGCTGTCACAGCAGTACGCTCAGGCTTTGCTGGCAGACTACAAGGCATTTACCATTAAGATCGTCGAAGAACTTCCCACAACGGGTGAAGTTATGACGTTCTATCTCGTTCCAAATGATTCTAATACTGGTTACGATAAGTATTGGTGGATCACTGATGAGAACGGCGACTCTAAGTGGGATGTCTTCGGTAGCTCTTCTACTATGGTTGTTACTGAGCTGCCTGAAACTGGCGACGCAGACGTGGACTACGTTCTGAAATCAGACGCTGGTTGTCTGTACTATAAGTGGATTGATGGCTACTGGGAAGTTGTCGCCGGATCTGTTGCCGACATTGTGACGGAACTGCCCGAAGAGGGCAATGAGTTCACTGATTACTATCTTCTGAATGATGAAGGTTCCTATGTGCATCATCGTTGGATCAACGGAAGATTCCATGTTATCGGTGGCAATTCATATACAAAAGATGAAAGCGACACAACAGTATCTCAGTTGAGAGATGAAATCGTAAATGTTCAGAAAAATGTTGATGCGAACGCTACTAACATTGAATCAAATACTGCGAATATTGCTTCTCTTAACGGTACTTTGACTGCGCTTCAGCAGGAAATGAAGAATCTGGATGTTGAGGGTTATACATATTACGCAACATACGGAAAGACGGTCACTATCACTGGTGAAGAAAAAGATTACGTCTATACTCTATATCAGTGTAAAGGTGACGTAGAAGAGGTTGTTAGCCAGTTTGTCATTGCTGGTGGCGGCACTGGTACTGGCGACACCACTACCGTGACAAATCTGGTTGTCGAGAAAGTAACCTCTTCGCCCGTTATCGCAACTCCTACTAATAAGATCGAACTAGAGTATACATACTCTTCAACCGATACTGATGGAGAAGAGATTGACGGTACTTATACATGGAAACTCGGCAAGAACACAATCATTGGAACTGGTTCTTGTATTCAGGGAACAAACAGATTTGATGTGACCGATTTCGTTAGTGTCGGCACACAGAAGCTTACTTTGACAGTTGTCGATGATGGTGGTAGCGTCGCTGTTAAGACATGGACTGTTCAGATTGTTGACGTGCGTTTGGAATCGGCATTCAGCGATAAGATTACTTATACTGCTGGAAATGCTGTCAATTTCTCATATACACCTTACGGCGCTGTCTCTAAGACAGTGCATTTTATTTTGGATGGAAAACCTCTCGATCCTGTGACAACATCCGCATCTGGTATTTCACAGTCTTATTCTCTTCCTGCACAAAGCCACGGCGCTCACTTGCTTGAATGCTATATTACTGCAAAGATCACCGATACCAACACTGTTGAAACAGATCATATCTTCAAGGACATCATATGGTATGACGAAGCTTCAAACGTTCCTGTTATCGGCTGTATCTACAGATACGATCATTATGGCAAAGTTGCAGCAAGACAATACGACTCCACAAATATCGTATATCATGTTTTTGATCCTAATACCGGAAGCCCAATTGTTGAGCATAAGGCTGATGATGCAGTTGTTTCAACTCAGACGATGACAACCACATCAAATACGTGGACATACAAATCTGATATTATCGGAGATCATACGCTTGTTATCTCTTGCGGAGAAACATCTGTGACAATCGTCATGGATATTAAGGATCTTGGTGTCGAGATTGTTCCCGTTACCGCAAACCTCGAATTCGACTTTAATCCAACCGGCTTATCTAACAGTAGTGCAAATAAGTTGTGGGTTGACGAAAAAACTGGCGTTGCTTTGTCTGTATCCGACAACTTTGACTGGAATAACGGTGGTTATCAGCTTGATGCTGATGGCAACCAGTACTTCTGCGTTAAGGCAGGAACAGAGGCGTATATCGACTATAAGTTGTTTGCCAACGATGCCATTAGCACTACTGGCGCAGAGTTCAAAGTCATTTTCAAAGTAACCAATGTTCGTGACGTTGACGCAACATTCTTGTCTTGTGTCGCCGGTTCTGTTCCTGTTGGCCTGAGAATGGATGCTCATGCTGCCTATCTGATGACGAGTGGTACTGGCGCAGATCCTCTGTACATGCCATACAGTGAAGACGATATCATCGAGTTCGAGTTCAATGTGAATCCTCTGGTTGATGAAGATTCCACTGCTCTGATTATGAGCTACGAAGACGGAACTGGTTACAGGCCGTTGCTATACGATTCTTCTCACAGATTGTATCAGTATTCTTCAGAAGCCGCTCCTATCACAATTGGTTCTTCTGACTGTGATGTTCATATCTATCGTATGAAGGCATATAGCGCATTCCTAAGCGATGCCGATATTCTTTCAAACTTCATTGCAGACGCTCGTGATTCGGAGACCATGTTGAATAGATATGACCGAAACCAGATCTATGATGAGAACAATCTTCTGAAGCCTGATTATCTATCAGAGATTTGCCCCGATCTGAAGATCATCACAATCGAATGTCCTCACTTCACGAAGGACAAGAAAGAGATGATTAAGAACTCCATTGTCCAGTGTTACCACAAAAATGGTGACGCAGCTCTAGACAATTGGAGAGCAATCAACTGTTGCCACTCTGGTCAGGGTACTACTTCAAACGAATATGGCTATGCAGGACGAAACCTGAATATCTATATGTGTTTTGACGGTCAATACTCTAACAAGAATCTTGATGATGGCGCTATTGACCCGAACTTCATCACAGAGCTGAGACTTGGCGACGGAACAGTGTACTCAGACGGTACTGGTAAGGTTACTCTGACCAGAACATCTGTTGAAAATGCACTGTTCAATATTAAGGTCAATATTGCTTCTTCTGAGAATGCAAACAATGCTCTTTTGGCTAAGAGATTCCATCGTTATCTGCCATACACAACTGTTGGAGAGAGACGTAATCCTAACGCAAAGACCACTATGGAATTCGTAAACTGTGTTGTTTTCATTAAGGAAACCGACACTGATATGAGTACACATAGAGAGTTCCAGGACAATGAATGGCACTTCTATGCCATTGGTAATATTGGTGACTCTAAGGATACAGATATTACTCGTGTGAATGATCCTGACGATCATAACGAATTTGTCGTTGAAATTGAGGATAATACTTTCCCTAACTCTATCTTCCCGACTGGTGTAACTGACAGCGATGGAAAGCAAGTTTATCCCATCTCTGAATCTCAATGGGTTTCTGGAAATACTGCCTATGATTCTCTGCATAATAATTGGGGCGACACATACGGATTCCGTTACTCACATCCTGACATTACCGATGCAGAAGAAGAGGCAAACATTGCAATCTGGAATAACTTCTACAAATGGCTTATCACCGCAACGGATGAAGAGTTCACTTCCGAATTGTCTAATTGGTTCATTGAAGAGTCCGCTCTGTATATGTATCTGTTTACTGAGCGTTATACCATGCTGGATAACCGTGCTAAGAATACTTTCTGGCACTGGGGCAAGGTGTATATCTCCGATGCAGAGGCAACTGCAATGGGTGCAACAAAAGCTGCATGGTTTACCCTGGATAATGAAAAAGCAGCCATCAACAATGGCTACCGCTTCGATTTCTGGGATTACGATAATGATACCGCAATCGGTATTAACAACTCCGGTGAGATGACCCAGCCTTATGGTAAGGAAGACTATGACTATCGTACAGATGGTGATCCCAACTCTGGTTATATCTTCAATGCAGCTGAAAGCGTGTTCTTCTGCCGTATCCGTGATCTAATGTATGACAAGCTACAGGCAATGTACCTGAGTTGTGAGACAGCAGGAGCATGGAGTGCATCTGGTCTGATCTCAGAATTTGATGCATGGCAAGAAATGTTCCCTGAAGAGCTGTGGAGATTGGATACTGAGCGTAAGTACTATCGTACCTATCAGGGCGGCGGTCTGAATGGTGGTCTGACCCCTGAGCCTACTCCCAGATTCCTTGTTACCATGATGAATGGTCGTAAGAAATATCACCGCAGACAGTGGGAACGTGACCAGGAGAAGTACATGGGTACTAAATATGTTGGCGCTGACGTTAAGGCAGACCAGATCATGTTTAGATGCAATACTCCTTTGACTGCCGTTGTGACTCCCAACTATGACCTTAGCATTATTCCTTATTCTGATATGTATGTCACCGTTCTGTACGGTAACTACAATACCCCGATGAGAGTGCGTGCAAAAGCTGGTGTGGAGTACAAAATTGAGAATCCTCTTGGTAACTCAATGGATGACACTGCAATCCTGATTTACTGCGCTTCTCGTATTCAGGCATTGAATGACCTGTCTGGTTGCTACATCCACGACAATGACTTCTCTAAGGCTTCTAAGCTTCAGAAATTGATTATCGGTAATAGTACCGAAGGTTACTCAAATACATTCATGACCGAGCTGAACCTTGGTAACAATGCTCTTCTTCAGGAATTGAATGTACGTAATTGCCCGAATCTTGTTGGATCTGTCAATCTGTCTAGTTGTGGTAATCTGGAAACATTCTATGCTGAAGGAACCGCAATCACTGGTGTTACGTTCGCATCAAATGGTAAGATTTCTGTCGCATATTTGCCTGACACTGTTAACACTTTGGTCATGAGAAATCTGAATTATTTGACTGATCTTCAGCTCGTGTTTGATAGTCTGGAAACTTTGACCGAAGAAAACTCAGTCGTTGATGAACTGGCAATCGTACAGGATGCCATTGATACCCTCCAGACTTTGAGACTGGTTGGAATCAACTGGACGCTTTCTGATACAACTCTGCTGAATCAAATCCTGCGCATGAACAGTTCTTCACTGTCCGGCAAGGTTTATGTCAGCGGCGCAATTCGTCTGAACGAACTTTCAAACTATGCCGCCGCATGGCCTGATCTGGAAGTTACATATAACTCCGCAAACCTTGTTACTCAGTATCTCGTCACTTATGTGAATGCTGATGCTGATGCAACGGTTCTGTACGAGGCATATGTTGACCGTGGCTCACTGCCTCCCGATCCTTATGCAGAGGGTTGGATTGAAAAACCAACAATGGAAAGTGACGCACAGTATCATTATGACTTCGGTACTTCTACTGATGGTGTCTATGATGTCGGAAGTGGTTGGGACGATATCACTGGTGCTGTCCTGAATAACATGACTGTTGTTGCAGTGTACACAAAGTCTGTGAGAATGTATACCGTTACATGGTATTCAAGAGCCGGTCTATCACTGGGTTCAAAGACTGTTGCTTATGGCAGCGACGTTGAATATGATGGTGATACTCCGACAAATGATTCCGAGGAAGGTATGTACGTTTACAACGTGTTCGCTGGCTGGAACAAGAGTACTGGCTATATCAGAGAGGATACTGATGTGTATGCAATCTGGGATAGAGCGGAACTTCCCAGCACAAGCACCGATCTGTCTGAAATGACTCCCGGTGAAGTCTTCGGCGTTACCACATCTGGCAACACTGCAAACTATTTTACTCTGAAGGATCACATCGATATTACTCTTGGTCATGACTTTGACTTTGAAAATGTTGATAGTGAAGTGCTTGCTGAGAATGTGTATTTCGACGGAAATACCGCATTCGATAAGCAAATCACTCTATTTGGAGAGAATGATCGTTCTTTCACTTTGGCTATTGACTTCCAGTTCTCGGCTACTACGGCAAACAGCACACTCGTGTCTTGCTTCGAAGAAGATGGCACGGAGGGTTTCCGTCTCCGTTATAGCGCAGCCCCCAACATTCAGTGGGGTGATGCAACACTGAGCTTCGGTAGCGGCAAGATGAGAGATATTGTTGTTCTGAGGCACGTCAAGGGAGACAACAAACTCTACGTGTATGCTTCAAACAGCACGTCTTCTGGTACGCACTTCGATCTTGCAATCACACGTGCCGAGTTGACAAGAAGCCGCAGCACAAACACATCAGCAATCATCACTCTGGGTGCAATTCGCTTCATGGCAGACGGTGGTTACGATGACTACGGTACTGGTTTTGTTCACTGGTGTAAGATCTGGCATGACGATCTTGGCGAGGCAAACTGCCGCAAGCTTGCCGCATGGTGTCACGAACCCCTGAGAATGGAGTTCTACGGTGAAGGTCTGTACAGACTGTCCGGTGGTACTAGCCAGAGATCAAATGCAAGTTTTATCTGCAACCATTTGCTTGGTAGCAGAACTCAGCAGATGAATACTTCCAACACTAACGTTGGTGGCTGGGATGCAACCAAAATGCGCACATTCTTAGCAGACAGAATTTATCCTGCTCTGCCTACGGTATGGCAGTCTATGATTAAGCAAGTCAAGATCAATGCATCAGCCGGTAACAAGTCTACAGAAATTCTTATTTCTGATGACTATGTGTACATTCCCTCTCTGACTGAAATGAACAACAGTAAGGACGAGCCATACGTCAGCGAAGGCACTTATATCTCCTGGTTTACGTCAGATCCGATGAGACTGAAGTATAAAGGTATTCTTGTCCCGGACGATTCTACCTATTACTCAGATGCATCTGATCCGTCAACCAATACCGCTTATGACATTCAGCCTGGTGACAGATGGAAGAAGAGTGGTGGACAGGGATACGTCTACGTGTCTCAAGATTATGTGGACAAGTATGCTATCACTCCTGATGTTACAGCTTCTATTGGCGGTGGATGGGTTTCCGCTTACAACTGGTGGTTGCGCTCACCTAATGTTGGCAGCACCACTTTCTTCTGGAGTGTCCACAACAATGGCACCTTGACCAACGGCAGCGCCAGCAACTCTATTGGCGTGTGTCCCTGCTTCTCAATCTAAGCGAAGCGCCAAATACAACTGTGTACTCATATGGAATGAACAATATATCTGCTGGCGGCATAGCCCGCCCAGCATTTATATTGAGAGGTAACAAATGTCAGTATTAAGAAGTAAACGGCATATCGCTGAGACTGAGTTTGAGCATACATTCTCTGAGTTGTATGCTTATAGCATGGAGCATACGGCAGCTGTACCAAAGCGTCGTAAGAAGTGGCTTTGCACCAACATTGACATGACCATGAATCGACTATTTGATCTTATCATGGAAATCAATGAGGGTTACTACTCAAAAGAAGAAGTTCAACAGGCACACGATGACTTAATTGGACAGTCTCTTGACTGTCTGATTAAGTTGGAGAAGCCTTTGATGATAATGTGGAATGTTGAATCATATGAGACACGTAAAATGGCTCATTGGATAGACATTATCAACAGGGAGATTGTGTTACTCAATAACATGCACAGCAATAGGAAAAAGAAACCAAAGCAGATCCGAATCTTAGATTGGAAGAAGATCAATTCAGTTGCTTTCTTGAAGAACATGTCTAACTTCAATCGGTATGTTCATGGCAAGGTAATTCATGCGAAAAATCGATATGATGACACAGAAGCATCTCTGCTAATTCGATTAGTGGACGATGCTTTTTATTCGTTGATGGAGGCAAATTTCAGAATTCCTGAGACGAAGAAAGAGTATGAAGAACGGCGGAAAAAGATTTCACACGCAATTTCTTGCTTAAACAAGATGAATAGGCCAATGGTCTTCTATTTCAACACAATGCAATACAGTGAGCGAGTAATGCGTGAGTGGGCAGATATGCTTACAAACGAACTCAAAATGCTGTATGCATTGCAAAAATCTGATAAGAGCCGTTTTAGGCACTTACAATAACAATTTCATATAGTCGGTTATATTCTGCGTTCCGCTAACAACTGGTGGTTGCGCTCACCTAATGTTGGCAACACCACTAACTTCTGGAATGTCAACAACAATGGCAACTTGAACAACAACAACAACGCCAGCAACTCTAATGGCGTGTGTCCCTGATTCTCATACATGAAGTAACCTAAAATAAGGGTGAAGTCTATTATTTGAGATATGAATGAGAAGGAGAATATAACCGTCCATATTTCAATATGGTAAATAATACGCACTTTTGCATTAAAGAGTGCATGCTATGACAGCATTCCGGTGCGGACGGGTGGACGCTTCTTGCATGGATCGGAAATGATTGCAATTCCGGTTTTCATACCCATATGCCTAGTAGCCATAACCGCAATCAAACAATAAGGCTATACGGAGGAATATCAAACAAACAGAAAGAAGTTAAACGATGACCAATAATGATCGTATACAGGCCAGAATTGCACGAGATAAGGAACGTCGGCGGCTACGTAAGATCGAGCGAAAGAAAGAATATGATGACTTCAATAGTGTAATTACCATGCAACATTATGTAGATGCTTTACGTAAATGTAAGAAAGGTGTTAACTGGAAGGGATCTGTTCAAGAGTATTCGCAGAATGCAATTTCTGAAATAGACTCCGCAATCGTGTCTCTTGAGAACGGAGTTTTGCCTAAACTATCCAGTGTAAAACACATTGTTTTATACGAACGTGGTAAGAAGAGAACGATCACGCCCATCACAATAAGAGATCGCATGACTCAGCGTGTGTTGTGCGATCACTCATTGGTTCCTGTGTTGGAACATAATCTGATTTATGATAATGGCGCAAGTCTAGAGGGAAAGGGCGTTGAGTTCACACGCAAACGATTATTGATTCACTTAAAAGAAGCTGTTAAGGAATATGGAAGCGACTTTTATGCGCTGACATTTGACTTCAAAAGTTTCTTTGATAGCATTCCGCATAAAACATGTCTGAGGGTCTTAAACGAACATTTTGAAGACCGATATATCAAAGGTCTTGTTATGGCTATTATTCGTTCATATCAGGAACCTTTCTTGGAGAAAGAACCTAATCCGGAATTGCGTGAATCCAAACTGTACCAGCTGAAGCATAATCAGTTACATGGAATTTGCCTAGGAAGTCAGATTTCTCAGATTATGGCACTTGCTGTACCAAACAAACTAGATCACTTTGTAAAGGACGCTAAGAGTGTCCGGCATTATATTCGATACATGGATGATGGTATCATCCTGTCTGATAATAAAGAGTTCCTACATGCGCTATATCTTGAAATGAAAGAAGTTTGTGAAGATCTTGGCCTTACTTTCAATGAACGCAAAACAAAAATTGTGAAGATGTCAAAAGGTTTTGTATTCATGAAAGTAAGATATCGTGTTACGAAGACTGGAAAGATCATTCGCACACTGGTTCGATCAGGAATTGTTAGAATGAGAAGAAAACTAAAGAAATTTTGCAGACTGGTCAGATTGAAGATTATGACATTGGACGATGTGTTCAACTCAATTCAATCATGGCTTGCGCATTCTAAGGTTGCATCTTCTTATAAAACTGTAAAAAGCATGTTGAAGCTTTACAATGAATTGTTTGACGGATATAAGATTACGAAAAAGTATGAACATGTAAAAGGAGGGAATCACGGTGAAATACTACAAGCTGATAAATGGCGAAAACTTCGTTGGTGTCGGAACGTCGCTTGATATGCGCATGTTCCAACTGAAGCATCGTATCATTCTAGCGTGTACCGAAGAACAAGCTCAGTATATTCAGTGCAACGATCAGATGTATCGTGCGCTTTGGATGGTTCCTGTCAATAACGATAAGATATCGTATGAAACCTTAGATGTTATTCTGATCGAAAAAGAGGAATATGACATTCTCTATGAGGCAATTCAGTCTGGTGAAGATATTGTTGTCGAGCCGGAAGAGATGCCAGAGGTTGAGGATGAAGTCATTGTTGATCCCAACACAGAGGTTACTGTTGAATATGTGAAATCTGCAAAGGTTGCCGAACTAAGTGCAATTTGCAATAAGGTAATTGAAAATGGCGTTGATGTTACTTTAAGTGACGGAGTTACATATCACTATTCACTGACTACACAGGATCAGCTGAATCTTATTACTCTTTCTACGATGATTGCATCTGGTGAAAACGCAATTCCTTATCACGCAGATGGGGAACTATGCAGATACTATTCAGCTGCTGACGCAACCGCTATTATGAATGCGGCAACCGCATTTAAGACATATCACGTCACATACTTCAATTCCTTGAAGGTGTATGTGAATTCTCTGGATAACATTGCAGATGTCTCTGCAATCCAGTATGGTGTGACAATTCCGGAAGAGTATCAATCAGATATCCTGAAGGACTTGATTGCGCAGATGGCAGGAGGTAATTCATAATGGTTATGAAAGTAAATAAGAACATTGTTTTGTTCGTTGTTGGATTTATGACCTATATTACAATCGAAGTCCTGTTCCGTGGCTATTCATTTCCTTTGATGGGTCTTTGCGGTGGACTTGCAATTGTTATCCTTGACAAGATCAATAACAAGCTATCATGGAATACAGACATTCTGATTCAAGCATTGATCGGTTCCTTGCTGATTACATTCTTTGAGCTGGTTATTGGCGAATTGGCACTTCATACATCTATTGTGCCAATTATGTGGGACTACTCTGATGTTCCGCTGAATTTTGACGGAGTAATCTGTCTTCCGTTCAGTCTGGCCTGGGCAGGACTGTCTCTTGTCGCAGTGTTCATTGCTGATGCAATTACATACTACGTCTTCGAAGAGCTACCTGTGCCGTATTACAAGCTGTTCGGCAAGGTTATACTGAGATTCAAAGAAAAGAAATGCAACTTCTGATAAAAATGGGGAGTACAAGCTTTATGCCTGTACTCCCTACTTTTTTGCGCTTTCAGTTTTACTGACTATTCAGTTTTTTGACAGCATTTTTCTTCTGCTGATTAATCAGATGGATATACGTGTTATATGTGATCGTGATATCAGAATGACCGAGAAGTTCACTAACAGTCTTCACATCTTCACCATTCGCAAAAAGTCTACTTGCAAAAGTATGACGAAGAGAATGAAGCCCGTAGATCTTATCTTCTTCAAATCCTGCTGCAACAGCAATCTTTCTAAACATTCTATCAAGATATCTTGGAGCAACCGGCTTACCAGCTTTTGTGGCGAGAACGTAATCAAATGTGCCAGTAATCTCTTTCAGCCGAAGAAGAGCATCATAAGCATCATCATTGAGATGCACGTCTCTTGTACTGGTTTGAGACTTAGTTGAATCCTGTTCAATGACAACGTACTTTTTGGCAGCATCTACGCTTCTATCTTTGACAACGACTCTTGTTGCGTTGATATGGATGATTCTGTTGACAAGATCAACGTCAGTCCACTTCAGAGCTAAAAGTTCAGCAAGTCGCAGCCCGGTATTGACATCAAGTACAATTGCATCTCCAAGGCGATATACTCTTTTACCATTCGAGTAAATGCCAACAGCAGCCTCACAGAGCTTCTTGGTCTCGTTTTCATCGTAGCAGCGGATTTCTTTCTTACCAAACGAACTCTTGGCAGGAATCGTCACTCCGAGCGCAGGATTGAACAAAACTGTCTTCTGGATGATTCCAGTTCTAAAACACTCATTTACTGCGTCATATGCCTTTTTGATCGTAGAATAAGACATTCCAGCTTCAGCCAGATTGTTAATCATATTCTGAACATCATTGGCCTGGATTGCCGCAAGCTGAATGTGACCGATCTGCGGAATCACCTGATAGGTTATAGTCTGCTCAAGGCGATCATAGCTCTTAGGTTTCAGCGTGTTCTTCTTATTGGTGTGCAACCAGTTCAGCATGTAGCTTTCAACTGTGTTTTTCTGCACGACTGTCTGATCGTTCTTGTAGAACTCTTTCTGGAATTCCTTCAGCTTCTTTTTGACTTCTCTTTCTGTTTTGCCATACAAGGCTTTGATGCGTGGTTTTCCTTTTTCATTGACACCGATGACCATTCTTGCAGTCCATGTTCCGTCCTTTCTCTGAGATATTG